TTATATTTCGGTATTAATTATTAATTCAATATTATCAATCTGGTTGGTCTTGGTAATAATAAATTGAACATTAATATACAATATATAACTATCTGTTAAATTGGTATTTCCGTTGGGATTGTTTGTTAGGATGGTGATTTCTCCGATTGATATCCCCCCCAACCACTTGGATATGTCCTCTTTTAATATATTTTGGACTTTGGTGGTTAATAAATTATCATTTTGGTCGAACACTATTGTCCATAACCTACACCCGAATGATGGATTATATCTCCGTTCTCCTGGTATAGTGTTTAATAGATTTATCAAATTTACTCGATACGCCGAATTGGTATCGATTGTTTGTTCAAAATATCCACTATTACCCACTCGTATTGGCAATGAAATTCCGATTGGCATAATTATTTTTTGGACATTGACTTCTTAAGAATTGCAGAAAAATCCCACTTCATTAAGTCTTTTACTGCGGGGTCGTCCTTACAGTCTAATATCGATGTCGATGTTGGTATAAATTGAGAATTTGATATTGTTTCATTTATAGTTCCAACATCACCCCGGCTGGATTGGAAATCGCCATCCAATCCAACAGATGGACTTCTGCCCGACTCTCTCAGTTGTAAATCATTGACCGTTTCATTCAATATACTATTTATCATTGGGTTTTTCGTATATGTTCTCAGAGGTTTTGGGACAGCAGCCTCTGGTCGAAAATTCGAAGGTTTTGTGATTGGAGTCTTGGAATTAATCATTTCCATTAGAGAACTGGCGTCTGACTTTGGTATTCCCGAATTTGTAACTAACTCTCCATCTCCGGATAATAATTCTTGCAACAAAATGGGGAGTTGTTTATTTACTTCTTTAGTTACTAACTGTTCAATAAGTGATTTTAAAATGTTTATTTTCGGGTTCATATATTATAAATATCAATTTCTTGGAATTTTAACGCTCCAATTACCTGGAATTCCATGTCCAGTTGTTGTGTTTATAGTGGTTGGGGTTACGGAGTCTGTAATTTTAGCCCCATTTCCACCCGTAGCATAGCCGCCACCAGTCATAAATACCCTCCGACTCAATAAGTCTCCAAGCCGGTCTCTAATACCCACCAACTCCTTGACCTCGACTGGTAATTGGGTCTGACCCGGCCTATCCCAGTGGGTATGGTTCAATAACCAATTGCACAATTCATACATCCAATTAACAGTAGTTTGTCCTAATAAAGCTGGTTCTGCCGTCTGATTATATTCTCCCAAATAGATTGCTGGAGAGTTGATTACGGTTTTTACATTTGTCGTTAACACTATCTGGTCATTAGCATCAACTATAAATTCACTATCAGTGACTATTCCATACCTTTTCTTTGAAAAATGAAGAGACTCTCCATATCTAGATGAGAATATTAATCGGTCACTATTAATTACTATCTGGTCTCCATCCATTGGAGATGGATATTTGAAACTTGTATTCCCCTCAAATATGGAAACTTCTTCTCCCATTCCAAACATTTTCTTATAACAAGTGGTTACAAATTTACTATTGGTCTGTCCGCTCGTTATGTGTATTGACGAACCATCCAAATTAACATCTTCGGAGATATATCCACCTACATTTTTTTCTACTGCCGTTCCGACTATGGTTGCGGCTGAGATTGATTGTTTTGGGCTGTGTTGTAGCGAAATAGTCTTTCCAACCTCCAATATTGGTCTCTGACGATTTCGGATTAAAATCATTGGATTGCCACCATTGTTTTTATAGTCTACATTTGAAATACTGCCACTGTCGTTCGCTCTAATATAGTCATATGCTGTAAAATGAATACTCTGCCCAAATCGACTCTCAATTGCCAAGTCTCCTTCATACCGTCTCAAATTTCGTATCCTATTATTAGCGACAAAATACTTGCCAGAATATCCCGAATATCCCACATTTCCCTTATAATTTGTAAGTGATTTTCGTTCTCCGGTATAGGGGTTGGTTGAAAATAATTCTGTGTTTGGTGGATTTGCTGCATCGATGCTAAAATCCAAATTATTATTTACCCAGTTATGATGATTTATTTTTTTAGAATAATACATTTTTCCGTTGTAATTTGATAATATTACAGTCTCATAAATTAAGGGATATTCTGATATGTTGGACTCTAGGGGATACGCCCATATCAATTTATCCTTATCAATATTTTGGCCGGTTTCCTGTGGGCGAATTAAGGCTCTTCCAATCCAAGAATAATCTATGTCTGTGATGGCAGCGGGTTTATTATTAACGGCAAGAGGCCAGCGTTCAACATCAATAGAATTGAATGTTTTAGACCCTCCTTTGAAAAATGGATGAGTGGCGTCTAATATAACATCCAACACAACCCCCAACTCAAGTTCATAAAATTCAAGTTGAGTAGCTCCAGATGATTGTTTATGGTTAATCCCGAAATTATCAAGTGTCCGTATATTTTTATTCTGGGATTTTGTATATGCCATATTTACACTTTAAATTTTTCAATTGGCATAATAACTGACTTAGTCAAGTCCGAAATTGTGGAGTCTATAGAATTCCTAAGTTGCTCTTTTTCTTCTTCACTCAAAATTTCTCCATCCGAACCATCTGACTTTAATGTCTCCATTTTTTGAATTATTGAAATTAATTTAATTAATGTTTCGTCATTCTTTACTCCAACATCCATAAATTCTTTAATTCTAGGAAGCATTGTTATAGCATCATTCTTGTCTTGTATATGTTTCTGAATATCTAATAAAATTGTAGCCAATTGATTTTTCCTATCATATGAACGATTATATGCCTCCCGATATAAATCAGTCATACTTATATTATCGAATATTTTAATATCATCACTCATATATTTGGTTGGACATATTCCAATTTATCGTTTTTTCGTAAATTATCAATTGCCCATAGTGGTTGATAATTAGTATAATGACATGCCTTCGAAAATTCCGAATGGTTGGTTAAATCGAATGATGCCAGTGGTTTAATATGGTCAAGATGCCATGTATTTCTCCCATGATTTTTCCACGTCATTCCATTTTTAAATCTACCCTCAATATATTTTTTAAATTCCCCAATCGAACAACCTAATAATTTTATAGAAGACCCAGTCTTAAAGTTTCCATTTAAAGCGTTTGAAATTCTAGTTCTAATTATGGTAGTCAATTTAAAATTAACATCAGTCAACTTTCTATTTTTAATATACTTATTATGAGTTTTAGATATAATATTTTTATTTCTTATAATATAAAGTTTAATTTTTTCTTTATTATTATGCCGATAAAGTTTTCCAGCAGACGATAATTTCTGTTTATTTTTATAGTAATATATTTTCCGTTTACTTTTAATTTGCTCTTTATTAATAATATTATATAGTTTTCTTTTTTCTTTATTTTTTTGATAATAAGATTGATTCGATTTGTTAGTTATGTATCGCTCCCGACTAAGTATCTTTTTTCGTTCGTAGGCAATTACTTTTTTTAGTAATTTCAAATTTTCAATCAGTTCAGATGTCATATCGTTATCCATAATATAATATATATACCAAATATTAGAATTTAAGCGAAATCGCTTGATTAAACCTCAACAATACCGTGATTTTTATAATCGTTACTTATATTTCTATAGTGAGACTTCATCTTGGTCAATATCTTGGTTATTGATTGGGTCTTGCAGTTTGAAATTTCTCGTATATACAAATAGAGGGTCTTTTTATTAAAAATGTCGATTTTATCCGAATTTCGCAATAGCTCTATAACCGCATTCGCTATGACCGTATCTTTTTGTTTCGGGAAAATTTTGTCTATATTTTTCTCAAAATATTTCACCATTAAATGCATAAAGTCATTAACCTCACTCTGTAAATGATGTTTATCAACTTGTTGTAATTGAACCGTGTGCTCTTCGTGGTCTTCTCCAATTTCAACGTTCTGGTTAAATTTCTTATAATTGTTATTATTCAATAATATTAAGAAATGCTTTGCCACTATGCTAAAATATGCAAATGCCTTTGCCTTTTTAAGTGGATTTACTTTACTCTTCCGAGTTGGGTCAAATTTATATATATTCGCAACTAAATGGCTTAGACATTCTTTCTGAACGTCTAATGGGCTTGTCTCGAAGTATGAAAATTTAAAAGTATTGAATATATTTTCAACTAACTTGGAGAATGGTTTGTGTATTTGATTTATATATATTGTATTTTTCAATTCTTGGTTATCGGTGGAGTTATATTCTATGATAGCCTTCTCAGTATCATCCGTAAAATACATGAGGGGCGAGGTTGGACTTGTAAGTTTCCTCGGCTTCCTCGGCTTCTTAATGGTGAGCACCGGTTCTGGGTGGTTAATTATATTTTTTATCTTTTTGGATGTTGGCTTCTTAAATTTTATTTTATTTGAACGTGTATATTTCCGGTTAAGTTTATTTTTAGATTTATTTTTTTTCATTTAGAGTTTCTATTTTAGTGTTTAAGTCCTCAACTACCTGCGTTAATTCTTTAAATATTTGCCCGACCATATCATCTGATTCGAATAATCCAGTCTCCAATTCTCGTGATGAGAATACTCCCTGCTTGTCGATTTCACGCATGGTAGTAAGTGACTTCATTATATTTTCTCGTATTACTATAATTAAATCATCCGCATCTGTTATTTCTTTTTCGTAGACATTTATTTTTTTTAATTGTATTTTAATTAAAATTACAAGAGCAATAATAACTCCAATCGACAGTCCCAGTAGGGATATACACGTAACTAATATTATCATAATTAATAGACTCCAATATAATTGTCCAAATATTCTTTTAATTGTTCCACCGCATCCTCAACTAGTTCCATGTTTTTTTCGTAAATGGCTTCGTTGAGAATTTTTATTACGTCTTTAATATCTTGCTGTTCCATAATTGATTTATATGAGTTTAGTTTGTTGTTCATATATATCTGTAATTTATTGAAATCATACTTTTTATTAAATATGATTCATTTTACACTAAAAAATACAATTCGTCAACTTTTTATATAATTTATTTTGATTATATTATAGTTTTAATTTTGTAATGGGCGGTGTCACCGACGAATTTCCGGGTTCAACTGGAGTTGGAGGTGTGGGAGAAGGAATAGCATCCTCAACCACCACTTCTTCTTTTATCGGTTGTGTTACTGGTTCTATGAATGGTGGACTTGGTTTTTGTTGGGTCGGTATTGAATTTATTATCGGCTGAGATTGAGTTTTAGAATTTACAGTTATATTATATGATAGTAATAATACTAACGCCAGTGGGTCGAATATAATAACTATTATAAGTATGAACCATCTAGCAACCGTATCTAGAGGAACCCCAAGCTGGTCGGCAACAAACTGGAATGTCTTTATGTCTTTCTTAGAATTCCCAGATGCCTTTATATCTAATATCTTGTTATCTATGGCTTCTATCTCACCGGAGATGGATTGTATTTTATCTTGTTCCGATGATATATTATTATCTGATGATTTTATCAAATCCGTGGTCTGTTCTTGTAGAAGTCTTAATTGTATTGGGTTTCGGGTAAGAAAATCATTTGTAAGTGCGCTGCTTAACCGACTTTCTTGTAGTTGTCTTACATTATTTAATGTGTCAATTCGAATCTTAGATTGGGCTATTCTATTTGTTAGATAATTTTTCTGCGACTCCACCATCACAATTTTATCTTGTTCATTCTTAAATCCGGAAGATGAAATTTGATATGCCGAACTTAAATATCCATATATTCCCATACTCGTAATTGATATCAATATAATAATTGAAATAAGAAGATATGTCCTCATTATTTTTGTAATCTTATCCCAATATCTATATAGGAATGTAGTTCCGCATAACTTTGCCAATTCAATAGAACCAGCCATTATTCCAACTGATATCGCTACATTGGAGAATAATCCGACAATTCCAACTATGCTAAAAAATGCACTGCAACTTGCAAGTAATAACGCTGATATTATTAATATAATTTCAAATTTTACCATTATTTAATTACGGATTATGGGTGAATACATTAAATGGGACTGACGATAACGGATATGCTATATATGAATTTATTCCTTTCACCGGAATATTTATTGCTAGAATAGCATTTAAATTTTGACTTGCTCGAATTGCGCTTATGACGTAATAATTAGTAGCATAGTTAGTAGATGTATTTACCGTATATGATTGGGTTATAAAAGTTGTTGGTGAGGTCGCAAAAATTACAACCATAGGAGAAGTTGCGAATTTCCAAGTCCACGTCGAGCCGCCCCGATTATCCACCCCAAAACTCATGATTTGAGAAGGAGTTCCGGTTCCACCATATCCGGACACGGTTCCAGTTACTCCGTTACCATCATACACAGTATACAATCCCATATTCCCCACATTCTCAAAAACAATAGACCGAGTTAATGGAGAACTTGTATTATTCCAGTCAAATTCAGCAGAAGACCCTCCATTACTGCCAATTGCGGGGCTTGGGCTTGTGGAGTTACATCGTATTATGAAATTGTCATTGGTAGACGATAATACGGTCGTAATGGAATAGATATACGGATACGTATATCCACTACTTCCAGACACATAACTTGCCGTTGCCGCATAGCTAGAACTTATTGAGTGTAATACGAAGCTGGCGGAATTTGCATTGGATGCAGTTATCGCATAACTAGATGTCGAGACATAACTTGCCGATGTTGTATTTGATGCATAACTTGCTGATTTTATGTAACTTGCAGTTACTGCATTGGATGCAGTTATGGATAAACTTGATGTTAATGAATAACTCGAAGTTCCAAATAATGTAATATTACCGGCACTATTTCCAATATTTCCATTCACGTCTAATTGGTAAGTTGGATTTACTTGATTTATACCAACAAATCCAACGTTTAAATTTGAAATGTTATTGTTACTATTTGATGAAGTAGACCAGTAAGTGGTTGGTTGTGGAGCATATGATGCCGAACCACTAGCCGAAAACCAAGCGTTTAGAGTTTGTATATCTGTTCGGTAAGTAGTTAAGGAACTACTTTGGACAATCGGAAAAAAATCACTACCTGAAATTTGTCCTAGCGGATTTAACTGGCTTATTTTAATATCTATATTTGACATAATTTAAAATTTTAAGTTACGCTCCACCCATAGGGAGCACCTGACAAGTATACTATATTGTATGAAGATACCGTTCCGGCTAAGATTGGGTCATTTCCAGCATAGACATTCAAAGTTCCGCCGATTATATTTGACGCACTAACTTCGGATGCCAGCATCGAAGTTATTGAGTCGAGGTCATCTATATGTAATGAACAATATGTAATATCAACATATCGTATCCCCTTTGGCATTGTAGCCGGAAGGTTAGAAATCCCTGCGTTTCTCGATGCGTTTAAATATGACATTGATAGTGGTAAATCTGACAAGTCTGTAATGCTATTATTAGATATATTTAAATATGACATTGAATATGTCGGATTTGGAGTCAGGGTTGATGGTTGATATAATGATGGTATTGTGGTTAAATTACAATTTTGACATGACATGGACACTAGAGATGGCGGAACTCCGTCAACATATGATACTCCAGAGTTATCCAATATAAGTGTATTCAGATTTGATAATGTCCATACTCCGGTTATAGTGTCGAATGTATTCCCGTTGTTATTTAAATATGTAATGTAACTTGAAGATGCCGGGCTTCCTTGGGTTAAATTATATAGTGTGTCACTTCCATTTGATGCGGTTACTTGACCAAACAAATTCCAACTGGAACTATAATTAAATATAATTCCGTTTACGTCTGTATTTATCACCGGAACTTCCGACAAAGTATTTCCAAAATAAGTAGGTATGCTTGAAATTACAAAGTTATTAGCCGAACTTTCCAATCTAAATGTTGGAGTTCCATAAAAATAAAATGAGAGGTTTCCTTTTCCATCGTCCATATATGATGCTCTAGCATATATCCTATATGAGCCTGATATGTTTACACTTCCAGTCAAATAAAATCTTTGGGTTGTTCCTGGAGTTGCTATAGTGGTTACGGTATTTGTAATTCCCAGAACATATGTGGAATATGATGTGGTAGCCAAAGATTGGGTTACTCCAGTTGATAAATCTTGAATTATTAGGGCAACCGTAGGTTGCCAATATGACTGATATCCAATATTATTATGTAATATAGTGATTAGTCCCCTACAGTTTATATTTACCAAATTAGAAGTTTGAAATGGAGTATTTACCGTTATCGAGTCAATTTGAGCATTTATTGATTTTGTTACTATTGGATTAACCCCCGCTCCTATAGATGCGGTGTTATATATATAATTAGAATATACCAAATTTGAACCTTGATTTCCGGATTGATTTACCCCCGCACCAGCAATGGACAATGCTACTAAGGCAATTGATGCTGTGTTTGAAAACAGCGAATTGTTTGATACTAATGAAAGATTTGAGGTATTTGATTGACTGGATGATATGGCATATGAGGCTGTCCCATTGGGGACTCCCACATATAGCAAATATGAGGCCGAGGTTGCATTAGTCGAATTTTGTGAAAAGCTACTCGTCAATCCAGTCACCAAAGCATACGACGCTGTCGTGGCATAACTAGAAGTGTTTGAATATGAACTAGAAATCGAGCCTAAAGAACTACTTGCCCATGAAGAACTTAATGAACTCGTCGAATATGATACTTGAGCCGACGTTGGAGCATTTAACGCATATTCAGCAACATTTGCATAACTCGCAGTCCCATCTAAAGAGGCAGTTAAAATACCGCCGTTCAATATATACGTCTGCAAGTCGGCGGCGGTTATGTTCTTTGTTTCTGGTAATGATATATCCGCAATAATTAATAAATCATTAGGAGATACGCCCGACGCTGGTAAATTGTTTAGTTGAGATATTCTTATATTTCCCATATGACTATAAGTATAATGGAACTGTGATTATTGTTAATTTTTTTGAGGTTTTGGGATATCTCTATCGATTTTTTCAATTATATACCGACACAATCCACTTCTTACAATATCATTAGTGTCAAATTTAAACGTAAAAATTCCATTTTTTCTAGACTCTTCATCGTCAAAAATATCCATCATTTTCACAAATCCACTATTTCCATTGATGTCGCTTTGGTTTGGGTCTCCCAAAATGAATAATTTACTATGTTCTGATACACGAGTAATAAGAGTTAATATTTCTTTATAAGTCATATTTTGGCTTTCGTCGCATATAATAGCCTTAACTGCCCAGTTAACTCCTCGTAAAAAATTTAATGGCATGCCCCATATTCTCTGCTCTTTTAGCAGTATCTCTCTATCGGATTTTGATAATATCTCCTCAAGTTTATCCATTAGTGGTTGTAAATATACCGAAACCTTCTCCTCAATAGTTCCAGGAAGATGGCCTATCTTAGTGGATGAACTTTCGACTACACTTCTTAAGTATATTAAGTCGCTTACTTTTTTATCATTTAGTAATTGTAGGGAGGCTAATACCGATAAAAACGTTTTACTAGTTCCTGCCGGGCCTGATATAAATATAACTTTAACCTCCTTATCATTTGCTAATTTTAGAAATCTCTTTTGATTTTCGGTTAAATCTGAGCGATTGTAAACGTGTATCTCGGATTTTAATTTCCCACGTTGAGGAACTACTGGACTCGTATCTTTTATGTATTCTGTAGTTTGAGAGTTTAATTGTTTATCGTGTTTATTTTTATGGTTTTTATTTTTTTTACTCATATTTTATTTTTTAAAAGTTTTTGTAACTCTTCTATGCGTGGGCATAATTCAAATAATTGCAATTTTTGATAATATTCTTTTATATGTGATAAATTATTATCAAATTCTTTTTCGGATAAGGTAATTACGAAGTCTGACTTTTTAAAGCTGAATAACTCTATCATGTTTAGTTTATGTTCTATAGCATACTCTATAGAATCGACTATATGATACATCATATCAATCTTAAATTTCCCAATGAAGCTTTCCATCTCATCATTGATGGCGGGTAATATATAAGTTTCATGCTCGTCTACCAGTTTCTTTTTTGGCATACATTCATAAATATAATCAACAAATCTTAAAAACAAAAAAACCGGAAATTAATTCCGGTTTTAATTTTGATGTAACCTAATTGTTACCAAACTCGATGTCTTTTTGGGTCGTATTGAACAATTTCAACTTTTTCTCCATATGAATGAATATTGGCTATCTTATACCAAAATTCTAATTCGTAGATTGCATTTTCATCTATATTGGAAGAATATTCCCTGTCAGATACCCGATAACCATCTCTGGTTACGACATACCTCGGAGATTTGAATGAAATTGCTGAGGCAGTTTCAATTGCGGTTTTCAATGTGGGTTCGAACATTGGCTCTGATTTTTTAATGTGAGTGGTCTCTGGGTTATTTTTTTTCATTGTGTTTTTTATTTAGTTCGGTTTTTATAAAATTTGATAGTTCCGATGCACGGTCGTCGGTTAAAACTATACTATCTGCCCATGGATTTCCGGTTTTCAATATTCTCCAACACCATCTAATTCTCTCTTTCCATCGTCTAATATTTCCATTATGTCCATAATGCCACGCAGATATATTAAATCCATTATCTTCTTTATTAATATAATATCTTTCAGTCTGCAACATATGAGATGAACATTCACATGGAGTGTATAATGATTTATTGTATTCTTTCATTTTAATTACTATAACATATCTTTTAAGATTTGTCAATAACTTTTAGAGCGTATGTTGGATATTATCATACAGATAATTAACCGAAATCTGAGGTAGGAACAGGGTTCGAACCTGTGGTGGATTTCCCACTCTTTCTTTCCAAGAAAGTGCAATAAACCAGACTCTGCCACCCTACCATATGGCTATTTTAAACTTCCAATAGCCAAAGTTGAGTTATTTCGTTGCTGCTTTTACGTCCGCAACTGCCTTGGTAGCATCCGCAACTACTACATTAGTGGTTTTGACGGCGGCGGCAACTGCCTTAGCATTTGCTTTGCCAACTAAAATTCCACCTACAAATGCAGCGGCTGCAACTACGGCGATTATAATTAAGGTTGTCATATTTTTGTTATTTTTTCCTATGTGCTTAATTGCACATTCTAACTTATAACTATAATCTGAAATATATAAACCACAGTTTATTCGACTATATATTTCTTATATTCTTCGGTGGAAAACTGTTTAATTCCACGCAATGCACTTGAACTGATATGGCGGAACATCGGTTCACAATAGAATGCCGTGACTTTTAAGTTGGGTTTCATTCTCCGCAAAAAGGCAATGAGGTTCTGTTCGTATTCCAAATCCGCACCGTTACGAAGCCCACGAACCAACACTACGTTGAAATGCTCATTTTCCAATTCCACGATGAAATCTGTTAAAAGCGTGTCATACAACCGGGTCTCAACATTCAATACGTTCAATGCCGAAGTCGGCAACGGATACTTGTCTTCGGGAAGCTTATTCAATTTATCGGGATTGATGCCCTTGGCTACAATCACCTTATCAAAGATTTCGACTGCTTGTTTGACGATTGATAAATGTCCGATATGGAATGGAGAGAAAGTCACTGGATACAATCCTATGGTTGGGTTATTATTTATCATAATGTGTTATGTATATGTATCGGACATTTAGGATTCATACAGGTTATTCAAACGCTCCACAATTATTTAATTCATTCAATAATTCCGAGAATGACATTTCCTCGGTCATATCAGTTGTATCAATATCAATGAAGTCTTCAAGTGGAACTTCATAATCCGCAACCGCAAAATGTTCCCTGATACTTTTAACTTTATGGATATATATTTCAACGATATCATCACCCATTTCTTTTTTGAATTGTTCCCGCACTTCTCGATATGGATTTACGGTTGATATAACAACGTCATAACATTGTGCGTGGATGTATTTTATTAAATTTTGGAGACATTTAGTTTGTTCAATTCTATATTCTTTTGTAAATGTCGACGGCTCGTAGGAATTCTTAAACATTTTCCGGAGGTCGTCGCCATCGAAATATATAGTATAGTGAGTCTTATCATTGAAAGACTTGAACTTTTTTGAGAGTGTGGTTTTACCCACGCCAGCTTGACCAATAAACCAATATATCATAATACCGATAATGATATCATAAGATTGGAAGAAGTCAAGCAGTTATTTTTTCCTTGGAGTTTTTGAAGTTGTAGGCGGATGTTTAATCAGTCTTCTCTTTACTATTTCAGTTAGAGCGTCGATTATTTTGTCCATATTACTTTCGGCTATTCTATGAGTTACTTTAGTTGCGCCCATTGCCATTGTAATACTAACTACCGTCTGTGGTATATCCATCATTTTATCACTTTTAAATGATAAAATTCCCCATACTAAGCACATCGTGACCATCCACAATAAGAATGCAACTCGAACTGCCGAAATTTTTCCGCCTTCGCTACTTCTTAGTATGGATGTCCATTTCATTCATATATACATATATAATTACTTTGAAGAAGCATCGACTTTTTCCATGAAACCAACCGAATCATCCCGATATTCTATCAACATCTCAATCAATTTCTCGTTATCTTCGGTTGAAACCAACCCATCAACATACTCTTTTATTTCTTTATTAGTTGGCTTCCAATCAAACTCCTCACACAAACTAACAACCTTTAATCCATTTTCAGATACTATAAGTTCTCCCTCAATTATATTCTTTTTCATGAAGTCGGCACAATATTTTGATATGACTAGACATGAAATCATATCAGTATCAATCTCGACGTTTATTTCTTTGAGGCGACTTGTTATTTCTTTTAATTTTTCTCTTTTTGTCATAAATTATTAATATACATTTTATGTTTGGTCGATATCACATTCCGAACGTGTGATTTTATATCTTCAGGAAGACTTGTGGAATTCACTTTATCAATAAATCCGTCTCTAAGTCATCGTTACATTTAAGTTCTTCTTCAGAAGTTAAACTAACAGTTCTTATAGCTGAAATAGTTTTTTCTGCAATCTCTCTAATGTCTTTTGGAATAGTATCACCAGCAGCATGTAATACGTCAGCGGCAAATTCTTTATCAGTTGAAACTCGTTCTCTAATCATGTCAAATGCCAGTTCACGCCGCTTGTCATGAACTTGAATTGCCGAGGAGACGTAGTTTAATTTTAATTTGCGGGATAATTTTCTTAATTTACTCATAATGTATTATATCAGTTAATGTTAAAATGTCAAGGTTTAAATCCTATGAAATCGTCGGGATATTCCTGCCTTGGAATTTCCGATTGAGTTTTGTTATATTCCTCAATTGCTTCTTTTACAATGTTGGTAGGAGTTTCAGTAAATTCAATTTCGTCAAATGGAATTGAAGGTTTACCTTCCAAAGAGTCTCGTTTAAGCTGGTGAGTTTTAATTTGAATGGTTTTACCTTTAAAGTGTTCTAAGGATTTAGGCCAATTATCGATTATATATTTTTCATCGTAAGTTTCTAAAAAATCTCCGCTATATTCTTTAATATCAGTATGGATGCCATGTTCTTGTAGAGCAAGTTTTATTAGATATGCCAGTGAGGATTTTCCGGCTCCACAATATCCTCTAATTTCAATTGTTGGAATTTCTTTATTCATGTTGAGAAGTGTAACATATTTTTGTAGAGCGGTCAAGAAGATTTTACTGGCGGAAAGCACAAAGCACGATTTCGATGCACATTTAAGGCACAATCTGATTAGCAATCAGTTCCAGCACCCCGACTGGTTTACTTTCCATGATATGGCGGATAGCTAAGAACACGATTCCTATGCTCAGTGAAGGCACAATCCGATTTCAAGTCGGTTCCGGCTCGCCCGTCCGGTTAACTATCCATAAATTAAATAATATTACATCCCAACAATTTTAAATCGCTCCGCATTAAGATTGTCAATTTATAGGGAAATTCTTTCCATTTTGCTATATCTTTTTCAGTTTTAAATCCCTTAACTTCTACATACTCATTAGTATCTGGTAAATAAAAGTCGGGATAATAGTAATGTATTTTTCCGTCATATGTATATGGAAATTTAATTAGATTTTGCTTCCACACTATGTTATTGTTATCTAGCCATTTAGCATATTCCATTTCATATGTGCTACGTAAATAAACTCTACCTGCAATTTTACTCGTATACCACATTTTTCTTCCTCTCCCAGACCCCTCTCGCAAACCGCCACATGCAGGATTTTTTCTCATACTTTCCGATATTTTCTTGCGCCTTGCTTGTTCTTTTTCTGGTGACAGTTTTACATATTTTCCTCTATGACTATCCGAAATTTTCTTTTTACATTCGTCCGATAAATGCTTCCCCTTATTCCATGGAGTTAGCGGGTTGTAATCTACAGTCTTCCAATATTGAATTCCGGCGAACTTACCATTTTTTAACTTTGAGTTCAATTCTTTTTGCGAGGCACATTTACTTGTAGCATTGCTACAACAAAACTTTCCATTTTTAAACTGTGTAGTTGCCTGTTTACCACATCCATAATCACATTGTCTATTATTCATATACTTATAAATATACGAATAACTTGATTAAATAGAAAAATAATCAACTTCAGAACAATAATCCGCTCTACCATCTCACCTTAAAATAACTGAGGAAGATAATCGAATCGAACGATTGCCTTTTACGACAGGAGAGTTTTCGAGACTCATTTCACGCCATGTGACCTATCTTCCATTAACTATAAATATCTTTTTAAATTCCATCTCCTAACTGTCCATCATCCATTTGCAGTGTTTTAATTCCCCACCAATAGACATTTTTACATGTATATGTAGAATTTGGGTCTGTTTCTTTTTCTACGTCCCATCCATGAGACAATGAATATAATATTCCATCCTTAGATATAATATCGGAAAATGAATGAGGTCCACAACAACTAGTAAACATCTCACCATTCGAAACCCATCTAGATGATGTTATCCATTCGTAATATTCATCTTTAGTAATATTTTTCATAAATACTTTTTAAAAATTGAAGGATACCAACAATATCCATTTCCAGTATCACCGTGACCACCAAAAATACTTATAAACCAAATTGGTAAACACCAATGACTTCCCGATTTAGTTTTATGTGGAATATTCCGTGCTATAAAACATCTAGATTTCCATCTAAATGTGAATTGTTCTGGAAACATCATTTTAATTTGCGACATGTTATTTTTCATATATTTCTAATATTGATGTTATTTTAGAACCATCATCCCATCTTACTTTTCCGTCCTCTGTTCCGTGAATTCCATCATAGATATATCCATCACTAATGACTATCCAATGCCATCCAGATTTTCTAGTTGGTGATTTTAATTGTGCTATTGCCAATTTAGGAAATGGTAATTTTTTAAATGGTTTACACCTATTACCGCAATTATATCCCAATTTCCTTAAAGCATTTGCCAAGTCTTTAGTTGATGTGCATCCTTTTTTACCAACTATTTTAATTGCTTCCTCAACTGTAATATTAGCTATTACAGCAACTGCAATTTGACCACATGTTTTTTTGTTATCTGGTTGTTGTATCCAAGTTCTCATAAATAGTTTCGGAATATCCACATTCGGGACATTTCAAACATGATATCAGATTTCCTTTATCATAGCAAGTATATTCAGACTTAATATATGGGTCTTTAAAATCCAGTGCCTTTCCTTTTATCATTTCTATTTTACAATATTTACATTTCATAGTGGTGATGTGAATGGGATTTGAACCCACATTTTCATTTCCAATTATGCGCTGAGAATTTAGGAAATTCCGCCATTACCACATCATATGATAATTAACAACTCCCATATTAAACTCGTTATTATTCAATTTGTCAAGTGCCATTTCAATCAGCCATGGTAAATTAGTGATTAATTCTTTCTTCCGGCGATGTATATCTTTAATATCGAGAACACTTACAACCTCATCCGTGGTAGTTTGTAATTGGGTTAAATCTCCTGTATTGGCATACACCATCACATCAAATTTATCACTATATAATTGACAATAAAATTTCCAACCATACAAGACTTCAACGCCAGTTTCTTCTTTGAATTCACGAACCATTGCCTGATACGCCAATTCTCCATCGTTAATTTTTCCGCCTATCCCATTTTTTAGACCGGCTTGCCAATCAGGTTTAGTCTTTGTTATTAGTGCAACTCTAGATTTATCTTCATCGAACATAAATCCCAATACATATTGTTGTTTGATGTTATTCATATAATCTTATCGACAACTCCTAATTTTAATGCTTCTTTAACGTCGAAATACCAATCGGTCTTTTCCAAGTAATTTTTATGTAATTGTTTCTTGGTAATCTTGGTGTGTGCCATTACATGTTTTTCAATAATTTTTTGGAGCCGGTCATTTTCATCAAAATTATCACTTATTTCTTTTAAAGTTCCTTCCGTCCCGCCCGATAATTGATGATGACAAAATGTAGATTTGTTATAGGCATATCTTTCATGGCCAGATATTGAAATCATAAACCCGCAACTCATGGCACATCCAGTAGTAATTGTATGGATTGGAGTTTTCGAATTTTCAATTATACCTAACAATCCAAAACATTGATATACTGTGCCACCATAACTATCAATATAAATATTAATTGGTTCGGGCGCATATACCAGTCCGTGTAATTTATATAATTGAGTTATATAAACATCATCAACATTTATTTCTAAGATAGATTTTGACAATTCTCCGATGGAAGTTTGGTCTACTTCTTTATTAAATAACAACGTTCTATCTTTAGGTAGGGGTAGTATTATTGGCATAATTTATTTTATAGGTATAGTATTATCCGGCAATTTTCCACGTTCCAATCCACAACACAGAGTCCATTCCGGAAAATCACCGGAAATTATTTCCATTTCCTCATCGGTAAGTTCTACATTGCTATCGAAATATACCTGGTCATATATTTCATTTTTTCTAAACCATATTTCATTTTCGCTCGTGCGAAGAATAATATATAATTTATTTTCTTGTGTAAGACCCAATGCAGAGTCTAATGGATATTGGCTAATTTCAGACTTTAAATCTTCGTCTAATTCCATTTCTAATGCTTGTTTGATGGTTAACATACTATATAACTTTACTATTGTTTATAATTTCATCTCTATTTGAATCGTTGATTGGTGTAACTGTTCCATCTTTATGATGGAGTGCTTCCCATCCTTCTAGTGCCATATACGGAATACTTTCCAATAAAACACAAGTTTAATATCCGCAGAGCTACTCTCTAATAGACCGCATTTAGACCATTTATCAACTAAATACTTTGTATTTCTGTCTATCTCATTCCATAACGTTAATTACGATTTAACCTTATGTATTACCAATACGTATTGGTAAATTTTAAAATTGGTGCGCCTGTCCCGACTTGAACGGGAAATAAATGGTCCGAAGCCAATTGTGATATCCAATTTCACCACAAGCGCATTAAAAATTATTTCATAAAATATCCATGAAAAGGACAATCTTCAGGATGTTTAGCATGACATTTACACTGACTAATAAATCCATCATTTTCTCTATCTGGTAAATTATTTTCTTGTAATTTTGACCAATCAGTATTTTTCAGAATTTCACATACTTTATCATACATCTCGTTATCTACTATAGATTGTATATCTTCATATGTATTCATATTATTTCTTATTTAAATTCTTAACTAACTTAGTAATAGACTTCTTAATACTTTTCTTAGTAGAAATCTTTTTTGATTTCTTTATTTTTTTAAGACTATCTTTTTTATTTTGGTCTATAATTAATAGGTCTTCAACACAAGCAATTCCGTGGTCATCATCCATATGAGGAAAAAATTTATTAGCCAATGCTTTTACTACTACGTCAACGTCTTTTGGCGTTAGTGTTATTGTGTGTTCTGAATGATAATATGTGTTCATGATAGTATATCTTCTTTATCCATCCAGAAAAAATCTTCCGAAAAGGAATAATACATTGTTTTGTTTAAAATTTTATGTAATGCCCGAATATATACATTTCCATTTTTTAAATTAAAAGGTTTACCCAAGAATTCATACGTTGGGTAGCGGTCAATTATTTCTTTAGACACATATACATTCATTTATGAGAAGTATATATTAAATTGATAAAATGTCAAGTTACTTTAGTATTTTCAATACTAGCTTGGCTTTTTTCAGCTTTGCTTCAGTCTTTTTATACTCTTCTTCCGAAACATTCTTTTTATAATTGCTGCTATTAAGCCTAGTTTCTAGAAATTTGATATAGTTTAACTCGTGCTTAAGTCGTTGTTCTTTAGCATTCATGGGTTATCTTTTAAAATTTTACCTTCAACTCCTTGACATTTGTCACATACACAATTTCGGTAAAGATAACAATCACAGGGATGTTTCTTTTTTGATTGGTCTATAAAATAATCAATCATTTTAGTTATACTCGTAAAATTATCCCTACAATATTTACAATCTAAATCATTATGGTCTTTGAAAATAAAGGTGTTAAGCCATCTCAATCTTTGTTTGTCTGTATATCTCATAATATCAATAACAAAACCAACCATTACACTTTACACATTTAATTCCACCGCCCGAAGCACCAATTACAAAATGTCTACACATTGGGTCGGCATCATATAATTCTTCAGTTTTACAGTTGCTATAGTTTCTAACTCTCTTTAACAATTCATTAGTTTGTCCGATATCTAATGATTGAAATCCACGGCATTTACATATAGTAACTGGTGATTTTACTTTAATAGTTTCACCGTGAAATAATTGTTCAACTTCAATTTCTTGAACTTCAAACTCCGTTTCATTATCACATTGAAAGCAAATCATAAATTATTTTTTAATTGTTCCGATTTTATTTTTCTTCGTTGTTTGTTTTTAGCGGTTCTTAATGATTGAGCAAAGTAATGTTGAGATTTATTTTTTGTATTACGTCTCTTCGTTTTGTTATTCATATTAACAATATACCATTTCAATCAATCCTTCACGTTCCAATATATCATATTCTAAACATCCACGTTTTTGTTCCCAAGTTGGTTCCGAATAACCAGCATAAAAATTAGTTACTGTTCCATTAAGATGAAGACCCAGCTTCATAAATAAGGTATTGTATTTTTGTTCGGGAGTAATTGCTCCCACACTATCATATAAATCTTTAAGATATTTATCGGCTTTTTCATTGAATTTTGGTTTCATAATTTTATTTTTACCTCTCATTTTTTGAACATATCCACCATATTTAGAGTAGAATCCATCCTTAGTCCATCTATAATATCTGCAATTATATTTTTGATAATCTTCTTCAAGAATATCAGCTTTCCATTGCCAGAATGGTTTAATATTAGTTTCCATATATAATGTCATCAGATTTAATTACCCAATTTTGAGCGAATCCCATAGTTTCAAAACTTTTATTTTCAGATACTTGTATCATGCCATTTGATTATGTTCCCAAATAATAATATTTTCCCATATTATTGGCATATTTTCTTCCATTATACATAAATGATATTTCATCACCTTCCGTTAATATTTTCATATTTCAAATTATATCACATACATAGAAAAAGTCAAGGTATAAATATTTCTCTACTTTTTCTGTGTTTTTTCTCTACTCAATGATATGTATATACGAAAGGAAATATTATTATGGGAAGAACCTTAAAATATAAAACACCAGAAGAAAAAATAAACGCTCGCAAAGAACGGCAGATGAAATATTATTGGAAAAATGTCGAGAAATTAAAAAAAGAGGCATTGGAACGTTATTATAAGAGAAAGAATTGTATATGAATAAACAATCAATTTGTAAACATTGCCATAAAGAATTTATTATTGGAAAAAATTGTAAGGGAATATATTGTAGTTCCACATGTCATCGATTATCTCGTATTAACACGAATATATTTAATTGTAAATGGTGCGGTGTTGGTGTATCTCGTATGCCATCAGAATTAAGAAATGTAAACCACGTATTTTGCAATAGTAAATGTGCGGCACACTATAATAATAGTATAAGAAAATGGATATAGACGCACTATAAATTCCTGTAAAAAAACTAGCCAGACATTAAAAAATAGAAACCTTAAATTATTTAGTATTGAGATTGAATTGGGGATTAGAAATCCGGTTACACGAGAAAAAATATATAAGAATAAATGTATTATGTGCGATGTAAATTTTGAGCGAAATTATATTGCTAAGACGTGTTCTAGAACTTGCTATCTGAAATTGCGTCCGTCAATTGGACGATTGGGAGGCTTAAAAGCAGCAACGATGCCTTTTCAAATTCGAAGTAGAAGCAAAAATGAAAGATTATTATTTGAATTAATATACCGCAAGTTTCCGGATGCAGTCCACAATCGCCGAATGTTTAATGGATATGACGCAGATATAGTTATACCATCGTTGAAATTAGCAATTCACTGGAATGGCGCATGGCATTATACAAACGTATTAAAATCTGAATATGGACTGAAATTATTACATAAGACCCAATCTAAAAACAAACTACAATTATCAGAGATTGAAAATTGTGGATTTAAAAATTATATTATTAAAGATATGGGCGGATATAATCCTAAATTTGTAAATCCCGAATTTGAAAAACTACTGGTCCTAATGGAGAATTTCGAAATCTCAACCCCTCCCTTATAAAGAGAACGCTCTGCCTTTGAGCTACATTAGGTAATTATGACTTTATAATATCACACTATTAGATTAAAGTCAAGAAATATTTAACGGGTCGTCTCAGAGGTGGTTGAAACCTCACTGAATACTTTTTGGGAGTATTGCCTCTACTCTTGGGCTATGAGACGGGATGGTGCATCTGACTGGACTCGAACCAGTAATTGAGCTTTCGCTACTCTTCGGTCTAAACGAAGCGGATTTTCCAATTTTCCTACAGATGCATTAAATGGTGCGCCTAGCTGGACTTGAACCAGCAGTTGGGATTTCTCCACGTCAGGGTTTAAAGCTGATATCTATGCCATTCGATTACAGGCGCATTAAATTTTTGTCATACCATACTATGACATTTCCTATTAAATGTCAAGTTATACTATGACATTTTAATCTATAAAATATTATATCACCCGCTACTGTAAAGTTTAATTGAAGCACCTTGATATTATCGCAGCCAATCCTCAACTCCGTAGGTTATCCTCATCTACTAATTCATGCAAGCATTATGCACATTAAGCCAAGCCCAATAATAGACTACTTTATTTTACAGATATGTTACTTTACTATATAGTTATAAGTATATGAATAAAACTCCCACATCTTCAACTAATATTGTTACTGCACCAAAAACTAAACTATTAAGCAATCCCGAATTTTATACTATGTTCGAGCCGAAAGCTATGTTCGAGCCGAAAGTTGACCATCGATTCGTGGTAAAAGCAACCGATTCAAAAACGAATGAGACATTAATACCTACATTTTTGATAAAATCGACTTCAATTCCTAGCTTTTCCTATAATTGGTATGGTGGCAAAAAGTATGAACCTCTAATTCTTAAATTATATAATCCAATTGTGCCATCAGCCACTCAAATTGCATATGATATACAAAATAAAAAGTTTAATATAAACATAGCAATTTTAGGACCATTCGGAGATAACGTTGAAGAGTGGGATATATACAATGCCACTATTAAATCTATAAAATTATCATCTTATGATTGGTCTAATAATGCAGATGTTAATATTATAACTCTTGAATTTAAAATCAAGGATGTTAGATTTTTATATTAAAATTGGTGGTTATAATAGGATTTGAACCTATATGGTGGACATCTGGTATGGTGTCGTTTCACCTACTAATAGCGGCTTTACATTTCGCCACTAGGTTAAATGGTGTTCCTACCGAGAATTGAACTCGGATAAATAGATTGAAAGTCTACTGAATTAACCGTTATTCTATAGGAACTTTAAAGTGGAGCAAAGAATTGGAGTTGAACCAATGATGATGTTTTCACATTAGAGTTTTGCAGACTCTTGCTTTCGACCACTCAGCCATCTCTGCTTAAAATTTTCAATCACGCCACCCATACTTATCACCGCTGGAGAACACACTCCAGTTTACGGGTCGCCATTGAATGTATGGAGATTTCTGCCACACCATTATTTCCGTCCGAAATTTCCTTCGCTACCATCTGTTTTCCAGTCATTGGAATAATATGGTAAATTGGAATTCGGCATAACTAACAATCTAACAAAATTTCCGTTGGAAAGATAATTTATAGAATCATCTATTAATATATCAATTCCAAGTTCTTCACATAATACCTTTTTACAGTTTTCGCCGTGAGTTGTATAGTCGGCACTAAAAACTATTCCCTCATGCCAGATATTATTAAGTTTAAGCATTGCTTCTGCTTTTTCAATTGGCATATCTGTAATGATAAAAACTTTTATTTCAGTCAAATTAACTGTTGTAATTAATACCGAAAATAAATCTCTAATCTGAGAATGCTTGCTTAAAACTCCACCAATGTCAAACGCTATTTTCATTCTTCATCAATTATAAACGTATGCTGTATTTGAACGACCTTATATGGATAAGTCGGTGCAAAATCATTTTCAAATTCGATTAACCAATGGTCTATAACATGAGTCATTCCTTTACCGACTATTTTTCCATATCGGATATCTCCTTCCGGATAACCGAGACAATTCATATCAACCTTAACCATTTCACCATCTTCAAACGTTGGTTTATTTTCCATTGTATAATGTTTAATCATTAGCGGATTATACCAGACAAACCACAAATGTCAAGCCGATTTTAAATCAACGATGCAAGTATGGCCAATATCAATAACTTTTGATATCTTATTGAAAAACACACATCGAACAAACCATTTATCAATAATATGAGTTGCTCCTTTACAAACTATTTGTCCAGTTACAAATATAGGATGTGATTTATTTCCACTAATATTAAAATAAACTTCTTCATTTCTAATAAACTCCGGCTTGTGTTCAAAGGTATAGTATTTAATCATGTAAGAAGTATACCACATATCAATTAAGTTGTATATGGGGTGAAATACTAATACGGAGGGAATGCTCAGAATCGAACTGAGAAATCGAATTTACAAAATTCGTGTTTTACCATTAAACTACAAACCCTTGAAATAAAATACTAACTTCTACATTTAGGACATAACAATTGATTTCCTATAAATTCTAAATAAGGTCTTCCATCATTATCATTAAAAATTGGGACGGCATTATCACGACAATTATCACATTCGTCTTGCAATGAATAATTAGCATAATATGTCTGTTCTTCAATTGATAATTCTTTATCCATATATATTGGTGCTCATATCAGGAGTCGAACCTGAAACTCAATCTTCGTAGGATTTTATGATATCCAATTTCACCATACGAGCATTATCTAATTTTTCCTCCAACATCTAGAGGCCAAGCAGGACATGGGCATTGGCTTAATCCAATATAACCACTAAAATCTTTTTTCTTATCACACCCACAATATTTTCCATGAGGACCGGTATTTGTTAATACTCGTTCAATATATGTATTATAATCAACTTTTTTATCGTCATATTTCATAATTTACTATTTTCTACTTGTTTCTTCGCTTCTTCAAATGTTACTGATTTTGGTTGTGCGTCAACTGCGGCTTGAATTTTCTTACGAACTTCTTGTAACTTTTCATCTTCTTCGAGATATTTCTCAACTTTTCTAAGTGCCGCTTCCGACATAGTTACTCCACCAATTCGATACATCTGCAACAGTGCTTCTTTTTTAGATGTTAACGGTTGATTTAATCTTCCTTCTAATGTTGGCCATTTACACTTTCCGTCGGCATGACCATATTTACAATTACATTTTTCTAATTCATCAATATTATATGTTCCATTACAAATGGGACAAATCATATGGTCAGTATTCCAAGGTTCTACTCCTTGACATAGTTCTAATTGCCTATCACAAATTTTACAATATTTAGTCATAAAGATGGTCATATTTACCCACAAATTCATACGTATATTTGATTTCACTATATGGCAATGTCCAATTCCATAGATGGTATTTTCCATCTGACAATTTATATTGATGAGCATGTATATCGAGCATTGTGCTATTATACCAAATTTAACCTGTTTGTCAACTTTTTAATTGGTGCAGTATATCTGGATTGAACAGATGTATGAAACGTGGCAGGTTTCCATTTTACCACTAAATTAATACTGCATTTATGGAGCCGAATCTGGAGCTTAAATCCAGTTTTCTTTTTTACCAAAAAAGAGTAATATCCATATACTAAATCGGCATAACGTGTGCTTAGTGATTTCCATATTTCATCCGGTATTCTCGTCTAGATGAATTTTTATTTTTACTACCATAGTTATCAGTCAACGAATGGCAGTTCCAACATAATAATTGTAGATTTTCAATTCTGTTATTTGATGCGTTTCCATCCATATGATGAAGTGTGAGAGGTATATCGGTTTCAATTGACTGGTTAGATGATATATTTTTGATATTCCATTTAGATAAATTACAAGACTCGCATCGAACCCCACGGATATCAATCAACGCTTTTCGAATTGTATTCCCATTCGACGGGGTGCTTGGAAATAAATTGTTTTTTAATTTATTCATTCGATTTATTCTACTCAGTTCTGTGCGGCACGAATAACTGCACGTTTTATATTTTGATATTTTGTTGCATATTCTACATTGCTTATCACAATATTCCCCATGTTTAGTTCTATGTATGTTCATTATTTCTTTGTTATCCAATAACGAACATTTTCGGCTACAATATATCTTTTGTGTTTCCTTCTTCTCATATTGAATAATAACATTGCAACATTTGCATATATTTGGATTCTTATAATAATTTGTCCTGTTTCGAATTGCTCGTTGGTGACATTGATATAAAGTAGCACATTTCAGATTGCAGAAAAAATTTTGCCGTCCAGCTTTCACATATGAGTTATATTCCGGCTCATATTTTTGAAATTCTTGATTGCATTGTTTGCAAATTAAATTTATCGTATTCATAGATATAACTATAACGATAAATAACATAAATGTAAAATATTTTTTATTATTGTTTCAATCATATGGCTGGCTTCCGCAATGAGCCGCTTAGTTGAATCGAACAACTATATTATCGCTACGAGGGATATGTGTTAGCCTGTTACACCAAAGCGGCGGGTTGACCATATTGTAAACTTCTTGTGGACGGCGGAAAGGAATTAAATAGTATCATGAATAGACCATAGAGTTTTATAATCATCTCCATAATCATATTCGACGGCAGTATCACCACATTCAATTGCTAAGTTAATAAGTGCCTTTTTCTGTTTATCATTAGGCGGCATTTTTTCATTATGTGCCATCAATACAGCACCCATAAAACATACTCTCATATAGCCGAGTTTCCATGCTTCGTCAATTGCTACCATGCTCTTTTTTATATTGGTGTAAGAGAATGCTGCATGAGTTCCATTAAGAACAGGTAAAAATTTACCATCTGGAGTTAACCAAGAATATCTATTCTTAGCAATGTCAATTCCTTATTTTAATAATGTCCTGAGTAATATCATTAATATATAAATATATTACCATTCCGGTATAGTTGATGATTGTGTGAATTTAACAGGAATATTATCTAGTTTGTGAATTTTTTTGATTATCATTCTGTGATTTTTTAATACTTTTTTAATTAATTTATCACTTAATTGCACCGGCACTTTAGTTGAATGTTTTATATACATATTTTTATTTTGGTTGGCACACCATCTAAGAATTGAACTATAGATTTTTCGTTTCAGAGACGAAAGTAATTAACCGTTATACGAATGGTGTATTTCTTAAAATTAAGGTTAATGAATTTAAATGTTTAGAAACTGCCTCGGCTGCTTCTAACTCAGTATTAAATCGTTTACAGAAGAGTGATTTCTTATCTTTATCTTTAATATGTGCCATCCATTTATTCCTCCCCGAATTAAAGCTCACATATAAATATCTAGATGGAAATTTTCTTGTTGCTTGTTTCGGATGTTCTAGTTTAAATTTTTTACGAGACGTATGAGAAAATTTTGATATATTCTTGTTATCAATTCCATATGATTTGCACCATTTTCTTATACTGTTATCGCTTACTCCATATTTTTTACCTAAAATACTCATCGGAAATTCTCGGATTTCTTTTTCTAATATTTCTTTGGATGGACGTATAACTTTTCTCATAAATTTCCTTGTCGATGAGTTATTATACTGTTCCACTCTATTTTCTGGTTTTTGATAGCAATCATTACATAACAATGATGATTTGCACTTTTCTTTACCGCACATACATAGATGTGTTATTTTATTAGATTTCCCCGCAAACGTATCGGTTTGGCTGTGACAATTAGGGCATAGCCATCTTAAATTTTCAATTCTGTTATCTGTTCCAACACCATTAATATGGTCTAATTGAAGAGTTAGAGGGTTATTATCCCATATTGGTTCCAACTCGCAATTTTTACATATATATGGAAACATATTATATATCTTTAAATATCGTTTGACAGAACTTCTATCATAAGAACAATTTTCTATAAATAAGACTGATTTACATTCTTCCAAGGAAAGTCTATTACATTCTGGAAATTTCCGACCCCTATTAGAGTCCATTCCAAGTTTAATATGACTGAAATCTATATTTTCTTCTATAAGTCTTCTCTTCAATGTGTTTGTGTTTCCTCCCTTCGATGTTAATCCAAATTTAAGTAACACTTTATTTAGAGAATCTGAGTTCTTAACTAATGTTATTAATTCACTAGTTGACATTTTCCAAATTAAACTGCGTTTTGCTCTTTTTTTAAAAGTTTTAATCATATACTATAAATAGTATAATGGTAGCAGAAAACTCAATTTATTTTGGGTGTTACCGGTAATGTTCCCGCAGTCTGAGTCGAACAGACCCTAATTCTTTCAAAGAGAATTTTGCGAACCGATACAATATACGGGAGTAAATATAGTAAGATTATAAAATTGGAGCAATGGGTTAGGTTTAAACTAACAAGTCCTTCAAAGAAAGAAGGCATTTTATCATTAAATTACAAATGCATTAAAAGATTATTTTAACTTAAATTGATTTCTACCAATACATTCAAAAGGAACATCATCAACTTCAGGCGTAGTTTGTGCTGCCGGTGTTTTTGCGGCAAGACTTTCCGGTGAAATAATATGAACACCATCACATGAATTATAAACTTCTCCTGCTGATTTTTGAGCATCTGCCATATTATCATTAACTGAATGGATAGTCTGATGTTGTCCTAATACTGCATCCGTTGCTTTACAATGAGCATTATTTAAAATCATTACTATATATTTTCCTTGTGCCACGCAATAAATTGTGCATTGTTAAGAGGCATACCACGTGGACTTCGAAATTATTTACATTGCTTTTGCATTTACACTTCTTAATGCAATTCCAAATTTGGTTCCATTTCGCCATCCAATATAAAATTCTTTGCTTTTACCTTTATAACAGAAGAACGGCAATATTATATTAACTGACCTTCCGGTTTGAGGGTCAATATTATTAAAATTGACTAATTCCGGATTATCTGCCAATCCAATGACGTAAAAACAGAAATTGTTAAGTGGATTTCTAATTGCCCATAAAATATTTCGTATCCATAATGGTTTATTCGGATAAAATGTTGGATGATTTGGTTCTCCTTTACTATTAACGCTATCAACTGGGTCAATATAATTGCCGAGCCACCAAATAGGATTTATTTTCTTATACCACGGAATTGGAAATTTGTTCATATTAATAAATATAAATAAAAACGTCTAATCTATCGGTAAAGATAGCAATCGGACAAGACTTTCAACGTTTTTTAAATGGCGGTGTTAACGAGACTTGAACTCGCTATGTGCATATTATGCAGTCTTCCGTGACAGGGAAGCGGCTCGACTCTTTACCTTCAACACCGTAAAATATTTACAACCAAGTAGCATTTTGAAGACTCTCACTTATATTTATAAGTATGAATGAAATTGATTATAATTTAAATCCATATAAATGTGATGCTTGCCAATCTACTATTCCATATAAAAAAGGAAGGCGCAAATCTAAGTTAGGGTTGAAATTCTGTAATAATTTGTGTCAAGGTGTTTATACCGAAACATTGAATAAGGAAAATTACTATACAAATCCACTATGTTGTAACCAATGTAATAAAATTATTCCATATAATAATAGAAAATCAAATGGAAATTTAAAGTTTTGTAGTAATTTATGCTCTAATACGTATTATAAATATAAAAAATTTACGCCTGAAGTTTTACAAACGATGAGAGAAAAATCAAAACTAATCCAACCAAAACTATGGGATTTAACCGCTAGGATTGCACACTCCAAAATAATGAAACAAGTTGTAAATAACCATCCAAATTCATATTCTAGTAATAACATTTGCGGCAGAGTTAAATCAATTCCTATTATTGATAGTCTCGGCAATACTTCTAAATGTCTCGGAAATTGGGAATTGTTGGTATCTAAATTCTTAACTGACAATAATATTCGATGGACTAACACCATCAATACAGTATTTAATTATAATTGGAATGGGGCTGTCCATAGATATTTCCCAGACTTTAAATTACTTGATTATACTGGTGTATATATTGAAGTTAAGGGATACGAACGGGAGCGAGACCGAGAAAAATGGAAACAATTCCCGGATACATTAATAATTATTAAATTGAAAGAAATTAAAGAAATTAAAAATGGAACATTTCAATTGAATATTGGTTGCGGAGCACGGGAGTCGAACCCAGTATCTCTAAGCTTATGAGGCTTGAATGATTATTCCGTTTCACTCCTCCGCAATTAAATATTCATCCACCCATTAACACTAATGACTTTATTTTTTCTTAACAAACGGCGATACGTTGTGTGGACTACTGAATTATTTAAATTATTGTTACCAGAATTCCGTTATGTCACTGGTTCTATCTCATTATTCACTCAACATACAAACGAATTACTTCTCCGCCGAGTCTTTATGATTGGTCTATATCATCCAATCGTTATAGATAACACTTCAATTGTGCTTTCTTACGTCTATTACACTAAACAATAAATTCTTTCAGCTTGCGACTTGAACGCTATATAATACTCCCACCACGCAGGGAACGGAGACTCACGTAACTAATGTCACTTTAATCAATAAATTATTTCTAATTATTACCCACCGATGGCCGTATTCTCTCGAATCAACTTGATTGATATTTCGTATTGTCTTACCGCTTATACTACTGAAATTATTTCCAATTCGTCTGGGTCATATGTAGCAATTCCGGTTGAGAATTGAATATCATAACATAACCCATGACTGTCGTGGCTTGCTATAATATAGCCACATCTTCCAACATACTTCAATCTTTCAACTTGACCTTCATCCGTATAATCCCGCTGTTCAATTTTATTAGCAACTTGAACATCTATATGTTGTTTAATTTTCATATCAATTACGAATTAGTTCTCTCACGATTTCCTCGCCCGATTTCCAGCCCCATTTTGGAGTTTGTATATCTTTTAATTGTTCCGATAAATCATTATTTTGAGTCTTCAATTGAAGATTCTCATCTTTCAATTTTTCATTTTCCGTTTTTAAAATATTGTAAAGATACTTTAGCTCGTAATATTCTCCACAAAAATTATCAGATTCGTAATTCATATTGACATGCTACCATAATTAGAAAATAAGTCAAGAGAATAAAATCCTAATGAAGCCGCTACTATATAATGTTTATAACCATCATATTTTGCCTTGTTTAAACCATCCTATGGTCACATCATTATTTTACGTAAATTATATGGTCCCGTATGGCAGAATCGAACTGCCGCTGTTAATTTTTCAAACTAACGTGCTGACCACTCTACACTATTACGGGATACTAAATTATTAATGGTGGCAATGACAAGATTCGAACTTGTATATCTTTTCCTTATGATGGAACTGCAATACCAATTATGCTACACTGCCATAATTTATATTAAATTCAAAGAATTCCACCACGCATTTAGATTTTTAATTTCTTGTTTTTTACAATGTAAAGCGGAAATGGAAATTGACTCCATTTAGCTCTATCTTTATCCGTCTCCTATGATTGAGTTGAACAATCTCCACAAGTTCCCAAAACTTGTATGCTACCGGAACACCTATAGGAGTAAAACTTTTACCATGAGAAGCCGCCATATCATTTTCACCGATAGTCTAAGCACCGGTTTACCGGCGAGTAATCTCTTCCGAAACTTTACTTCCTCATTAGCATAAATTATTTAATGCTTGGGACTTTTACCCCGTTCTTTACTCATATCGAGCGACATAAACTCAATAGCGTTTTCTTTTATATAAAATTGTCAATTAAATTTCGGTATGAAAATCAATTCTCCATCAATTTTCAATGTTCTATCTATAATATCACAAACTTCACAGGGAAGTGGGTCTTCCATTCGTAATTCATCTGATTCATATCCCGGAATTTCTCCTCTAAAATGTTTACATGTTTTCTTTTTATTCATACTGTAAAATATCATATATATGTTACAGCTACATGTCAGTTATGTTACATTATCGTAACATTAAATTGGTGGACGTATCGTGCCTCTTACGGTTGATTGGTTACAACGAGTTATTAGGGCTTATTCCAATAACATCAAAATTAACTTGTTAATAATAGGACAACTACTATTAACAAATAAAGGTGCATTACTGTCCTTTGAGTAACCCTCGATGGTGCGCTTTGTCCACTAGAATTGCAATTCTAATAAGCGTTAAGGGTTATACTTTACTATGTTTGGTCCATTGTTTTTCACAATCCAAACAATTAAAACAAACCCAATACTGATCATCATTAGGGTCAAAATTACCAGTGTTCGAATCATAATTTTTAACCGCATTTACATGCGGACATTTAGCTTGAATCTTGTCTTTCCGTTTTTGTAAATTTGCTATTTGTTTGTTAATATCTAGAATTGATTGTTTCATTCTGATATTATGACATATTTGTTATTAATGTCAAGCTGAAATAGTTTTCCAAGGATTTCACAAATGTTCTCTCTTTTCATGCCTTACTCAGAGAATCTATCTTGTTCCACTAGGTTAACCGAAAATGATTAACCATATAAATTGGTGGGCGGGTATACTCGTCATTATGACCTTTACTCGTAACAGATTTCTCCTACGAAGATTTCAGACGCCGCCCATTCTATAAAAATCAACTGTTACATAGATGTTACAAGACTTAGGAGGATGCTTACATACTCATAATTCAGCTTAGTATGCCTGCTGCTACGTAACAGTTTAAATTGTTTTATATATGACATTCATTGCGCTTCGAATAGCACTTAACGGCTAATTGCCATAGACGTTTCTATTCCAAGATTCCCGCCATATATAAATTGTTTACTAGCCCTCATTCCTAATGAGTAGCCTCAATACAATGTATCTCAGTTGTTTCGTAAGTTAATGACTGCCGCAACCTTAGTAAATTGTTTACATGTAATCGGTATCATGAATGAATTTTTTACAACCACATAATTCACATTTTGAAATTATAATATCTAAATCATAACTGGCTCCGCACCCGATACATTTTTTATAATTTTGTAAACGTTTTTTAACAGTTTCTATTGGGCGATTACAAAATTCATCAATAGTTCTTAGCTTATTTGTTTTCATAAATTGGCACTTACTCTCAAGTTGTCAATCATCACAATCCCCAGTTGGAACTGGTTACTTGTTACGGAACGATTTGCCGTTTATTTAATAAATTAAATGGTGGGCGTGGCAGAATTCGAATCTGCGAAGTCAATTAAGACGAGAGATTTACAGTCTCTTGGTTTTAACCACTCACCCACACGCCCATTAAAAATTACCCATAATAAAAATCTCTCCAATTTTCCGGAATATATTTGTCTAGCGATGTTAATTTATCCTTATCCAGTTTCTTTGTATGCATCATTCTATGATGATTGGGACATACATATGCCAAATTCCAATGTTCATCTGCATTGTCTATTTTCTTTCCATTTATATGGTGAATATCACACGTCGATTCTTTCCATCCACAAATACAACACCCGATATTTAACCGTTTAAGTATTTTACATGCAGTTCTAGAACTTACGCTTAAAATAGAATCAATTCTTCCTTTATGTTTTCCTATTGAACTATTGATTCCGTTTATACTTCTTTTTTCTGGGTGTTTATCCCAATATCGTTTAAGTCCATGTCCTATATTTTGTTTTGCTGCATCTGACAGCTTTCGGTGTGAATTATTATATGTTGATGCACATGACAAACTACAAAACTTTCCTCTGTTATTACCAGTTGAATATTTCGTTTCAAATTCTTTATTACAATTTACGCAATTTAATGTATTCATATACTATAAATATACGTGTAGTAGTCGAATCTATGATTTATTTTGTAAATTTTAACAGTTTTCCCCGCTACCCCTACGGAATAATCTTGCATATTAAAGTAATCTAACCTCAATTAGATACAGCCATTACTATGTTGACCGAGTTCACTCGCTCTGTGTTTATATAAACATACTTTAAAATTTATAGATTCTACCTTTCATCCATCCTTGAGATATATACAAGTCCAGTTCCTCTTTTTTTATCTTTTTATTTAATTTTTGTTTCGTTGAGTATATCCAACATGTTCCATATTGTGAATTTAATTTTCCTATTCTCTGAGATGCTTTTATTGATTGCTTATCCTTTGTTTCTTGAGTATGTTTACGACCAGACCAATGATGTCCATCTCGACTGAACTTCTCTTTTAAAGCGGCTGACACTTTTATTTTCCACTCTTCCCATAATCCCTTCTCTATAAGATATTTCTTAACTTCCCTACCATTCCACAAATTTTGTTTTCCATGAGTTTCATCTCCAATTCCCGGATATAAATTTTTACCAGTCGAATTTGCGTGTTCCCATGTTCCTTGACCTCCGAGAATAAGATTATATGTATTTTCAGATTCTACGAATATAGCATTAACTATTTCTTTTTCTTTATCATACATTGCTTCGGAAGAATCGAATACAAATAAAATTTCTTTTTTAAAATTTTCAATCCCATATTTTGCAATTGACCGTTTAAGTAAAGTGCCAGACCCAAGATATTCATCATTTATATTTTTTGTCTTGTGAATGCCAATATAAATTTTATTATTTATAATATTGGTAGTTTTATATACTGTATATTTATAGTTCGAGTCCATGAATATAAATATGGACTCGAACATCGAAACTGTAATTTATTTTCGATTAATTTCTGGCTCCGAGGGCAGGTTCTGCCCCTGCACCATCTTTCTTAACAGGAAAGTGGACTACTGTTATCCCACCTCGGAATTAAAATGATTTTTTCATCTCTTCATTAAAAGAGGAAGGCCTCAATGACTGGACTCGAACCAATACCACGAACAGATATAGCCCGTGCGCTACCTACTATTAATAATTTCTGTGCTTACTTCATCATCCTTATTACGTAATAATAGATGCCTTCATCCACATACTCGATACTAATAGCAATTACACCACATTGAGATTAAATTGGTTCCTTATTCCGTGTCCCTTCCACGTCTCCGAAATTACGCATCATAGATAGTAGGGGCGTTAATAAGAAATTGAATTACAAAATCATGTTACGGATAGCAGTTATACAGGAACACTGTTGTCCTACACATCAATGAGATTTCCGTGCTGTATCACACTCTCAAATGGATTTTGTAAATTGTTTTCTACTTTATAATGTAAAGGCTTACTCACCAGCAAACGAGGCCAGTGGTTGGGATTCCAACCCATTACAACCGTAGCATCAGCCGTTTTTTAGTTATCGGTTCATTACTAATAGAAATTGGTGGATGCTAGGGACTTGAACCCTTTCTTTCAACTAAGTTATAGTTGATGTGCTTCCTTGGAATCTCACCTACACCAAGCAACCATAAATTGGTTTTGGACACAGATTTCATACTGTAAAAACTCCCCAACAGAGAGTGGTGTTATGAATATTAACACTAATCCAAAATTTTAAACATCAACAGAAATATCAACACTTTTTATGATTGTAAACTCATAATCATATTGTAAACATTGAAGATTATGATAGTTTATTATTTTCAGTTTTGGTGGTGGAGAAAAAGAGAATCGAACTCTTATATACGAATTGCAAATCCGTCGTTCTACCATTGAACTACTTCCCCATTAAAAAATTATTATTTATTCTCCTTATTGGGGAAGAACCACGAATATTATACTATGATGAAAAACATGATAAAGTTTTCTCTTTATCCATACGGCATATGCCTATATAATATTAAATAAATTGGAGCAAGAGAATAGGGTTGTCTATTATTTCCACTCGGATGAGTGGCGTTCTCATTAAACTACTCATGCATAAATTGTCAGCCCGACGTGCGAGCCGATTTGAGCTACCTTTAGGTAAAGAGGTTCCGGCTTATTTTAATATCCGCCTCCCGATATTTTATATTAAATTACTTTTATTCAGTTAATAAAACCTTTGTAATTAAACAAGGTTGAAATTGTTATATTATATACTGAGTGGAGAGCATATAATAATTAAGTTAGTGTTGCCCACGGTTCGTATAGTCCACTATTCACATTATTCTAGGATTGAAGATTATCAATTCAATGATGCGTTATTAAATGGTGGGGTCGGATGGATTTGAACCATCGTCTCTGCCCGCAATGGGCAGCATACTAAACACTATACGACAACCCCATAATAATTTTCATTTTTTAAAGTTGAAACTCTTAATAACATTGCAATCATTGATGATTATACGTTTTTTAAGATTTTCATATTTGGTGCGGCAACGGAGATTCGAACTCCGACTTTTGATTTGGAAGACCAACATGCTACCGTTGAACATCACTACCGCATTTAAATTTTAATATTATAATTTTTACACCATTTTCTTACTGCATTATCACTTACCCCGAATTTTTTCCCTATTTGTGTCATTGGAAGATTTTTAATCATTAATTCTAATTCGTTTTTTAATGGATGAACACATTTCCGTTGTCCATTAGCTCTACATTTATGAGAACAAAATTTTTGTTGAAACGTTTTAGTATTAAATATTGAATTGCATGTTGGACATGTATGAGTATAATATTTTGGATTTGCAATATGTATTTTATTTTTCCAAGGAATGTTGGAAACTATTAATTTTCTTCCGTCATAGTTATTTACTCTATTTAGAAATTCTTCGGTATTGTTATCTGCATGATGTATCATATGACAATTAGCACATAACAAATCACACTTTTCTACTTCTGCCCAATACTTTTCCCAATTTGTCGTGATTGCGCTGGACAATCCAAATTCTTTTTGGGATGGGTCACGATGATGAAAATGAAATGCAGCTATGTTGCCACTCCACCCGCATCTTATGCATATTCCACCTTTTAATTTTACAGCTTCACGTTTTAATAGAAACCGTCTTATTTTTGTATTGTATGATGATTTTGTCATACCTATAAATATAGCTAAACAATAAAAGAATAGCAATTATTTTTAAGTTCGAATAATGGTGCTCCCTACCGGAATCGAACCGATGTAACTTTCTCATCAAGAAGCGCACTACCACTGTGTTAAAGGAGCATTGGAATTGGTGCGCTTGCCGAGATTCGAACTCGGTTCCGACTGCTTAAGAGGCAGTGCTTCACCATCAAAGTTTCAGGCGCATTAAAAAATTGGTGCATCCATCCAGAGTTGAACTGAAATCCCAAGGGTAAAAGCCTTGTAGTCTACCGATTGACTTATGAATGCATAAATGTAAGTTTTTAATAAGATATTGACAAACTTACAAAGTTATTTTATGTGATTTTTTAGTAAATCTCCGGTCTTAATTAATTCCTCGGCAATATCACATTCCGATTTTTTACTACAAATTCGAGAACAATAAAGTTCTCGAATTAACCATCCATAATCATGAATAAACGATGATATGGCTTCATCTTTATCATTTATTTTTCGTAAATATTTATGCTCATCCAGATGTTTTTGGATAACATCGATTTGAGTTTTCATGAATTCTGATAAGTGTTGGCAACTCATATTAAATAAATATCAACCAGAATAAATGAAATATCAAGTTTTAAATGGTCAGGCGGATGGGCGTCGAACCCACATGAAGCTTTCGCTACCAGATTCACAATCTGGGACATTAACCAATTATGCTACCAGCCTGTTTATTTACTATGGTAGTGCTGGCAGGAATCGAACCTAGCGTAGCTCATTTGAAGGACGAGCGAATCTACCAATATTCTACAGCACCATTAAAAATATTCAATGTTATAGTTGGATTCGAACCAACGAAGATATTTCTACCTTATCCCATACACGATGGGACAACTTCAACCACTCGTTCATATACCATTGATTTTTACAAATTTACTAGTTAACATTTCACTTTGTAAATTTGGCACCTCGTATTAGAATTGAACTAATATTAACGGAATGATTACCGCATCTAATTTTGGAGATTAGTGCCTTACCGGTCGAGCCAACGAGGTATTTAAAAAATTAATACTCTGATTAATCCGGCTCAGAGTAATTGAGGCCAAATAAACATCATAAGAGGTTTATTAAACGACATTTAACCCAATGTCTCCGAGGGAATTATTGCCATCATAATTAATTAGATTAAAATGGACTAGTATTTTACCACGGCTATAATCGCAATGTCATAGCAATAGGACTTCTCCTAGAAGGTATATTATAAATATTTTTTCAATTCTTCAATGCATTTGATTACATTTGCTTTTACTTCTTTTGCCGTGAATCTTACAATCGTCCAGCCTTGTGATTTACTAAATATATCACGACGAGCATCAATTTTTTTAATCTTTTCCGATGTATGAGTTCCACCATCAACTTCAACGTCTATTTTTTTATCTACAAACGCAAAATCGTATTCATAGATTCCATTTCTGAATGCATACGTCCATCCAGTTATATTAGATGCTATCAAAGCATTCTCAAAGACTTGTTCTGGATATGATTTTCTAGATGAATGATTTATCAAATATGGAACTTTATCAGGATGTTCTGTTAAATATTTAATTCTAGCTTCGGAAATTTTTTGCTTAGTTTCTTCGGAATGTTTTTTTAAACCTCGTCCATTTTTTCGGGATAATTTATTCGCTGCTGATGTATTTCGAGTTGATTTAAATCGTCCAGACCTTATTGCGTTAAATATTACTGATTGTCCTGCTCCAAAATACGACGATATTTCTCGCCAAGTATGCCCCGCATCATAGTAAGATTGGATTTCATTCCAGTCATATTTTGATTTGTTGTTATGTCTGTAATTCTGAGGGCGTCGGGGGAATTAATCCCAATTTAAAAGCTGAATATTGAGTTTTAAGATTGAATATTTTCAACCATCTCCGGATATTGGTGGTGCTGCCGATGGGACTCGAACCCATGTTGTTTAAATACCGAGTTAAAAGCTCGGTCCAGTCGCCGCTATGGAAACGACAGCAAAAATTTATGTATCTCTCTACATCTGTCAAGCCTACGTCAAAGCGGGCTTTCGCTCTACAAATATGTTTTTATTGAAGATTTTAATCGGGAACCCTAAACAATTTAACCGGATTAAAATTGGAATGACATCATTCCCTGACTGCTATCGTCAAATCTCGGTCTGGGCTATTGACCCGCACCGCACGGAATATGGTGTTTCTTGGCACACCTACTACTCTAAGCCACTAAAATTCTAATCTTTTTATAGTGTTTCGGTATCTTTTTTACCGGACTCACTCTTAACTTTCACTATCTTACCACATTATATTTAATTGTCAACAACAAACAACCGACCTTTTTTGGTCGGTTTATAAGTTTTTTATTTCTATTTCTTCTAACTTATATTCCGACCTCGTGCTTTTTATCTTCCGCTCCTGCTAACCCGACAACTGTATTTCTATTATATGAATGGGAGCGGAGTGGTGCTACCCACTTAATTGTGGGGCAACTAAACTTCGGTTGTTTCATATTACTATTCATACTAAATTATATATATCTTCGACTTTTACTTTTCTTTAAAATTTCTTAATAAATCTTTCATTAATTTATTATGTGAACATTCTACACTATTTTCGGAGAATGTCAAGTTCTTTTTAAAATATCGGTTTTACCTAGTTACATCCCCGAAAGTTTTTTAACGCACTAGGACTGCGGTAATTCATTATTACTTGCCGTTCGTCAGAATTACAATTGAGAACGTGCCAGTCAATTTACATGGAAAACTGACAAACCAAATTTAACTATATCGACATTCTACACTATTTTCTAAGAATGTCAAGTTCTTTTTTACTTTCGTCTGGAAATTCGATTTTAGCAAACATCGGCTTATATTCAAATTCCCACATATACCAATCTATCATCTGCTTCTTCCAGAAATTTCTTAACATTCTCAACTTCACTATTACTTTCAATGTCATTCATATTACACTATTTTTTCTAAATGTCAACTACTTTTTTAAAAGTGATGTTAATTATAACCTTTGACCGAGGGTTGTGTTGTCGACTGATAAAATATGCTACTATCCAAATTCACATATTTCCTGCGGCTCCATAAATTACTTTGATAGTTCATTTGGACATTCCCTATCGTTTCACGCCGACACCAACTCTAATTAACAAAATGGATTATAGACTATTTTTCGGATTTGTCAAGAGATTTCAAATTATTTTTTAATTTTTCTTCGAAATACTTATCCTACTCATCTTCTCCTAACATATCAAACGAGTCAAACATAACGTCCATGACACTTCTCCGTCTGCCATTCTCTTTAAATTTTTCCCAAGTTTCATCATTCATAAAATATTATCTCCCTCGTAATTTCTTACATTCTAAATTGGCACTATTACATTCGCCGCCAAATCTTAAACATGCGATTGAAAACATAAAAAAGAGCAATTCACTTCCACTCTCCTAACTCTATCAATGTGCTTTTAATCTCTTGCCAATCGGTGGCTCCGACATAGCCACTTTTATCGTCTAAAAGTATATTGAAATAAAATTTTTGCGAGAAGTCACATAACTCCGTAGATTTACACTCTGGATTTTCATTTATATAATGGAATTTTAAATCGTGCCGGCGCAAAATATCATTTATAGAGTCGGAATGGCTAGATGTCCATAATATAGTTTTATGTAAGTTGGACTTGTATAATACATCTAACACTTCTTTCGCTACTGGATATAACATTGCGCCCGAATTCATTCGATTATACTTGCCCTCGATTACCGTATCATGCAAATCAATTGCCCAGTAAATTTTATTCCACTTACGGATTTCCTTCTGTTCAAACGTATGTTTGATTATGTCTCTAATTGATTTCATACTTTACTTATATCTCCAATATCCAATAATCTCGGAACATCTATCCAATTATCAGTTACTATAGTATTGCTCAATTTTCCTTTGTAGGTATCTAAATCTTCAGCCGTAGGGGAAAATAAAATTTTAACTATATTTTCAGGAAGATGGAACATAACCTCCGGTCTATCATCAATAAAATGAGTTAGTTCCAGTGCTTTTGCAAATATAGATTTGTCTTTCCGCTCAAAACAAAAGTATAAATTTTCAAATGGAACATTAGTATTTTTTAAAACTTCATATTTTAATAACCATTCCTCGACGTGCCACTTCTGAACTGAATTACATTTTGATATAAAATATATATTATCAAATCGGGAATGTAAATTTTTGATTACATCAAATGAATTTGGGGCTGGTTCATCTTTATTACCGGTTGCCCGATTTCCTTTAATTGTCCATCCAATATCAATTCCTAAGTTTCTCATACTTCAATATATTTAATCGGTATTCCAAGTTTAATTGCCAGTGCTATTTCTCCCGCCACGCCTTTTGATTTATCCCAACCTTCCATTTTAAGAACCCACAATTCATCACATTTCGGCAAGATAAGTTCTAAATAATTCTTCCAATAATTCCAATCGGTTGGCAATTCATGAGCAACTGCCATTGGATGTGTGGCGGCAATTGGAGAATAAATGTAATGTCCATCCTTCATCAAATTTGCGGTCACTTCCATTACTTGTTCAAATCGTTGTCTTTGAACATCTATATCAGAATGTGAATAGGGCGATGCTAAATAGATTAATTTCATTCTAAGGAGTATAACAGATATTTAGAATAAGTCAAGAAATTATGGAGCGAGTGAAGGGAATCGGACCCTCGTATAAAGTTTGGAAAACTTCCATTCTACCATTGAATTACACTCGCTTTAAATAGAGACTTCACAAGTCATGGTCTCTTTTCGAGATTGGGTAACTTGCCTCTAATCTCTGAAATGGTAGCGATAATAGGAGTCGAACCTATATTGACAAAGCTTATGAGACTTCCGCATTACCATTATGCTATACCGCCATTAACTATAAATAGTGTTTACTTTTTCTTTTTTAGCGTTTTTCTTGCTTTTCTAAGCAATTCTGCTTTCTTTTTTTTAGAATATCCTGATACTCGTGTTCTTACAATGTCTGTTTCTTTAGACAGTCCATTTATGAAATCGATATTATCCCGAATTTGTTTAGTTGTTAATTTTCTCTCAACCAAATTTTCAGGTGGCTCTATTAACTGACGAGCATTAATTTCTCGAATTAATCTTTCCTTTTGAGCATCCGTCGCTCTTTGCATAGATGGAAAATATTTCGATTTCATGTTGATATAATATCAGATTTTAAATAAAAGTCAAGCAATATTATCAATTGCATCTTTTACCTTTTCAATGATGGCATCATGCGTATCTTCAATAACATCCTGAAAATCATTGCTTAATTGACCAATTAAATCATTTACAATCTTCCATGTAAATTCTTGCCACTTTTGGCGGTCTTCATATGAAAGAGAATTTACTTCTGGGTAATGGGAATAATGTTCTTTCCAATTAATGTCAAAGGTTTTGCCGATGTTTGATAATTTATCCAGTGTTTCGTCGTATTTTTTATTCATGTTGATTTTTCCGAGACTCTTCTTCTAGGTATTTATTATAATCTTTTTTCCAAATATCTTCACCGAAAGTTTCTTCTATAAATTGACGTGGAGTTTTTTTAACTTTTAATGCATGTTTAACCAAGCATTCTATGTCATATGGGTCTCCCTCTTCAAATGCATCAAATCCAAGTAATTTTTTAGAAATTTTATTGCACTTGGATTTAAATAGTTGCTCCGTCATATTTAATGTTGAGGAAATGTTATAACTTGCCGATTGTCCATATAAATATTATCCATATCAAAATTATTATCGCCAGTTTTACATCCGGCTTCGGACAATAATATTAAAATTAATATGAAAAATAATAAAAAGTTCATAGGGGTGATGCTTTTCCGATTTTAACATAAAACCGGTTCACCAATTCAATAATTTCATCGTTCAATCTCAATTTTGCTTTCTTAATTAATTTCGTCGGAATCGTTTCCGTGCCATAAAATGCTTCGGCAATGGAACCGGCAATTGCTGCATTGGTATCAGTATCTCCGCCCAAATAAATTGCATTTCTAATTGCCGACTCATAATCCGTAGACTCCATAAAACATACCAATGCTTGAGGAGCAGTCACGTTACATCGAATAGAGGTCTTTGGAATTGCTCTTGCGTCTTCCACTGACATATCTAACATATGTCCAAATTGTTCTTCGACATATGCTTTAATTTCCTGCTTAGTCTTACCATGACGAGCCATCCAAATTGCACTAGTAATTGATTTTACTCCACGCTCAGATTCAGGAGAATTATGAGTCTGTTGAATGCTTGAGATTGCCATTTTATACATGTTATCCATATTAGATTCGGGAAACCTAGAATAATACATAGCAATTGGGCTACACCGCATCATACATCCATTAGCATAACTATTATTAACAGTATAATATTCGCTATCCTTGGTTTTAACCCATTCTTTAAATGCTCCACCATATCCTCTGTCTGGATATTTTACTGCCCACATTTTATAAGATGCAGCGAAGTTAGGAAGTGCCAGTATATTGTCTGAATTTGGCATTATTATTGATAATATCGTTTCGGCAATTGCACATGTCAATACAGTATCATCCGTAAAACGACTGTTAGAATAGAACATGTTAAAGTTCTTTGTGCCAACCGGACGTTTCGGGTATTGTGGGCTACTTTCATATACCGACCCTGCGATGTCGCCAATAATTGCTCCTATCATAGTTTTATTTCTTTCTTCCAAAAATATTTATATTTCATTCCTTCAATATCCGGTTTACAATTAATACAATAATAATCTCCAGCTTTAATCGATTCCCATTGATATTCATTTAAAAATGAATTTTCTGGCTGTATCACTTCTTGTAATTCTAAATTGCAACATGGACATCTCATATTATTTTAATAATGTTATTGGTGCATATTCCGAATCAATTAAATATTGGGGTTGGGTCTATTAAATCATTCCAATCAGATTTATTATCGCCAACTTCTTCAAATGCACGATATATTCCATGTTTATATAATTCAATATGAAGCATGGAAGTGTTATGACCTTGGATGTCAGGTCTTTCTTTTCCTTCTTTAAGGACTCTCTTTACATTTCCTATAAAATCCCCAGATTTTAATTTCTTTCCAATTTTCATTCCAAAATCAATATCAATTTCACCATAACAAACTACTCCGGATGCACCTTCTACTAAAACACATTTAGTATCATTCCACCACGGAGTTTGTTGAGAAGAACCAGTGAACTCTTCAATTCCTACTACGGTTCCAGATTCAACTGCATATACGGATGCCCCATCATTGGTATATAAATCAACACCGGTATGAGTATGATGTTTTCTTTTTGTTAAAAATGCGCCGGGATGTCCTTTAATTGGAATTCCAGAACAATTAGTGTTTTTCGAATCATCAAATCTCCAATGTAATGGGAAATGCCATTTCAATGAATTATTTACTTCTTTAACAATATCCGAAATATCAGCCAATGCTCCCATACCTTCCGTTTTGCAAGCCAACATTTTTGATTGTGGCATTACAATCTTATATCCCCAGTTGGTTAATTTATCCAAGTGTTCTTTAGTAACTGGATGTTCCCACATCGCTGTATTCGCAGCGCCGGCAATAATTAGGGGTCTATTCATATCCCACGCACGAACAACCGAGGTTAATAAGTTATCACATAATCCATTGGCAATTTTTCCCATTGTATTTAATGAACATGGGGCAATTACAAGTGCCGATGCTTGATTTCTTATATTAATATGAAGAACTCCATCTCCAGTTTTCCACTTGCTAGTGATACGTCCTGTCGTTGGGTCTTGCCATTGCCATTCGTCGTCATCAACATAATAAATTCCACCTAGTTTTTCAACTAACAGTGCCAGTTCCAAGCAATCTATAAAATGTCTGGCTGAGTTAGTAATTATAGTATCGACTATAAAATGTTCACTCAATTGAGTGACCAGCTTCTTCCATAATACAGTGGCAACGCTACCAGTCAATCCTAACAGTATTCGACGTTTCATAATTGAAGTATAGCAGAATTTATGAAAAAGTCAATTATTTTCTTTTTCGTTTAACATGTAGTTGATTTCTATTAAATGGATGTAATTTCTTGTTATAATGTTGTTCGGTTGGAAATTGAACAGTTGTATTTAAATAAATGTCGAGAAAATCCAAATACTAATTACAATTTTGCGTATGATGCTAGACGACCTATGGCTGGCAAAAAACACACTCTAGAAGCCAGACTCAAAATTAGTAATGCTGTAAGTGGATGTGGAAACGGTATGTTTGGGAAATCTCCAACTATAGAGCATAGACAAAAAATAAGTAATTCTAATATGGGAAAAAATAAAGGAAATAAACATTACAATTTTGGAAAACATTTAGACGAAGAACTTAGACGTAAAATAAGTAAATCAGGAACTGGATTAAAACGCACAGATGAAACTAAACAAAATATAAGTAAAGCATTAACGGGAAGAGTATTCACGTCCGAACATATACAAAAACTAAGAAATCCAAATATCAAACTTAGAGGAAGTAGTCATCCAAATTTTAACCCTACGATTTACAATTTAAAAAATACTAGAACCAATGAAGAATTTCGAGGAACTAGGCATGATTTTATTGAAAAATATAACATTCCATCCGGAAGATGTTCGAAATTACTAAATGGTAAAGTGCCAAGTATTAAAAAATGGATACTTATATAATTTGTCAACTAATAAATGTCAATGCTCTCATCCACGTGGAATGTTCCGATTTTAGTCGGGATTGTCTTTTTAGTGGAGGTGAGGTCGGTTTATGGGCATTCCGGAAATGTAATATTGGGCATTTGCAATGTTCAATGTTCTGGAATAGTTTTTCTTGTTTTGTTGTCATGGTTAAAGAATACCACATAACAAGCCAAATAGATATAAGGTATTATACCCATGGATTTGGATATTCAATTTCCATCCTACGTTTCATTTTTTTAATTATTTGGACAAGACCTTTGCGGTGAGACACTCTAACATCTTTAATATAATCTTCTTCTTTAATGAGTGGTATAATACGACAATATTCGTTTAATATATCATAGATAAATTCATATTCTACAGCAGTTAAACTTCCTTCGTCTTTATTTTTCATATTATCTTTTTTCAACATAACATGGAATACGAGCATATTCCAATGAATATTCTTTACACATCTCCAAGGCTTTTCTATGAGCAGAACAGGCTTCGTCAATGTTATCTGATTGTGCCAGTGCTTTTAATTTCTTTATCTTGTTAAATACGTCAAGAGTTACATTTTCATATATCAACGTCTCTAATTCAGGTTCGTTGGTCCCGCCGATGTCGTCTAACGAAGTATTATTTCGCAATTGTTGATTGACTGCGTGGCGAGTTGAATTGTGGGTCTCTTCGTAAATATCATTTAATGTCTGGCGCAAGTGAGCATCATTCTCAATAATATCATCTTCGGATTTATAGGTCGAAGTCAAATATCCGTTTAAAATATCCCGCTGTTCATATAGTCGTTTTCCATATACTTTATCATCATTCGACTCTTGCAATAAAAAGTATAACCAATTTAATATTGGAGTAGAACGAGCGGGGACAAATTTTCCATATGATGATAAAATCTGGTCGTCGTCCATTCCCTTGCTTCTTCCCTCGCTTAATAAATTTCGCTTTAATTTGTCCCCCTCCTCAATTTCTTTTTCATACTTTTGAGAATATGTTTGTGCCGAGGAGAGTATTTTAGTCTTAATTTCTTTTGTCTCTACCACTTTGGCGGCAAGACGTTTTTGAAAATTATCATTGTTTTTTAATAAACTGATTAGTGACGTGTTACTCATAATTTTATTTTTTTATTATTGATTTTTTAATTTATTTACTAATACTTTGACATAATCAGAAACATATTTTGGTTCTTCTTGTTCCGGCATATCAATTGCACGAATATCATTCTCAATATATTCTAGATAATCTTTATATATTTCCGCCGCAATTGGGATTCTATCAAGAGGAAGATTATGATTCTCATTATATAAACATCGCACGATAGGTAGAATTGTGCCGCAGAACCATTCAGATCGAATTTGAGTTTCTTTATTCGCCGCTACTAATATGGATGCCATTGCTTCTAAATTGTCGGCACATTCTCCAATTGCTTCTGGCGATAGTTCGTCTAATAATCCGGTTAAAGTCCACTTTCTTATATTTTCTTCTGTTGATCTGTATAACTTCATAATTTTATTTTATTGGTTGAATTGTGCGGGTTAATTTTCCTTGATAGGAGATATATTTCTTCGGTATATTATCTAGCGTATAACATCCCAGCGATGAAAATGCAGGGTCTTGAAATAGTTTGATTTGTCGGTCTTTTAATAGTTTAGTCATATCGACTATGAAAACTGCAAACTCATTTATTTTAGGATAGAATCTATCATTATTAAATAATTCCTTTATTGCGGTCATATTGTAAGCAAGATATATTCTTTCGGGATGTGCCGCCATTTTATTTTGTGACTTTGGAACTAAACCGATATTTTCTATATTTTCACGACGTTGATACGGAGTTATATGATAACCCACCTCATCTTGAAATTGCGACAATTCAATATCCTGAATATCTCTTATTGCTTCGAAGACAATGGTTATTCTATTTCCTCTATTTAGATATGAGATTAAATCTGCCGTAGTTGTGAATTTTTTATTGTCAGTTCCAAACCCAAATATCGTAAAATATGCTGGTTTCCATCCCCTGTTATTTGTTGATTTGATAATCCATTCAATTATATTAATATCAGTGTCTTCCGAATCTATTATACATAATATTCTATTATCTTGTTGTTCAAATCTAATAGTCGGATTTTTTATTCGTCTGTTTAATTCAATATTTAATCCTTCTACTGATTTGGTAATATCATGAGTCCAAATTAATCCCTCATCAAGTGATAATTCTTCATCATGTAATTCTTTTAATATATCGTTAAGTTTAATCATGTTGATTATTTAAATCTTTGTGAAATTCATATTGTTCGGAACATTGAAAACAATTTCCTATAACCGTTAACTTATATTTACATAAAGGAAAACCGGCATATTTACATTTAAATTCAGTATCAATATATTCAATGACGCCAGAGAATTCGTATTTAAATGGGATATTATCTCCAATTACAGTTGAAAAATATCCACTAACAATATCTCCTTCGTAAATTTCGACATTGTTAATATCAGTAAGTCCAATATACTGTTGCAATATAACATTATCATCATATAAATCGTTGGCTTTATCATACAACTTACCATCTAATCCAATAAATATTTTTGAGTTCGGATGATATGTAAATTCACCATAGAATGAATTCCATACTCGAAACTTAATATTTCTTGATTGAGTTGGGTATTTATATTCTGAAATCTCTTTCATTATTCGTTTAATTTGGTTGCTGGTGTAAGGGCAAATTTTAATAGATTCTTGGGCTTCTCGAAGGTAATTGGGATATCATCAAACATTGTGAATTCCGTTCCATTATCCAATTCGGCAAATGTTATATTCTTGTTTTATATTCGTTAAATATACTTAATATTCGACTCCAACGGTCTTCTGCTTCCAATTCCATTGCAACTACTTGTTTAATGGCAGCAATAAAATTAGATTTATTTTCGCTATCATTATCCAATCTTTCAATTTCCATGTCTGCTTTGATATTACCATAATCAGTTATAATAAATTGTTCTTGAATATTATTTCCACTATATACTAGTAATGATATACTAAATATAGGAGAGCCACTTAATATACATTCGTTCATTTGCTTTTCAATTGTGTTATAAGAAAACTCAAGACAATCTCCGGCAACTGGTGATTCTGACAATGTAGCACCATCACCAAATACAGTAATAGTTTTAGTTACTTTACTACGAAGATATTTTAAAATCTCTTCCTTGGTGCCCGTTTTAATTGTTATTTCATTCATAATTTTTTAATCTTTCTAAGGCTACTATGTCTAACTCAATATTTTTCTTTTTTTCCGATAAATAAATTTCAGATTCTGAAAAATCAAGTTGCAGTCCCAATTCTTTACATCGTTCAATCAATGGAATAAACCATTCTTCATCGGAGCAACTATAATCAAACGATCTTCCATGTGATATATTAATTCTCCCCGACCACCAACTTAAATAAACGTCTCCAAAACAATATTGATGGTATTTTTCAATGGTTAAATCATCTAATTTTTTCTTAAATTCTGCATCATCACATTTATCATCGCAATATACAATATGGTTTAACCAAGAAACCTTAAATATACAATTCTTTCGAATTATAGGAAGAATAAGTTTTAAATTTTCCTCTCGTTCTCGATCTCTTAAAGAGATTATGTCTCGCTTTAGTTGTGCTATTTTATCAGTGGTTAACATAATTATTGTTGATAATTAATAAGATGGAATTTTATCAAATTCTAAATTATACCGCTTACATAATTCTTTACATTTAATGAAAGCTGAAGATGCTTCTTCGACGTTTGAGTTATGAACTGCAAGTTTTTTTAATTTTTTTACAGTTGAAAATTGTTCTAATGTTAAATTTCCATAAATGATCTCGGCTAAATCAGGTTCATTAGTTTCTCCAATATCATCCACCGTAGTATTGGCTCTTAACAATCGGTTAATATCTTCTCGATTATGACAACTTTTGGTTTCTTCATATATTTCGGTGAGAGTGTGTCTTAATTGATCGTCATTTTCAATAATTTCATCTTCGGATTTATACGTCGATTGTAAATAATTGTTTAATTTATCACGTTGTTCGTATAGTTTTTTTCCATAGAAAGTATCATCATCCGATTCACGTAATAGAAAATATAACCAGTTTAATATTGGCGTTTGGCGAGTTGGAAAAAATCCCTTACCAAAAAAACACTCTTCCTCGGTTTTTCCTTGCCGGGTGCCTTCCGATAGGAGATTTCTCCTCAACTGTTCCCCTTCTTCGATTTCTTTATCATATTTCTGAGAATAGGTTTGGGCGGCTGATAAAATTTTAGTTTTATCTTCTTTTACCTCGTTGACTTTTTTAGCAAGTCTCGCTTGGAAATTTTCATCCTTTATTAAATTTATCAGTGATAGACTCATAATTTTATTTTATCTAATAGTTGTTTAACATAATTGTAACAATAATTTACTTCATAATCCAATCCGGTGTAGTATTCGTCTTTATAGTCTTTATATGGAATGCCAATTATATAATTTGTAAAATCGTTATATAAAAATTCTGCCGTAGGTATTTGTGTCAAAGTTAATTGATTATCTTCATTATATACCGATCTCATTATTGGTATGACACATCTGGCGAAAAATTCAGAATCGGGCGTTGTTTCAACTGTGTTTTTTACACATAATTGAGTTATCGCTTCCAGATTATTGGCACAGTGTTCGATTTTATCATCGGTTAAATAATCCAATAATCCGGTTTGCTTCCATTTTGTAATTATGTTATTATTCATATCAATTATTATAGTTTATTTTAAATCAAATGTAAACTTTATTTATTTTCGACAAATTCATATAAAGCTTTTGCTGCCTGTAAAACCTCACTAACAAATTCTTCGGTCTTAACCTGCCCGCATTTCGTAAGTTTAACGATTTCTGTGGCCGTATCTACTAGAGAAAGACGAATCTCATATGCATTTTTGTTCTTGATAATAACAGGTTCATTGGAATTTGACAATTTCACGTTATGAGGTGAAGATTTCTCCGATTTAAATTCTTCTTTATTAGTTATTCCGGCCAAATATTTAAATCTATCCTTAGCCCCATTCAATTCAAGTGTTCCATCCTTAACTTTAACATCGATAGGCTCGGCTTCAACTAATAATTCTCCGTTAATCGATACAGGAACTCCAATAGTATTAATAGGTTCCGGATGAATTACCGCATTAAATAATCTAATTTTTACAGGTTCGTCCAAGTCTTTACCCGATTCCGCTGTATATTCCGATTTTAATTCTGAATATAAAGTATCAACCTCAACTGAACTCAATCCATACTTATTGCATTCTTTCTTTGTTATAGGAGCACTTGATTTTTTAGTCAAAAACCACAATTCAAAATCTTTAGTAGAATCCATTTTAACAATGGAATGTTCTCGGATAATGTTAGGATTATTTAATTTATCTAATTGTTTATTAATAATTTCTATATCTGCCGTTGGTAATTTAGATAAAAATACAGGTTGTTCCGTAGCAAATGCCACATTTAAAAGGGTGGCACCCTCAACCGATACGTAAGCAGGATAAGTCTTCATATTTTCATGGAAATTTTTATAAATGTCAATACTGGCCGTAACAGTATTATTTTTTCTATCATCTAATGATTCAATGAAATTTGACATATCTTCTTCTGCCGAATACTTATTAATGGAAGAACTTAATGTGGTTAATTTTTTATTAAAATCATCATTGAATTTATCATAGTTAAAATTACAGTATTCTTGAGAGTTATCATTTTTAGCTACTACTTCTAATACTTTCATAGCTTCATCGTAAGGATTTATATATGACATTGTAATTTCAGATTTTGGAAATTTGTCAATAGAAGAAGTTGTTGACAACGCAACGGTATGTTTTTTAGAACCTTTTTTCATATTTAATGTGTGTATGTGTAAGTTGAACGGTATTGTTCAATCTTAACTATACATATCACTAAAAATAGAAAACCCCTAAATTATTTATCGTTGGCATTGCCAAACTCATGTCGGAGTTAGCATCGTGGTTGAATTGTAATATTTTAAATATATTATCACACTCATGAACTACCCATCCCCTAAAGGAGATGGGTTTCCTCTTTCATCCAACTCTTTTTGAGTTGTCCAGAGGCTACTTCGGGTTGTCCCAACCCTAGTTTTTTGATATTGTTTGCTGCTAAAATGTCTCTGTCATGTGTTACTTTACACATCGGACAAGTCCATTCTCTATCTTTCAAAGTTAGAGAATGATTTATGTATCCACAAGAACATAATTTGGATGATGGTTCAAATCGTCCAATTTGGATGAAGTTCTTTCCATACCAATCACATTTGTATTTCAAAATGTTGGTAAACGAATTCCATCCTACATCAGCAATTTGTTGATGTCTCATTTTTTCAAGGAAACGATATTCGTCTCTTTCATCAACATCTTTATTTTCCATCATATCCTTTGTAGATAGAGTTTCCATACAAATTGTCTTCACTTGGTTATCGTGTGTCAACTTATGACTTAACTTGTGGTGGAAATCTTTTCTACAATTGGTTATTTTTTCGTGTGTTTTAGCAACCTTTATTCTTTGTTTGTTTCTATTATTACTTCCTTTTGTTTTCTTTGATAATTGTCGTTGTTGTTTCTTGAGTTTTTTGAGAAATCGTTTTAATGGTTTAGGATTTTCAATCTTTTCTCCGTTGGAGAATGTAGCAAAGTGTTTCAATCCCAAATCAATTCCAATGGTTGTTTTTTCATTTACTTTTGGATTGGATGGAAGTTCTTTCCCATCTTCAACCAAAATAGAAATGAAGTATTTGCCTGTGGTAGTTCGTGAGACATAAGACGAAGATATGTCTCCCTCAAATTGTCTGTCAAAGACACACGTAATTCCTCCAAGGAACTTTGGAATGATTACTTTTCCTTTTTCAAAATCCACTTTAGTATTTTGTGGAATACGAAACTTTTGGTCATTCCTCTTACATTTGAATTTTGGATATGCTACTTTCTTTTTGAAAAATGAAGTGTATGCTTTATCCAAATCCTCAAGTTTGGACTGGATAGAAAGAGAACCGACTTCGGCAAGCCAAGGTTGTTCACCCTTCTTCATTTTTGGAAGTTCTGCTTGAAGTTCGTATCTTGAGAGATTTGTTTTATCTTTTTGGTAGGCTTCCATTTTCTTACCTAATGCCCAATTCCACACAAATCTTACACATCCAAAATGCTTCTCCAAAAGAACTTTTTGTTCCTTGTTTGGATATATCCTATATTTGAATGCTCGTATCACAACAATACATATCATTGACTTTTAGAAAACATCAACTTATTTTCTAAATTGTGTCAATTCATCCCACCCGCTAAAGCAAGTGGGATTTCTTGCCACGAAGTCGTTAAAATTTGCCAATTAAAAAAATAATTAAAGATTTTTTATGTTTTTCGTAAAGTCGTGAATATGTTGCAGTATAAGAGTGATTGGAACGGAAAGAATTTTCTAAAAATAGGAAGATTCGAACCATCCAGTAAAATGTGTAGTAAGTGTGGATATACTAATCATAATCTATTATTGAGTGATAGAGAATGGGAATGTCCAATTTGCAATACTAATCACGATAGAGATGTGAATGCAGCTAATAATATATTAGACTTTTCATTTCCTAAAACGGAGTTTTTAAAGGGTAGGAATTACCCTATTGAAACTCAACTGCTTTAGTAGTTGGGTAGTTCACGACGCCATCTGCAAATCATCATTCCCATATGCTCCCATGTAAGTTGCGTCATAATCATTTATAATATAATTTAATAATGAGGTTAGTGTTGGTAGATGTTTGACACTTCCCGATTTAAAATCTATACGAACACTGAAATTGGGATTTATGAGAATGGAGTCGGAATTAATTTTATTATGGTATTTATTATTGGAAGTATTCCATATAAATCCCTTCTCGGTCAAATATTGTTCATTGGTAGGACTTAATTTTTTACCGCCTACTTTTCCAGTTGATTGTTTATTGGTTGGAACTGGTGTTTTCCCAATAAATCCATTGTCATCATAATTATCGGCTATATATTGGGTCATATCATTAATTGGCTTACTCAATTTAATTCCGGCAAATTGTGCCGATACCAATACTGATTTATCATTATTAAAGAATGTAACGGTATCATTATTCTTTCTATGTTTATAATAAGTTATACCGCCATTATTTAATACTTCAAATCCACGGGACACCATTCCCATTTCATCTCCATCCGTTAAACGTATGGATTTTGGAGGTGTATTCAATCCAACGTGTAGAGTATAATCTGAACTTGAGGTTGAATTTGGAGGAATGACCGATGGTTTTTTAGTATACATCTGGGCAGTTGTAGAAGTTGTGCCTCCATATATATTGGACGCATATGTATTTCCGCCATAATATGGGTCCCAATTACCATTAACATCATAATGTCCTTTGGTGTGTTGGTCGGGACTCGCCTTCTGTGTAAGAATGGGCGTTGACGGAGGGGGCGGATTTAAACTATAGTCTGCATTATGTATTTGTGTCGGTGTTAATGTATGAAATTTTAATTCGGTATTTTTCTCGGAACATCTCTTGAATAAGTCGTCAAAGTTATTAAATGTCTCTATATACGCCATATCATATCTAATTCCAATTGCATATGTCCCATCAGTAAATGCCGCCGCAGTTAGCATTTTCGGTTCGGCATTACCATCCGTATCTACGACATTAAAATTGGCAAATTCCAGTCGTTCGAAATCCGATGGGCGAATATTAATGGTTAAAAATTTAAGTTTTTGTTCTTTTGTAAAGTCAGTGACGGCTCGACGAGCGGCATACATCGTATATCGAGGCAATTTTGTAATATTGTCACCATGTTCTTTTTTAAATTTTTCAATTGCTTCATTAAAATCATGGAACACCTGTGCATCGGAGTCATCGTCTGTGTTTATAGTTATGATGTTATTTTCGTGAATTTTTAAGTTATATTTTAGTATTTTAATTTGGTTGTCTTTATTTTTATATTTCACGCTGGCACTATAATTCGTCCCATCCATGGTATTAAAATCTAAAGAGTCTAATATTTTTTTCTGCTCCGGAGTGGCGTGTATAGCAGGTGAATTTATATATTCTTCCATCTTTCGCTCATCTTCCGGATTACCCGGTAAATATACCAAACACCTATTGATTAATTGTTTTATAACGGGCGAAACATCTTCCAAATATCTGGCAACGTGAGTTACTCTGGCACGTCTATCCAAATCCCGTTGAGGAATAAATAACCCTCCCTTATTTAACATAGGACCGGAATTATGTGCTAAATCATAAATGTGGTCAATAGCAGCCGATATTTTTTCGTAATTATGAGATTGTAATTCGGGCATTAACTTAATAAAGGCAGTCGCTCCAGTTCCCCATGCTGGTCCACCATACGAACTTTCGCTCCATGCAATTTTGGAATAGGCATTTTCAATGTCTTTCCAAGTTAGTTTGGAGTTATTAATTGCATGATTTATTTTAGCCACCACTTTTGAACTTATCTGTCCACCAACCGAATAATCATCCTCGGTTAATAGACATATTTCGTTTATGAAATTCTCATTTGTGCTTTCCGAGTCCCAGAAGGGGTCATATTTTTTCCAGTAATCATCTTCGGTGTCATCGGTTGGTTCTGCATCGGAAAGTTCTGGGTCTTCTTCCGGTTTATATTCATTATCTGGTTTAGGTTCGATTTTGTCTAGGTCATCGGTAGCATCTGGTTCTTTTTCGGGTTCTTCCGGCTCCGGAACATCTCCAGTGCCAACATAATTATTATCATACAATGCGGAGAACTTCAGGAGTCGTTTGACCGACTCTTCTTGTCCTGTCATACTCGGCAAATATGTTTTTACAAGTTTATTAAACCTTTCTTTTGAAATTGTCGTTTTGTTTGGTTGTTTTTCCAGATAAATTGTATTTCTAAATGATAGCCATTGATGTGATTTATTAAAAATATGCCTTAACTCTTGGACTAATGCCATTCTCAAATATCCTGACAACTTGGTTCCCAATATTTTTGTAACTTGTTCGAATACGTCATCAATAATAACTCTTAATTTATGAGGAGCAATTTTACCACCCATCATAGGATATTCAACATCATCCCAATTTGTCCCCGCCGCAAATCCAGCACCAAAATTCGGGTCGGTCTTTGCTGCATGGACTTTTGCACCGGTTGACATGGGGAGTGGCGTTCCAAGAATACGATGTAAGTATTCCATGGCATAAAAATCGTAAAATATACGTTTGGAAGCAGTAGTATCACCCGTTTTCAGGAGATTTATTTTCGGAGGTGTATATCGCAATCTCTCAACCAAGAGAGAGGCTAACAAAATTCGACTCATGATTATAAATATGAGATTAAAAGCAAAAACCCATCATAAAATGGTGGAAATGCTCGGAATTGAACCGAGGTCTTGAATACTAATTCATAACGATACTACATGGTTATTTCATTTTAATTTAATCTTGATTTTTTTAATGAACAATACATTTCAAGCATTGATAATTTATTGAGTTATCAACGATCATATAATTTTAACTATATGCGGTTTACTCACTATTAGAGCAATAAGAATTTTAATGAGTATCCAGTCTTATTTCGGCAACTAGACCAATTCTAATTCGGGCGTATTGATTTCTTCATTCAGAAAGAATGAAAAATCCAACGCTGCAATCTGCGCTAGGCGGTTTGCATTTGGTTTTTAATTATATTTTTAACGAGGCCATATAATAAACCCTCCCCATGCATCGTTATGTCAAAGAATTCGGTCGATACCATTACATTCCCATTAACATTAATAACTATAACAAAATTTGGCTAAACTGTCAATTAAATTTAATCCCAAAACAGAATATTGGGGATAATAAGTCATATAATAGTTTAAAATAAGTTCGTAGTTCATAGTTCAACTTTCCATTTATCAATTGCCTTTACCACCTTTTTTAATTCTCTCATCTTTCGTTTTGCCGGTATATATCGAAGGTCAGCCTCAACAGTGTCCATGTAATCTTCGGTGATTTCCTTGAGTTTTATCAAGAGTTCTTTTTTATCTTTTTCAAATGGCATCATAACGTGTGTGTAGTATAACCGACTTAAATATAAATAGCAACCTCTTTTATCAAATTTAAATAATTCTTGACTTCTCCCGATAAATCTATATACTTTCACAAAATTATGAATAATACACCAGACCAAACACTCAACCCATACAAGTCCAAATTTAAACTCATCTGTGCATCTAAATGTAAAAAGTATGCGTTGGAGTCGGCGAAAGTTAATCGACCCACCAACAACTTTACCAGAGTATCCCATGAATTTTTGGTTTCGTGTGAGAATGCCTTGCGGCAAATCATCGACTCCAAGGTGAAGTCACACCCATCCAAGGGAAAAACTTTAATGCAATGAAAATACTGGTATTGTTATCGGTGGGTTTTTTAACTGCGTGTTCCTCGGTTAAATATGATAATTCAATTTTTCATTATAGCGTTCCCCAAGAACACCAGCCAAATTGTGTAGTTGGGGCGTTTTGCATGTATGCAAATGAGATGTTAAATGTCAAAACCTCTCCGTTATATTGGCAAACCAACAAACTGACAAAATTGGAAGGGACTGGAGTTGAATTGGAAAATATTATACCGGCATGGAACCGAGTGTTTATAAATTCGCCGTTAACTTGCATATATGACTCGAAAAATTCCGATTTAAATATACATATAACCTTTAAACGGCCTTATATGTGGATTGGAAAATATAGCGGTGGCTATCATGCTTGTTTGATATATTTTCAATCCAACTCAGTAACCTATAAACATTTTATATATTATCCATTGGAACATACTAATTATATGGTGACAGTAGATTATATATCTTTCTTTACCAATACGCTCCAAATTTATGATATCATCGGAACAACTAACAAAAATTAACTCTAAATTTCCATGGTCAAACTGTATATCGGTGTTTCAATTGGGGGATGACTCTGTCAAATGGAACTTGATAGTTAAAATTCAGAATTCGATGGGGCATTTTGAATGTCTATTATATCTTAATAAATTATCAGGTGTATTGGGCGGAAAATCTCATGCCTTGGCGACCATCGAAGACCGGATGTTGGCCTTATACGAATTTAGCACCGCATGAACATGTTATGGATAATTTGCGGCGGCATATTTATTTATTTAATTATTTATAATAAATAATCATATTTATAAATATGATTATTTGTTTAACCCTATCAATTTTAATATCCGTGATATTGGTCAGGCAGTATTATACGAATAAAATAAGAAAACTTAAAATTTGCAAATTTAATAATGCTTGCACAAAATACAATAAGAAAGATACTTCCGAAGCCTTAAAAACGAGTAATTCAGTTAATTATATCTGACCAAGATACCTCTCCTCAATACGATTTAGAACTTCAATCCGCCGTTTTTTCGGCCTCCGGCAAACGCCGATAACTTTTCAATATAATAAGTCGGCTCACCCAATCGATAGTAAAATAATAGATATTACTCCCAAGCGGCATAAAATACCATGGCTATGATTATCCATAAAAATATCGGCATAATCAAAGAGTCTTAATTTCGGAACCAGTAATAGGAAAATGACCATCCAATGGAATATTCCCTGCGGCATCATGAATTGAAGTATTGAAGTTACTGATAATTTCTATATTTCCACCACCAACATCCAGAGACCAATCAGATTTTGCATAAGAACCAATACGTTTCGTAGTATTGATATCGGCGGCATTACAATACGACATAGTAATATTGTTATTGGGGAATATAGAGTCATCAACTACCACACTTGAAGTATTTATCTTACATAACTCATCGGTTGGACTATTGACATAACTAAAAGCCGTCAATTGAAAATCATTGGAAGCAGACGCTTGAAGGGATGCCGAGGCCAATATGAGCAAATCATCCACCTTTTTCTTATAATACCTCAATAAGTCATTTTTATTCTTATAATCCTTGTTGGTAGAATAGTATTTCGCAACGTTGTTCCGTTGTGCCGCCTTCCGTTCTGCTTCGGTATGATATTTTTTTGCTCTTCCCATAGGTTAATCTCGTGATTTTAAGTTCCAATAGTCAATTAGACCAATTATAATTATAACCGATAACAGTATTTGTATTATATCATGAGTAGTCATGCGATATAGTTATCCCATACCAACAACCACAATCGATAAATTTTTTTTCGTAATTTTTTCAATGACGACCTTATTACATGAAAAAGCATACCATTAAAACCCATATTTTACAAGTTATTTTATAATTTAGATAATGTAAATGGTTGATTGAGAGAGCCACTATCAGTAGAAGATATCCCATTAACCTGTTCATGATACCGCTCTTTATTTTTATTATTAATATCATCCCGATTCTTCCAGTAATACTTCATTTGTCTTTGTTTTCTGGCTTCGTCTTGTTGTTCTTTAGTTGTATATTTTTTAGTTCTTCCCATAGTTTTATTTAGGTTATATGTTGTTTTAAAATTGCAGGTATGTTATTTAAATCTTTATATGAAATTCGCAATAGTTTAATGTTATTTTTTATGGCATATTCATCTTTAAGCTTGTCGTGTAATTTTAATCTAGCCAATTTATCATCAGATATTATATGGCCTTTAATGTTATTACATCCAAAATGCTGTTGTCCATCAAATTCTATTAGTAAGTTATGATATGGAATATAGAAATCATATTTTAGTGGTCTATTCATATCACTTCTAAGAGTGTCAAATGTCTGTTGTGATTTATGTGCTATTTTATTAATACTTAAATATGTAGAAATAGCCAATTCGCCTTTAGATAATTGACAGATAGGACATCCCTGAGAATTGAATATATGATTTTCTGGAGTTTTCCAAAAATAACTATCATGTTTAATACATTTAATCTGGATACTCTTCTTGCTTCCTATATACGTCGAATCCGAGTAATCATATAAATCACCATGTATTTTTCTGGCTCTAATAATGAACTCGTTGAGAGTTAATTTTTCGCCGCCAAAATTTCCATTATGTAGTTTATAATTTCGTCTTCTATTACATTGTCTACATTCGCACTTGAGAATTGTTTTTATATTGCTCATAATATATAAATATATTGAGGTAGAATAAAAGTAGTATAAATAAATTTTATTTTCCAGATTTTTTAGTATATAACCTAATTAGACCTAAATTCTAACCTATTAAAATCTTTATTTCGAGTTATTTCATTCTACATATATTCTACTTTTATTTTATCTAAAAGTGATTTGCGAATAGTGAATATATAGGGGCCGGCTGGTGCCACCCCCACCTTCTTTCGACCAGAAGCAACCCTAATATACCAATACGGGTAGGGTATCCTATTTTAATCCTACTATATAGGGTAAGTGGTTACATTATTATACTTACTATAAGGTAAAATAAAAAACGCATCAAATGATTATTCACTTGACACGTTGTTTGAATTGTGCTAGGTGATTAGACTATGCCGATTAAGTTAATGTAATTGGGGTTATTAGTTTCGGGAATATACTTGTCTTCTTCCCGACAAAAGCCAGTGGTCAAACCTTGTCGCATTTGATTAATTGTCTCCGCAATTTCGGCATGGACTTGTGACATTAGGGAAAGCAATTCCCGTTGAATGGACTTGGATTTAACTGGCATATAATCCATTTCGACACCGGCTAATGTATTGTCCACCGTTTCAATTAAAAACGTGTCTAATGTGGCGTCTTGCTCGTTTAATGCGGCATTGGCTTCCGCTTCCGCTTTCATGTCGTCTTCCGCTTTCAATTGGGTGACAATATCCAATTGCGGATTGGCAACCGGATAATTCTTGCCGAATTGTGATTTGACTTTGTTTTTTGAACCTTTAGGGCGTGACATATGTTTATTTTGTTATGTTGTTGACTACTTTGAAAGTGTGCCGGAAAGTATATTAAAAGTCAATTAAATAATTGGATTAAAAAAATCCAAAATATCATAGGCAATGTAATTGTCCATTTCAATTCCACGCCAGACGTTATTGCCATCGGCCTTTTCCGACAAAAGGCTATTTTGCCGGGCAATTTCCTTATCCAACATTAACCAAGCTGCCGGTTTCAGGATTTTAGCCCACTGGATTGCTTGGCGAGCCTGAATGATTAAGCCGGAAGTTTTATCAAAATTGGGGACGTTTGTGTTATTCATATGTTGGTTAAAGAATAGGTTATTTTTATTAAAAAGTCAAATTTATTTTGAATTATTTTGTAGGTTAGTTTCTCCCCTACTTTTTAATTGACTTATGCCGGCGGTTGGATTAGGAAAAACTTGGAACGGGGACGGCAGCATTCACGATTTTTATCCTCGACATTTGACAAAGTGATTTTGCCGACAAGTCCCGATTTGAACATCAGCACACTAACCACCGTGTAAATCGTCGCATCGGGGTAACGGTCAAAGCCGAATTGTTCCCGGACAGCTTCAATAATTTCGGAAATAAACATTGATTGTGCAATGGCCATGTTGCGGAGCGGCGTGGTAGCAACATCAGCCGCAAAAACGGCATTGTTATTTTGGAGAATATCAATGACAAGATTTTCAATGCCGTTGACGCCTGTCTTAACATTCACATAGTGATTGCGATAAACGAGCGGCACGTTTTTATCATTGAAAATGTTATTGTTTTCTTGCGCATTGTCAATCAGGCCAGTGGCAAGAGTAGCAATGAATGATTTTTTGGACTGTTTAGCTTTGGACTTGGCGGTTGTTAATGTTGTATTCATATGTTGGCTAAAGAATAAACTATTCTAGTTACTTTGCAAGGAAATAAATAAAAAAATACAAACTATTTACGATATCGTTAAAACATTGGAAAGTAAGTATAACATTCGTATTACTGGTTGGCTCGGTGAAAATAGGCAATAAAAAATCTCCTAAACCTTTCGGAATAGGAGACTTGGAAATTTACCGGAGATTAGGACTTGGCAAATTCAACCTTGTCAAACCCGTTGTAGTTACGGAACTTCTTCTGGAACAAGGCATTCGGGGCGATGGGCTGGTTCGGCAGCAATCCTTCATTGCCAGCCGCAATCACGAAGGTTGACTTGAACTGGATTTTTTCGGACTTGATGGCGTTGATAATGTTTTCAACGGTGGCAGTCTTGTTCTTGCCAGCCACGATTCCGGCTTGCTTGGCCACGTTACGCAATTCGGCTTGCGTCATAGTGCGGAGGGAGATGAAAGCGATGGCAGTGGAGTTGTTATTGATTTTGGTCATATGTTTTTGTTTTTTGTTGTTAATGTTGACTGACAAGAAAGAATATATAGATTTTAATTAAAATGTCAAATGATTTCGTCAAATTTAATCCAGATTGTTGTATCGGTCTGGTCGGGTTGGTCGGATAAAGTTTAATTTTCATAATTGAAATTATAGGGATTTTCAGATTAATTGCAAGATAATTCGTAAATTATTTTTTGAAGTTTTCAATTGACAATAGTATCTATAATATTCGAGTCTCTCTCGGTGAAAGTGACCCAGTAAAAATAAAACTCCCGCTGCCATTTCTGACAACGGGAGACAACATTGCATAAGCATGGTCAACCGACCTTTGTTTTTTGATAGCCTGTTCCCGTGACAATCCTCGACGTTTCCAGTTTGGTTTTCTTGCCATGGGAATAGTATATCTATTTGAAATGGAATGTCAACCCCAAAATTATTCCAAAATCCACTGTGCCATTTCCTTGCCATTCTCAAACACAAAAATTCGGTGGCGAGGATAATTGTGGGACACATACTCCAACGCCGTCTTAACCGATAAGAAAGACGATGTATAGTAACATAATTTAGTCGTGTTTTCCAAATTTTGGTTTGCGTTTATAGACTTTTTTTGATTCGAGTCTCTTTGTTACGGGATTAAGCAAACCCCAAAATTTCCTTATCTTGATTGGCATTGGTTGTTTCATATATTGATATAAATATATCAATTTCCCCGGAAATGTCAAATCTTATTTATTACCAATCCAAGGGGTAACGTGGTAAAGCGTCAACCACAATCCACCAATGACATAACCGATATGGTTAGAATTTCCATTACCATCATCAATATACATTTTAGAGACGTGTTGCCGACCAATTACAGAACAGAGAGACTTACGGGGATATTTACCAAGATTAAGATACCGCTTACCGTATTGGTCAACTGCAATGATTTGTGTTGTCATATTTAAGAGTATATCTATTTTAATAGAAATGTCAATGAGAAATTGGATTAAATTCTTCGGACACACAAAATGATTCATCTCCGTTTCTGGCATAACCAAAATCATCCAACTCTAATTCAGGGAAAATTGTTCTGAAATAATTGATTGCATCCTTGATATAGAGGCAAGTATGTTCTTCCAAGACTTTATTGCCACTCTGCCAATTACCAATTGGATACAATTTAAGGAGTAGAAATTTCTTCATATGTTGATAAAGAGTATGGAGATTTTTATCTAAATGTCAAATAGAATTACGGTTTTCCTGATACTCCTTATAGCGAGCAACGGCAATTTCAACGTCATCCCTATGAATTTCCATTGAATGATAATCCTTGCTATTGCCTTTAATTCGCAATCCTTCACCAAGCATGGGATATTCATCCTTCCAATTCTGACAAAAGTAACGGCTGGCATATTGACATTGTTGCCCCCATCTGTTTGCGAGCAACATCACCAAAATCTACAAAATCATTCATATGAAAGAATATACCTATTTATATTTTAATTGCAAGGATTATTTCAAACTATTTTCTATTCTCGAATGACGAATAGTAACTCGAATATTATAGATACTATTTCAAAAAACGAAGTCTCTTCCTCACCTTCCGCATTTAGTATACTAAATTCAATTAGAAATAGCAACAACAAATCTCACTTATTTTACACTCGACTTTATATTTATATTCATAGCGTAGAAAACTATTAACAATTTGCAATTCCCTAATAAGTTCTTCAAATAAGAATTCTACGCTTATCTTATTAGGGAATTTGCTTTGCAAAAGCGTAGAAAACTTATGTCATATAAAAATAAAGAAGATGCTAAAGCATTTCACAGAAGATATTATTTAGCCCATAGAGAAGAAGCTTTACTGAAAAGTAAAGCGTGGAGAACTAACAATCCAGAATTAGCCGCAAAGCAAAAAAGAGAACATCATATTAAAAATCGTGAAGTATTACTGGCAAAAGCTGCTATTTACAGAAAAAACAATAGAGAAACTTTATTGGAAAAGAGCAGATTAAGAAGACAGAAAAAACTTGACAATTTAGGATTTTCTGGTATAGAACACTGTGAAATTTGTGGCCGTAATAAATCGGAATTTAAGAAAGGATTAGCAGTTGACCATTGCCATGAGACCGGAAAAATACGGGGATTATTATGTTATTTATGTAATACTAATCTATGAAGATATAGTGATAATATCAAATTATTAGAGAAGTCAATTAACTATCTTAAAAAGCATAATACTCCACAAGAAACTAATCCAGTGGAGTATTATATTTGAGATTTACCGTTTAACCACAATTAGTCCCCTCGCCCGCAATTTTTGAATGTTGTTAAGCGTAACTGTGCGGACAACTGGCTTAAACTCGTTAAGGGCAGAACTAGCGTAGAAATAAGGCTTTAGGGCATCATAATCAATCCGCTTTCCAGTTTCATCAAAATATCCCGTTTCTTCCGTTTTCTTGGACTTGGAAGGATAATAAAACAGATAAAACTTTCCATCATCTTTGGTTTTATTAACCCGAATTGGGGTCATTTTTCCGTCGGGCATATAAGGAGCGTGCCAAGAATCCGCCGGAATGTATTCAACTTCACTTGCGGCAACGCCAAGCAATGCTGCTGTCTTTTTTTCTACGGCACGCTTGTAATCTATATTCAACCATCCTTTAACTATGGCCCGTTTAATAACGCCTTTGAAAGGACAAGTCTTTTTCAATGTCGGCTCGGTAATTGTTTCGGCTGAAAAGAATTGACTATTGGTTCCGATACCAGTGAGAAAATCCACCATTGAAGGAACGGACATTTTAAGAGTTGTTTTCATATGTTGTTTTTTGTTAATGTTAATTGTTACTGACAAAGGAGAGTATAGAGATTTTTATCTTAAAGTCAAAAAGAAAATGGATTTATTTTAATTTATCCATATTTTGCCATTTATAGACAGTTTCACAAAATTCATAATTAAAATCCCGCATATAGCAAATGCCCTGAAAAAATCCAATATGGTTACTCAAACCCCATGCCAGACTTTTCGGTGAATCTGCTAATGCAATGGCAGACTTTTGGCAACCCGAATCAATGTAAGCAATCAATTCTTCAAGAGTGCAAGTTTTGTAATTCATATGTTGATAGAAGTATATCTATTTTTATACTAAAGTCAATTACGATCTATGGAAAAATTAATTCCATTTTTATTCCATCTTGATTTATGCCAGTCATTATGAACAATTTCAAGACATAACTCGAATGTGAAAATGTTAATGGTAGTTATTACATTGTAATAATCCCAGTTACAATGAAAGCCAAACCATTCATATTCATACCGATTGCAAACTAATGCCCACGGCCATTTTGGATTGTGAAATAATGTTTTCATATGTTTCTAAAGTATATCTATTTTAATTCAAATGTCAAATAAATTTCAAATTATTTACTTTAATGATATTATAGTAACTCGAATGTGATATTTACTTGTCGGTGAAAATAACAATAAAATTGCCGATACCTTTTTCAAGATACCGGCAACCAACATATGACCACCACCGGAATAAACAAAAGGGAATTTAGGTAAATCAATCGTGTGATTATTATACAAATTGCCGGTGAATAGTCAACGAATTTCGTCAGGAAATACAAAAATAGCAGTGCCAGCGTGTAATTCTTTACAATCTTCCAAAAGATTTACTGCGAGATTTCCGCTCTGACAATAATCTACAAAGGTGCCAACTCCCTTATGAGCAGGATTGTTGTCCAACTCAAATCGAATGACATCACCTTTAACGTAATTAGTTTTCATATTGGTATTATATTTAAACTCGGTGAGAAGTCAAGAAATTAAATTTTGTTCGGATTTCACTGAACCTAACTTACTAGGTTGTTCCAAGGGTAGAGACAAGTCGAACTCTACATTTTCCCCAACGGGCTATTTTCCCATTAAATTACCTCGTCTATCGAACGTGGGAACTCATAGGGAAATTACTCCTATGAAACCACTTTCACTGGCCGTGTGAAATTATAAGTCACGCTTGAGTTTTCCGTTTGCGAAACATCCACTTGACACGGATTAAATTGGAAGCCTCAGTAAAGATTTTAATTTTCATACTTTAAGTATATCTATTTTAGGTTGAATGTCAATCCAATTAAATTATTTGTCCCAGTAATAAAAGTATTCACCACCGGCTTCCGTCACTGTGTGGAGATAAACCCGATATAAAATTCTGCCATTGGCATTTGTGCCGACGACTTCGGGGTTATTCAATGCCTCTTGATTGGCATTGTTGACGTTCTTTTCGTCACTACAACCGGCAAAGAATATCATTGCCGCCAGAAATAGAGCTAATCCAATGGCAAGTTTCATTTAATCGAGACGAATAGTTTTTTCATGTGTGAGTATTATACAGAGTTTTGATTGATTGTCAAGTGTGGGGATTAAATCCATGTTTATCAAAATATCCAGCCAATCCTTCGCCGGGCCGACGAACCGTGGTTGGACGATTGCCGCCGACGGTAGCCAATATGATGATAAACGAATTCATGTAAAGAGTATATCTATTTTAATACAAATGTCAACATTTATTTTTCGACCAAGAAGACCAATAGTAACTCGAATATTATATATACTATTTGGAAAAAATAAAACAAAAATCCACTTGACTTTTTGGGTATTAGTCAAGTGGGTTGAAACTGTTTATTGATTAGGCAATCGCCTTTTCAACCTTGTCGCCAGTGCCTTTGATGCCGTTCCGGTTGTAGTTGCGGAACTTCTTCTGGAACAGAGTGTTTTCACACACCGGCTGGTTCGGCAGCAATCCATTGCCCTTGCCGATGATGCCGGTAATCTTGAACTGGACACTGCCGATGGCAATGGCAGCGAGGATGTTCGAGCGGGTGTTGCTGGCCGACTTGCCAATCTGCAAACCGGACTGCTTGGCGATGCCATTCAATTCGGCACGGGTGAGGGTGTCGAGGAACATTTCGGCGAAGGAGAGTTCATTGCTGGTGTTCATAGTTTTGTTTTTTGTTTTGTTTTAGTTGTTACTTACAAGAAAGAGTATATCTATTTTTAATTGAATGTCAAATCTTTATTTATATTCCCAGACAACTTCCTGATACTGCTTGCCGTCTTGGGATTGTTTGATAATGTGGAGATTAGCCTTGTTCAATTGAGAAAATTCAATGGCATCTTCCAATCCTTGATGGTGGACTGGAAAATCAGTAGTCCCAAATTCAGTGGTGACGGCGTAATTGATATTCATATGATTATTATACTTATTGGCTTGCAAATGTCAATTAAATTTCACTGCAACATGAAAATCCATTAATGTAAATGGACAATTCTTCAAGTAGAGTTTTTCGGGGACAGCTATCAATTGACACCATGATTGACACAGTGTTATGAATTTTGTCATAGGTAATGGCATCATTCGAGAATAGATAGAACCGGAAATATGACCCCATACCCTTTTTAAGAGCAGCAAATTCAACGTCAGTCAATTCAATATACCAAGAATGTTTTTTCATATTTTTCATATAAGAGAGTATATCTATTTTTATACAAATGTCAATGATTTATTTTTGCCGGATTGTTATCAAGTAACTCGAACAATATAACCAGTCAACCAAGTATTAAAAAACCTCACTTATCTTTGCTATCAGATAAGTGAGATTGTTATTGACTTTCGTTAAATTGCCGCCAGCAACTTGCGACCCCGTTCCTCAATTGCCGGAAGTGCATCACGGTCGGTGGTCAACAGATTGTAAAATTCCGACTTGCTATCGGCATTGTTGCCAAATTCCGATGAAGCAAACCGGCGACCAAACGGAGTCTTGGCAGTTGCCGAGCCGTGAGTCAGCAATTGAGTGTAGGCATTGAGCAAATCAAATTCAGTCTGCCCACGATTGGCAATCCCGTTAGTGTGCAAGTGAACCAATTCCTTCACGGTGTTTTCACCACGAGTGGACATTTTCAACTTGTCGCCAGCCTCAATTTCAGGCGTAATGAAACCAGCGAAAATTTCCTTGGCACGATTTTCGTTGCATTCATTGGCAGCAAGGCCATCCATCGCCGCCTTAAACACCGCAGCCATGCCAACAGCCTTTTCCACTTCGCCCTTGGACGCTTCCAAGCGGTCAGAAAAATTCTTGGTTGCCCGTTCGTGAAACAGAATTTTACCCGATGCACGAGAGAGAGATATCGTGTTCCAGCAAACCGGCAAGATGCTGGAGAGTTCGCATTGCGGCGACACAGACCTGTCCAATCCACCGGAAAAATTCAACTGGAAATTAGACTGGCGACCATCGCCAACCGTCATTGATTTCAGTTCGGAAAGAGTGACGCCGATAAACCAGAACGAGCGATTCCAGAGCATACCGATACTGGAAACATCGTAATTGGTTCCGGCCAATTCACCAGCAACCCATGCCCACGCTTCACGAGGCGTAAAGAGAATGTAAGTTCCCCGCTTGTCCTTTTCCTTGGCTTCACATCCGGCTTCCGTTTCGTCAACAATCGTCTCACCACAGAAAGGGGGAGCGACGGGCAGCATATCATCCATGGACACCGGCACATGGAATTTACGGTTGCCAAACACCACTTCCTTGCCGCCATAGAAAAACAGCGGCATGGCTTTGATTTCAGGAAAATCTTCCAGCTTGGGCTTCCCAATCTTGGTCAGCTTGTGCCATGCCTGTGTTTCGGCAATTTGAAAATCACGTTTCGGGTTATAGATGCCATGTGACATAATGTTTTTGTGTTAATTGTTTTTGATGTTTGTTACCAACAAGAAAGAATATACGCTTTTATTTTAATTTGTAAAGGTTTATTTTGTTTTATTTTCATCTAGTTCTAATTATGTCCAATTTCTGGACACCTTCTGTCCAGTGGAATAACTATAACCTTCGTCTTACTCTCGGAAATAAAAAACTCCCCTTTCGGGGAGTTAGTTGATTTTGAATTGATTGTCAATTACTTCTTGCCCTTTTTCTCGGCAAGTGCCGCAGTCGGATTTTCCGTTGTCAGTGCGGCCAGCTTCTTACGCTGGTTGGTCGAGCCATTGGGAATAAGCGACTTCACTTTGTCGGCATGGGACAAGGCAGCGTATTCCGCATTGCGATTTTGTGCCTCAATCCGCTTTGCGTCCCGCTTCATATGAAGGATGCGGCTGGAATAGCCATTGGTTTTCAACTTGCCAATGTGCTTATTGGCCGAAGTGCCGAGTGATGCCGATTTGGTTTGGGGGTATTTTTGTGTGCTCATAAAAGTATTATATAGATTGTTTATTGATTGTCAATGAACATTTACAAAAATATCAGAATGTTCACCGTCATTCCAAGGGTCGTTATCAACCTTAAAATTCAACTCTGTTTTAATAGTGTAATAGGTCGACCTCGTAATTTGAACTGGGTTGCCATTGATAACAATCACCGGAACAAGTTTCCCGTCGTGGCGCAACCGAAGTTTCTTTTCGCCCTTGCGATGCTGCCGAGTGGTTGAAACGGTAACATTAACTCGGTCTTTCACATTGGGATAATACTTGATAAAGATGCTATTACATAAGGTTATACCTTCCCTGGAATACCAGGAACTTCCGTAGTGGTTGGATACCCGTTTCAATTTAAATGTTTTTGTCATATGCAAACATTATAGAGATTATATTTCCAAAGTCAACGGGAAATTTATTTTCTTTTTCAGTTGCTATTTATAGTGTAGAATGTATATTGTATGGCATATGAAAATTTCACCAACTACTCAACTTGAATTGATGAAGATGCGTCGTCGGGTAAATATTTGGACGATACTTATGATTGTTTTTTGGTTGACTTTTTGAATTGGATAGGTATAATAATATCAATATGAAAAATAAACAATACACTCTCGGCAACGTCACCTACGGATATTCCCTTCAATCAAAGAAGTGGGAATTCAAGATTAATGATTTTACGTTTTTAACAGCCTTGAATGGTGGTGGTAAGGTCGGTGAAACCGTGGCAAGACTTATTGAGGCTGGATATGTTCGACTTCAAAAGAAAGGCGAGGTTGGAATTGATGGATTGGCAAGGGCAAATATCAACTTGGCGATTGCTCGACACAATGCGAAGCAACTTGTCGGCAGAGATTAATAAAATATTCTTAACTATGATTTAATTTCATTGCATTTATATTTTTATCAACCCACTGAACATTCCCTTCAACATACCCCTTTAATGGGTCTATTCTATCTAATGAAACATTATATCGTTTATATCAATGGAATTGAGTGTGATGAATTGATTAAAGCATCCAATCACAATGCCGCCGAAAAGAAAGCGGTGAATTGATATGAAAAAATATATTCAATGGTTTGATGATAAGACTAAGGCAATTCCAGTCACTTCCGAGCCTTTAGTCGGTGAGTTTGGAGATGAATTAATGGATTTCCAAGATTGGGAGCGATTAGGATTTAGAGTTATGGATTGGATGGATAAATATCCAAACGGAAAAATCATTTATATCTGGCTATAAATAATCTGACTTGCGGTGAAATTGATATGACTAAACAAGAAAATATTAAAATTGCTGGCGAAGTAATTAATTTGCTCCGAAAGAATGGAATTGTGATTGAAAGTCCATACGATGTTGAAAATTGGGCTGAGGAATGGTTAACCAATCATTCCAATCTTTTTGAGACTAAAATGTTCAAAGAAGAATAAATTTGACTTGTTGGTGAAATTCTGCTATCTTATTGGTATTATGAATGAAATATATCAATGGCAGTTTAAAAATGGCAGCAAGACACCTTTGGAATTTACCACCTTTCCATTTGCGTTTCGTGCAATGTATAACCTAGTCCGGCAAGGAATTGATGCGGGGAAACCTGTTGATACTTCTGGATTTGTGATTGTAGGACCTAAAAATCCAAGGGGTGAGCGTGTGAGATATGGTTATTTTGCCGCTCTTGAGCTTGCTCGTTCCGGTGGCCTTTTGAACCAAGAGGGTTACATAAATGGTAAGGAATTCAAGAAAAAGTTTTGACAATCAATAAACAATCAGTATAATCTTTTATATGAATAAAATACAAATCCCCGAAGGCTGGTATCAACTCAATCCCGAAGAACGGGTTCGTGAAGGCGATAAATTTTTCCGCCCCTCATTTGGTGAATGGGAGCTATCTGGAAATTATCCCAGCGGACAGCAATCCACTGAATATGTTTATATTCGCAATGGTTCACCCCCTACCCCGTTCAAGATTGGCGATAAGGTTGAAGTTTCTGGCAAAACCGGAGTAATTCATGGTGAACGCACATATCTGAAAGCTGGTTTTGGATACAGTATCAAGTTTGATGAAGCGATTGAAAATAAAGACTTGGGGCATCTTTATGTTATTTCTATTCGGGAAGACCTTATCAAACATCAAGAAAAGCCAATTATGGCGGCTGGTTATGAAGTCAAATTTGAATCTGGTCAAATCAAGGTTGGTTGCCAGACCATTTCAAATGAAGTCGTGAAACAAATTGCGGCCAAGTTGAAATAACATTTGACTTTTGGTTTTTAGTTGATATATTAGTTTCAGTTGATAGCAATATCACAATATCACAATTCGCCAATTGCCGCAGATGCATCTGCTAATTTAAGAGAAAATACCAACGTTGTTGGAGAATGGTAAAGCGAAGATTTTCGGGAGTGTAGCTCAGAGAAAGAGCACCTAACGTGGAGTTAGGAGGTCGCAGGTTCAAGTCCTGCCACTCCCACCAGTTTTTAGAATTCGGATTAACAGTCAAACCGTTCGGCTACGCAAATAGACCGATAAACAATACTGGTATCATTTTGCGATGATATGTCCAATTAACTAGATTTCGATAGTGGAAGTGGCTCTATCGGATGAATATTTTACGGATAGGTCGATGTGCGAGGTGAGAGTCCTCACGAAAGATGTAATGGAAGGTTTGCATGAGTAATGTCAGTGGCATTAATTAACTTGACACGAAAGTAATAATTGAGTAGTTATATTCAGTAGAAAACATGGGTTAGAGTCCCGTGCTATCCACCAATTTGATTGAAGGATGTTGTGCTAAAACCACATCATTTAAAGAGTAGGATTAGACCGGATTAATTGGAATGAAATCCCATATCAAGCCAATTAACATAGTCGGTCATAATGTGATAGTAGTAGTGACATGACATGGATGAGATGGGCTACTACCGTGTCTTTAATGAATTAACAGTTGAGGCGAAGTATCACAAATCCTTTTGGCTTAGATATGCACACTTCAATCATTTTTTCTTTTCTATGAGAGTAATTATAATACTACAGTTACTTACTGATAAAAATAATCATTGACAATTAAATAAAAATATCTATAATCTCTTTTATGAATTACTATTACATCAAATTTACCAGATGGAACGAAACATTGGGAGATGAAACTGTTTATGTTCTATTGGAAACTAAAATGGATTATCCCAATTGTGACTTGGTAAAATTTGAAGCTGCTCAATGGAAAGCATTCTGGAAGCAATATCCTCAATGGGAATGTAAATATAATTCCAAACATCTTCCACAAACTAATCTTGAAAAACTTGGAAATTATTGGTCAACTCCCTCGGCTGGAAGGATACATCGAGTCAAATGGACTACTAAAATAGAAGAATTAAAATTGTGTTGACATTTAGATATAAATCTATATTCTTATTGATATATGAGACTCTACTTTTCAAGACAAGACAAAGATAAAAAGCAAGTGTGGCAGCTTGGAAATTTGCATGTTATTTCCAACAATCATATGATTTTCTATGCCGACAAACCATTTACCTGCATATTAAATACAGGAGAATTTAGCGGGGATGTCTTGGAATTGAATATTGATAAATGGTTTATGGATTTTAATCAACTTACAATTCAAGGATATGTAAGAGTAGGCGGAAAAAATCAAGATAATAATAGGTTTGGAGTGGATGCTTATTCATTTTATCAAACAATACCGGCGGAATAACTTGACAAATAGATTAAAATCTATATCTTAATACTATGAAATACATCGAACATTTCTATATTCCCGGTTTGAGTGGATATGATATTTCAATCAAACATGGGTCATATCAAGAAGCAGCATTGAATGGTATTTTCTATTTGAAATTCCTCAATATGGTGGATACCCTATGTTTGATGATGTATATAACACTCATCAAATTGAAGATATGATTAATTCCGTATTTACATGGACATGAGAGAATACATTGAAGATGCCATCATTATTCTCCGGCTTATAAACGGAAAACAATGGGCAAGTGAATATGTTCGATTGAGAATGGAATTTCACCGGCTGCATGGTCATGGATTGATCCAATCCACTTGGCACGGAGTTGATTTCTTCGATAACGTATTGAAAGAATTGAACGGTGAAGATGTCGGTGAACCCAAAGGTGAATTTAGAAACAATTTTAAAAAACTCATTGACTTTGGTAAACAATAAAGTATAATAATTTATATGAATGAAAAATCTTTTAGTCACGTTTGCCGACATGGAACTGTATTTACTGCCACTCGCTGTGATTTTCGGGGTGGGGTGGTAGTCAGTCACGTTCCCAAGAAAGAATTGCTGGCTATGGACATGGCTGAAATGATTGGGTATCATGCCGGTGTCATTCATCCCTTACTCAATGGGTTTCGAGGGTATGACTGTATTTCATTTGACTTTCGCAAGTGACTGGGTATAATAGCTTATATGAAAATCAAACTTGAACTAGATACTTCCGAGTTTCTATCCAACAAAATATGGTTTAAATGGATTGGAATATGTATCTTAATTGGTGTTTTTTCTCGCCTTATCACAATCGGTGAAATTCAATATTGGCTGGTGGCATTCTCTCTTATCATCTTGGCCGATTTGAAACTTAATCCATCTAAAGCATGAATAAAGATATTCCGCCCAATTCAGATACATTAGAGAAAATTCCATTTGAAAAAACAATTCCCGATGTATCTTGGTATCGCCATAATACATGGGAAAAAGGGCATTACAAGCGATTTCGTCATTATATGACCATGAGCCAAAATATTGACGGGTTTGAATTCTTTAATACTATCGGTGAAAACTAATATGACCAAAGAAGAACGTAAGAAATATCTCATGTCCAAGCACATTGATATGAATGACCCTATCGGTGAATTGCCAACTTCAATTGTTGACATTGAAGATGAATTGTCGGTGAATGATGGCTATCAGGAACATCAAAAAACAGCCACAAAGAAATTGACAAGTGACGAATAATTGATATACTTTTTATATGAAACATAACATTGAATTGGACGGAAAGAAATACGTATTGGATGCCGAACGTGCTATTGCCCTTGGGGTTCTTGCCACGCAAACATATCGTTATAGTGATGTGAAGCAAGGAGATGTCTTTACTATTGGTGAAGTTAAGGATTTGAAGAAGGAAAGAAGTTGACATCTGATAATAAAACGGTATAATGAGTTTTAGTTAATTGCATATTTGGTGGAATGGCGATGTGGAGAAATTTGGTAAACTCAGCATTCTTAAAAAGTGCCGGCTAACGCCTTGTGGATTCGACTTCCACCATCGCCACCAATTTCGAGCGGGATGGATTAACTTCCGCCCGCTTTTTTCTTGCCCTTAAGAGTAAGTATAACATATTAGATACTTATCTTATTCTTCTTCATAGGAAGATAATAAACTTTTTATTTGACTTCTATATAAAAATAGATATACTCTTTTATATTTATATGAAAAAGAAAAAATTGCCGGTCGTAACCTACGAAACTGTCATTACCATTAATGGCAAGGAACATGTTCAATCTTCAACTTCTTACACAGAGTCAGTCGGTGAAGCAATTACCGAGGGATGGTTGGAAAATAAAGCATCCGAAATTATCGAATATATCAATGAAAACGATTGACATTTAATAAACAATCTCTATCATAAGCATATGATTACATTACAGGAACGGTTTACATCTGGAGTTGGTGGATTTGTTCCGCCATTGAATTACATTCAACTTACTCGAAATGATAAGGTAGCGGTCTATCAACGATCACATTCGGATGGAACTATAAAAGATTTTGAGACATTCCTCATAAAAATTCTCCCAAAAGGGACACAAGTATTTCAAACAACGACCGAAGATGATGAAGAAAAATATGCGGCAACATCGTCATTTGGACGTATTGCTTGGTCATTTCACGGAACGAACGGTAAGCAAGCCGCAATTAATAAATTCAATGAATTGAATACGGCTCAAGCGGTGAAAGATGATGAGGAAACTAATGAAAGTGAAGTTACAAATTCTAATACTACGTTTATTTTTCCGGTTGGTAAATTTTCCACGAAAGACTTTGCCGAAACCAATCATTGTGAGTATATTACTGCCTCGTTGTTTATCAAGTCTGCGGTGAATGATGGCACAATTAAATCCGCCGGTTCGGAACGTAGAAATGTCAAAGGAAAAGCAACTAATCTCTTTGAGAAAGTTTAATTATGAAATCAATTCCAAAAGTTGGTGAATGTATTAAATACGTTGAATCGTTGGGATATAAGTTTGATTCATACATTAAAGGTAGTGGATATTTCTTTCGTATAATCCGACCCGAAACTCGTCCTCCCCATAATTGGGAAATGACGTGGACACTTAATGAAATGCGAAATGCGGTGAAAAATGGTTGTTAATTTTATTGACTCTTCGGTGAAAATGTAGTATATTTATTCTTGTTGGTGCCAATTGTCTAGAGTAATTTCTTTATAAGAAATAAGTTCTTGGTTAGAATCCAAGTAGCACTACCAATTTTGATGGCTCTATGGTGAAATTGAATATCACATGGCTCTTCTAAAGCTATATTCCGGGTTTAAATCCCGGTGGAGCCACCACTACTACCATTTTTAATTTGTTCTTTTATAATTTGATTGGCCTGAAGCTTAAATCTTTGTATAAGCTCTCGACTCATTGAAATTGGTGACTTTCTAGGGAAACCTAGATTGAAAATTGTGTAAATTCGGTGAACGGTTTAATATCCCAACGCCGAGCGAAATCTAGTAATAGAGACGTGTAGAGACTATAATCACATACCGTAAGATTTTATCACGGTAAAGGCATAGTCCAGCCCACAAATACATATTATGTAGCGGCGAAAGTCGTAGAAGGGACGAATCGAAGGATAGCCGGGACGAGTGCCGGCCAGGCCAACCAATTTAATTTTGAAAGTGACACGGTAAATGTCCTAGAGACAACGAGAGTAGAATATTCAATGGCTAATGGACTGCTGTTACTCTGTTAAGAAACCCGTAAATGCTCAGTCCATAAGGGCATCGCAATTAAACGTTCGACACTTTCGAATCTTTTCTATTGACTTCTAATTAAATATAGATATACTCTTTTATATGAAACATAAAACGATTGATGAATTTACTGGCCCGCCGGCTGGCACCTTTAAGAAATTCTTAAATATGAAAAAAATTAAAGCATTACAACTCCTGCAAAAGTCATATTCCCAATCCATTGAAGAAAATGGCGATGTTGATAGAATTGAATTTCAAGGTGGCGTTGAAGAGATGTCATTTGATATTAATTCAATTGCCGTTTCTCTTTATACCGACAATGAAACTTGTATTTTTGAATATCATTTCACCAAACAGAATTTGATTGATGCCAAGATTGAAAAGCATAAAATCACTCTTAAAGATGTAGATGATAATGAAGTTGGTATCTTTTGTTATCATTCTGTGCCGTGTGAATTGTAAAATTATTTGACATTTACGGGAAACGTGGTAATATTTATTCTTATATGGCAAAAAAGAAATCCAACAATAACGAACCGGAGAAAGTTCCTTCACCTAATCAGGTTAATCCGTCACATGAAATGGATGAATTGGCTAAACAAGGAACTGCTCTATTAACTCCTGCTGATGAAATTCCTATTCCAGTTAAGCCGGTGGTAGTTGATGAGAAAAACATTTATGTTCGTGCTAAAAAAGTTATGTATGATGCTATGCCGCAATGGCGCAGAATAGAGTTGGATAAGATGTTTGAACGTAAAGACTTTGATAATAGACATTACGCTCAATTCATCAAGGACCTGAATGTAAAGGCTCAATGGATTGAAGCGGATGATGAAGAAAAAGCAAAGAAAGCATTGACTCCAGTTAAGAAATAAGTATAATACCAATATGAAGAAACCATACGTTTTGCCAACCATTGCATCGCAAGAAACGGAAATTAAACTCCTCAAAGAATTGCTTTATATTTCGATTGAAGCATTGCGAGAGTGGTCAAATGATGAAAGTTCTGACCTGAAAGAAGTTGACAGGGCAATCAAGGAAAACGAAATCAATTTTAATAGTTAATTTGGGGGTCAGTCTTGGGGTTGGATTAACGGTAGAGTATTAATTTATTCTACCGTTTTTTATTTCTATCGGTCTTCCTAAGTATCTATAATGAAATACTTACCATCCGTCGGTGAGACTCGGTGAATTTGGTGTCCTATTTTGATACAATAAATAAATCAAAATTCATTTGACATCTATTAAAAAATAGATATATTGATGTATATGAAAAATACAAATCTTGAAATTGCCGTGTATGATTTAGTTGGTGCTATCAAACAAATTTGTTTAGGAAGCATTGAATATGTTGTTATTAACGACTCTGTTATTTCTTTAATTTATAATTGGAATAGCCATAATGCCGATATTAAAATTGATGTTGTCAATGAAACGAATAATTGGAATAGGATTAAAGACGAAATTATTAATCAATAAACATTTGACATTTAATATTAAATAGATATACTCTTGTATATGAAAAACAAATTCCCAATTGGTAGTGAAGTAACTGCAACTCCGAAAGACGGAGATTTTGCCAACGAATTCACCGGTATTGTTGTTAGTCACAATAAAGGATACATTCAAGTCCGTGACCAAGATGATAATGTATTTGATTGTGATGAAATTCAATTGACTTTGGAATAAAAATTGATATACTCAATTTATAGTTAAAACAAAAAACAAAACAAAACAAACATGAAAAACAAAAACAAAAAGAACGAAGTTCGTGGCGTCGGTCGTCCCTCCGCTACGATTAACTACCCCAACCGTAAATTCACCTTTTCCGATTTGAAGGCTGAAAATACTCACGTTACACCGCTCTGCCTCCGCAAGCATCTGGAAAAGGATGCGTTGCTCGGCAAGAAGTCGCTGATTGTGAAGTTGGACGAAAAGCGTCCCACTGAAAGCGGCAAGGGTCGCAAGCTCGAAGTGTATCAAAAGCGTTCCCGTCAGGGTATTGGCTCGGTTGCCAAGACGGTTAAGCCGGTGACGAAGACCGTCACTGTGCCGGTGGTGGCGATTGCTACCCCTGCGGCTGATACTATCCCCATCCCTACCCCCACGGTGGAGACGGCTACGATTGCAGTTTCGCCCACGTCGCCCGAAATTAAGGCTCTGGCCGATGAATTGATTGGCAAGACTCCGGCAGTTGCCTAAACAAGTAAATTACATTAAAACGCTACTCTTAAATGGGTAGCGTTTTTTATTTGACATTTGTATTAATATAGATATACTCTTACCCATGAATATTGACCTATCTAAAATAACAGATATTGAATTTGACGGGATTGACCATAAAGATTATCCTGAATATTGTAACGCATATATTAATAAAGCGTCAATTGAGATTACCCTACAAGAATATAATCTCTGTCAGGGTAGCAATCAAGTTTCCTATGATGGAAGATATTACAGAAACTTGACTGATACCGAATTGGAATATATTCAGGATAATCATGGAGATTGGGTTTATGAAAAACTTTGGAATTTTATTCATTAACATTTGACATTAGAATAAAAATAGATATACTCTCTTATATGAAACTATTAAATGTTGGCACCGACTCTAAAACAATCAAAGGTGAAGTGTTTGGTTATTACACTGCTATCTTATATCTTGCACCGGCCAATGAAAGCGGTGAAATTAATACTTGCCCCAATGCTTCAAATGGTTGTAAATCCGCTTGTCTCTACAATTCAGGATTGGCTGGGGTATTTCCTACCATTAAAGAAGCAAGAATTAATAAAACTAAATTCTTTGTTGAAAATCGCCAAGGATTTATGGAAACTTTGATCGGTGATATTAATAAATTAATTGCTATGTCAAAGCGTGACCAGATGACTGGTGTTGTGAGACTTAATGGCACGTCGGACCTTGCTTGGGAAAGTATTAAGATTAATGGTAAAAATATCATGGAGCATTTTCCTGATATTACCTTCTATGATTATACAAAGTCTATTTCTCGTATGATGCGTTTTCTTAAAGGTCAATTTCCTAAAAATTATTATTTGACTTTTAGCCGGAGTGAAGATAATTATGAAAGTTGCCGGAAAGTTTTGCGGAATGGTGGCAACGTCGCCGCTGTATTTCTCAAAAATCTGCCGGAAAAATTCATGGGTAAAACGGTTATTGTTGGTGATGATAGCGATTTGCGCTTTAATGATTTGAAGAATGTTATTGTCGGCTTAACGGAAAAGGGAAGTAAAGCCAAAAAAGATAAATCGGGATTTGTTATTAAGGTGGCATTGAATAAATTGAAAGTTGCTGGTTTTGTGGATTATTCTACGCCCCTGAAATTCAGCATGAAAAAGAACGGAATTCAATTGACAGTTGCCTAACAATCAATATACTAATTTTATGATTAAAACCAACGAAAAATATTACCGGTATCTTTACAAGCTACAAAATAGCGGTGAAACCAATATGTTTGGAGCCGGACAATTTCTCCGTGATACATTTGGAATTGACCGTAAAGAGGCAACAGAAATATTGACTTACTGGATGCAAAATTACGAAGAAATTGCCAAAGAATTACACATTGACATTTAACAAACTATCAATATATTAATCATATGAAAATTAAATTGCCGGAAGGCCATGAATGGCGGGAAGCACAATCGGCAAGTTCAAATGAAACCTTATTCATTTGTAAAGTGTGCCAAGCATCATTTACCCATGATATGATTGATAACTCAACTCAATTTGAAGATGGTATTAATGATGACTGCGGTGAAAATGAAGAGCAAGAGTGCGTATGAAATATAAATCTCTTAAATCATTTACTCTAGCGGTGAACAAGATGGCTCGTCAAGATTGGAGAGTTCATCACGATTTTCCGGAAAGAATGATGGAATATTATTGGGAACAGAATTATACTCCTCGTCAAGTATTAACTCAATTGGCTACGGATGCCGAAATGGAAAATGCAGCAGAAGCGAGAATGTCTTAATTTATGTATAACTACACACTTGAAAATGGGAAGTTTCCAGACTTGACCGAAAAACAATTTTTATACTTGTTTAATATTGGCGGATTGATATACTCGGTTGGCTATGGACATTGTAAATTTGCCGATGGAGTTTGCTATACTGATATTGAGCTGGCACTGAAAGGAATTCCCAATGACTAAAAATTATATTATTGTCGGTGAAATGACTGGTCATGAAACTGCCCTATACTGGGGTAACAATTGGGAATGGATTGAAGATTTTAGTAAAGCTCAGAAATGGACAGATGAAGTTCTCCGTTTGGAATTGCCAATTGGTGCTACTGGCTGCATGGAATTAACTGAATTCGATTGACAAACAATAAAAAATAAATATACTCTTAAATATGAACAATAATTACGACAATATCTATATCGAAGTTAGCAACAATACAGAATGTTTGGCGGCGATGCTCTTGCTATCAAAACTTTCAGGTAAAGAAATTAATGAGACCTCACTTGACGCTGCGATTAATAATTGGTCATTCTATAATTTTGTAACCATTACTGGTGGAAATGTGGTTAGGAAAGTAGATTCTTATTCTGCCAAGAAGATTGTTTCTTTCAAAGAAATTGGAAATCTTGATGTGCTCATAAACGCAAAGGTAGAAGTTAAATTAAATTCTACTTATACCGCTATCGTAACCAACGATACTGTTGAAGTTGGTTGTCAGAAGTTTCCTATCTCCATCATTGACGAATTGGTGAAAGCCCGTAAAACGGTGCTTGACAACAAGTAAAATTTAAGTATAATTCAAACATAACAAAAAACAAAAAACAAAAATATGGAAAACATTATCTATCAACGCACTCGTGACCGTAAGAATAACCCAAATGGGGTTGTGATTGCTATGAAACTTAAAAATGGCAAGGGAGTTAAATTTGGATGGAGTAAGGCCAATTTTAAGGCTGGCGACAAGTTTAACCTTCAAGAAGGTTTGCGACTGGCTACTCAACGTGCCATTAAGGGTAGCACCAAGGAAATTCCACACTCTATTCAGAATGATTATACCGATATGGTAAATAGGTCCGTAAGATACTTTTTTAAGGGGACATCGGTGAAAGTTGTTCCTGTCAAATCTTAAATTAATATGAACTCAAATAAATATGACATGGTCATCGGAACGTCAAATGTTGCCGAAAAATTGGCACTTGGAGCCTTGCTCAAGTCGCTCGGTGAACCTACCCATTCAAAGTCGTTTGACCCCGCTACTACCGATGCTAGATATCTCAGTGTAAAGTTTATCACTGGAGAATGGGTGGGAAGTAGTTCGCAGTCTACCATTACATTTTCCGACTTCATTAAAGCCGAATTTAGAAGTAAAAAAACAACTGTAAAGTTGAATTCGGAATATTCTGCGGAATATATTGATGGTAGTGATTTTGTGACGGTTGGATGTCAGAAGTTTCCGGTGTCGGTGATTAAAGAACTGGCCTCAAAACTTTCTTGAAAAAGTATTTGACAATTATTGGAAATCTGATATATTGTCTCTGTTGGTCGGTGAAAAGGCAAAAGTAGTTAAACAGGATAAGTAAGATTGCAAGCCCTTCAATCTTTACCAATAATTAAAATTTGTGTAACAAAAACGGCGTGACTGTCGCTTACAAAAAACAAATATATCCACTAGTCAGGATATACAACGGGACATTTGATATTAGTCTCGTCGGAACGGAAGTAATTAGCCTAATCCGAATTATAAAAGAACGGTTTTTATGAGCAAGTTTTTTCCATAGGAAATAAAACTGCTTTTTAAAGAAAAGTAGTGTAGTTTATGATAGAAAAACTCCTATGGAGTTCTACATTATAATAGGTTTACTATTTCCTACTGAAAATAAAAAAGCGGTGTTTTACGGTATTTTTTGTCCGAGTAATTCAAAAATACCATTAATTTTGCAGATTGTTGTAATCCGGTAACATATGAGGCTCATAACTTCATGTTCACGTTCAAATCGTGGTCTGCTACCATTTTTCCAAATTGTTCCTCTACAAATTTTGGGTTGTATTTCCCCATATCTTTAATGATATATGGAGTATATCCCATTTTCTTAATTTCTTCAATTTTAATATTATCTCTATTTTGAACTTGTTTAACCGAATGTTTTTTTGTTATTTTTTCATAGTGCCATTTACCATTCCACAATATTGCCAATTTATAATCAGGAAGTATAACATCAGCATCCCAATCGTTAAACATTGGTTCGTTGGTCAATACAGTCTTAAATTGTTTCTTACATAATTCGGAAAAATAAATTTCATTTTTACTTCGCCTACTTTCAACTTGAACTTTAATCGAGTTCCTACCCATACGGGTATAGTGACCATTAGATTTCATACTATCAACTATACATTTTCGACAAGTTTGCTTCAATCTAATAGAACGTCGGAGTTTTGCCCATTTTTTATATTCCATAACACTATTACAAATAGGGCAGTTTTTTCTAAATGGTGGAAAGTGTTTGGTTAATGTTGCTCGAATTTTTTCTTTAGTTGTATCAGTCATACATATAAATATATAACCACCGACCTTTACGTTGAAAAATCTTTAAATATTATTTGACAAATAAAAAATTTCTGATAGTATGTTGGTGTTATTAGGTGTTCATCTAGTGGAAGGATACCGTGCCATCCAGCCGGTTACGGGAGTTCGATTCTCTCATGCTTAATGACATATTAATTTTGGTTTCTCGTAAGAGATTATCCAAATCTATGAATGAAGTCCCATTGAGGTGTATCGCAATGGAATAAATTGAAGGATAAATCAGATATTAACTAGGCTCCTTCACTAGCTGAAATAGATTAAAAACAGTCTATTAATACCTTGTATAAGGAATTATATTAATGGACACCATTTAAGCCGGTAATTAATTTTGATTGATATTTCATACTATCAATAAGATTTAGTTACTGGCTTTTTAATTTTACTATGAATTCTGATATTATAATCTATTCGGATGGTTCTTGTTCACCCAACCCTGGTATTGGAGCATGGTGTTGTATTATTAAATTTAATGGTAATGAATTAATACAGACTGGAACCGAATTAAAATCTACTAATAATCGAATGGAAATAATGGGTATCTATCAATGTTTAAAACAAATTGTGAAGTATGGATATAAGAATATTAAAATAGTAAGTGATAGTAAATATCTTGGATATGGATTACGATTTAACAGTATCCGATTAAATAAAGCAAAAACTCCTAATTTAGATATATGGGTTCCCCTTCATAAAATAAAGAAAGATAATAATCTAAAAATTAGATGTGAATGGATTAAAGGTCATATGGGACATATTGAGAATGAAAGATGTGATAAAATAGCTACTCAAGTAAGAAATGAATTTAAGCGGCAACAGTCTTTATTATAGTAATAATCTTTCCAAAACCTCCCCACCCTCCATAACATTATGGAAGTTGGAGGAGGCACACCGTAAGACTTAGTTTATCCTTGACTCTTACCATTATTAAAATAATGTCCCTCGCAAGGTATAGTTTTATTTCAAGTCGAACTTTACTAGCCAAGCTATCGCTGTCTTTGTGTTTGTGATGATATAATTATCCACTACTAGCAACTGGCTTCTCAGCTTCTTAACGACATTCGATTAATAACACTCAAGCTTCATTTAAATTCAGTCCACTTGATAGTATCTGTCGTATCTAAACAACATATTATAATCGAGAGTTTATTGTTATAGGATTGCCCTCTGTCCTACTAGTTCATTCCAACTATTAAGTATTTAATTGAGTAATTGTAAAGTTATAATTAGTTAAGTATAAAAATAAAAAATTGCGTATTTTTGTTGATTAATTGCTTAAAAGAATCGAATGATAGAAGACCAAAAATACGCAAATTCAAATTAAATCATTCAACAATTCTTTTAAGCAAATATACATATATGTTAGAAATTCTAAAATACAAAAAATCTTAAATTATTTTTGACTTATTATAGTTTAACCATTCCAGTTGAAGTAGAATAATAGACATCAGTAATACCAAACCGTTTAATTATGGATTGGCAACCTCCACATGGTTTACTCATGGCAATCTGTCCTTCATTATTGTGCCGGATAACAATCATAGAATATTTTGATAAATCATCCTGTTGCATTTTCAAACAACTGTCCAATTCTGCGTGAATTCCAACCGTCTCAGTATGGTAAGGATGATATTTATTGAAGGGATGAGTGCGATTTTTATTAAATCCAATCTTTACTATTTTACCCTTAAACACAATAAAAGCTACATGACAACTCCGCATTGATTGAACCGTAGGATGGAGAGCTTTAGCAATATCAATGGCTCGGTTTAATGTTCTCAAATTCATATAAAAAGTATATGAATATAATACTAAATGTCAATTATTATAATTGGGAATCGTATGGGAAGCAATTGGCTTGAATAAGGAAGTAGAAAAGAATGCAACTAATTTTACTTGTGAATGTGCGGCATCTTTACGGAACTTCATTTCCCAACCAGTTCCTTGTTGGTCATTGGGATTAGCATCAGCTAAAGCCAATAGTTCTTTAGCCTTAGTCTTAATTTCCGCAGCATTGAATATATTTAGCTTACCATGTCTATCAACGACAATATATAATTGAGCCTTGGATTGTAAGTCTCTACCTTCAATATCTCTATCCCAATCCTTGATTATCTCATAGATTATGTCAGACCCCGATTCCCGTTGTTTCAATTGAAAGGATAACTTACCACCGGCTTTAGGAAGAATGAAGCCATCAATTTTATCCTTCATGTCATTTTGAGTAGTGGGTTCTTGTATATTATACCCTTTACTCCGAAGAAAATCAATAATTTCTAATTCTCGACTCTTACCAAGAGTAACTCTAGTATTATAATCAGTTACAGTGTTTAACATAGATATAAATATACCTATTAATTATTAAATGTCAATGTTTATGATGCTTGCCGCAACCACAATTGTCATTGTGCATATCTTTATTGGGAGATTTCTTCATATTATGAAGATATAAGTCTAATACTACCCCAATACCAATTACCAACACAACAACAATATCAAGAATAATATCTTTCATAATAACAATATAAGATTTAGAGATGGATATAACTCAAAAGGATGGAAACTACTTGGTTAAGTGGGCAGTGTATTTTTGTTGTATAATTTCAAATGCTTCTTGCGGTTTATTATTCCTAGTGTATCCCATAACTTCAACTTCACATTTAGGATTGTTACAATATAACGACATTCCATATGAAATATCATTTGGATGAAAAACATCACCAGTCTGGATTGCTAATTGGATATTGCATATAGGGCAAATATAATTCATATTTAAGATTATACTTGTTTTAGTTCCATTGTCAAATAAAAAATGCCGAAGAAATTAATCCTCGGCATCTTCGAGTAATCCATCGCTAAATCTTAATCAAGATAACCCTTATCAATTATCACTTTACCAATCATCTTGGATTTGAGAAACTTCTTATATCCAGCCCTACCATTAGCATTATTCTCAATTCCTTCAATGAAGTTTGGATTTTGCTTAACAATCTTAACTTTCCGCCAAAGATAATCCAAAATTCCATAATAATTCTTATGGGGATATTGAAAACGGGCAATATCATCCATCTTGATGAAATGACCTTGGGCATCCCGCTTTAACTTCAAATGACTGTCATTACCGTAGATACGATTAGCCGCTTTCTTAATCCAGTTAGGAGCCTTCGGCAAATCATTCAAATTATCAAATGTCTTACCTTTAACGGTAACGGAACCCTTTGCCTTATGACACCAACCATGACATTTCTTAATTGGAGTCGTTTTAGGAGCCTTGCCGAAAGTGGCAACCAAATTAAGATTGGACGGTTGTTTCCAACCAACAATTTGACCAGTCACAATATCAATGGTCAAATCAACATAATCACCCGACACATCTTCCCCGAACCAACTAGGAACATACCCATCATGGAGTCTGCCAATTTGCTTACCAGTCTCATCATGGAGACTGGCAAACAGTAAGTTGGAACATTTAGCACTAATTTTAAGAGTTGTATTCATATACGAGTATTATACTGATTTTAGATTGATTGTCAAATACTATCGTGAGCCTTTACAATTTCCTTGATAACATCATAAGGAAACGTCTGACAACCAACTTTGACATCATCCTTGGAAACAATAGCGGCATAATTGCCATTCAACTTGACTTCCTTGGTCTTCGGCCTCGGCTTAATATAATCTTCACGAAAAGTGAATAAATCAAATTCATTCCGAAATCCGGCCATGAAGTTCGAAACTATGAATGATTTTTCAAATTTAATCAAATATCCATAGCCAGTATTAAGAAAAATTCGGGGACTATGAATTGTTCCATTATAACCATCAACCACAACTTCATCCCCAATTTTATAGGCTGGATTGACCTCAGTTGCAACTTTGCGAATATATTGGTATCCATTGGCTTGGTGCCAATTATTACTCACCATCCACTTTCCATCATAATACTTATCCCCTTCGAGGACGGTTTCATTTCGTTCGAGTTCTCTCCAACCGGTAGGTATGTTTTGTTAAATGTCAAATTAATTTTTTGGCTGGTTTTCCCAACAATCCATAACGTGCTCAATTTCAGTGAAAGTTAATGATTGATAATCACATAGTGTCAAAACTGGTTCGCCACAACTTTCCACCACACCACCAACTTGGCGGTTGGCGGAATAAATAATCATACCATCCTTAACTTTTTCACAGTAGATATTCATAAATTGTTAAACTCTGGAATATTCATACAAATTCAAATGCTGGACAAATTCATCATGGGTTCGCAAGGGAGCATTGTAGCAACTAGACGGATTGCCGCTAACACCCCCAAAAATATATTTATGCTCCATGTGAACTGGAATTCTAATAACTGTGCAGACATCTCCAGAGTCTTTATATTGGAACATTTGACCAGCCTCGACGGAAGTAATTAATGGATTGCCATATTTGGATTGACACTGGTATTCAACTTTATATTCGGTCATATGAGAATTATATAGATTTAAGCGGCAATGTCAATAATCAAAGTGAATTAAAACCTTATCATGTTCTTCCCGAATACCCATAGTATAAAACCAACATTCCAATGCACTATTACTATGGGGAAATTCAACATCGCCAACTTCATAATCAACATATGTCCCATTATGAGGATGTAAATCCATATTCCTACAATATTCATTTATATCATCCCACAATTCTGCTGGCATCACCGTATGTTCAATAATCGGATATGTCTTTAATTTATTCATAAATTATACAGAAATAAATTCAACTTCAAGCGGATACCCATCCCTACCGGCGAACTTTCTCCGCATCTCTGGAGTGTCATTATACTGTGTAGCTTTGGCGGCATCCATTGTAATAAACCCATGGCAACCATTCCGTATGTGATATATGCCGGTAGCCTTACAACGAACAATCATTTTCTTCATATTCAAATCATTCTATCCATTATAGATTAAAAGTCAAATACAAAATAATTCAAATAAACTATTGACTAAAATCTAAAATCTGGTATTCTATTGGTGTGAGGCGACCCACAAGGCTCCGGAAGGGAGTTCCGCCTGCACTAATCACTTTAACGTTATAGTAATAAGAGTAACTATAATGCTATAATTACATAATATCGTTAAAGAATTTCTATAAAATAATACAAATTATAGGCAGTAAGGTCGGTGAAAATAAGTATTATTATATACATTATGGTCGGTGAAAACAGGTATAAAAATAACGATAATAATAGAATGTAATTATAATAACATTGAATAGCTGTATTTTATAATAACGATAATATTTTTATATATTTTATACTTGGTAGGAGCGGTGAAAATAGCCTTATAATATTAGAAAAGGAAATAGATATATAGGCCAAATGAATGATATTTCTTAATATAAATTACTGTTATCGGTGAATTTGGCGTCAATTTATAGGTAATTTTTATTTTTATATATTATTTTTATGTTATCACTATGAACACCACATATATAGATAATATTCTCTATTAAGAATAATATAAATAAGCTAATAATAAACCTTATTTTTATAATCTGACCATCCATTTTCCAACAGATTTTTCCCCTTAATATTTAATAAGATTAAGGCTCAAACTTACCCGTTGCTACTAATAGGGCATCGGCTAATTGGGCAGGAGTTTGTTTTAATGCTTTAAACATATTATCAATCTCATCATCCTCCCGACTAAACAGAGACTTCATTATTTTTCTACGAATAGGTCTATCTTGTTTTTGAATGATGGGGAGGATAGCATCATATGAGGAATAATAACTAGGAAGGAAAGGAATATATCTAATATTTCCATTGGGTAGTTTAGTAGAAAGTTTGGAGCCGACACTTAACCAGTAGGCTCTTTGGATTTCATCTCTGGGTTTAGCTAGCTTTATATTTTCTCCGGTAGAATTTTCCCACACTTCATAACCATCAAATAGGGCTAGAGTATATATTTTCTGTTCTAAGAGGGCATCTGATATTTTAGTCATAAAATATTTATTATCTTATTTATATTCTGATAAGAGTGTCTGTAATACTTTAGGTATTCCTCGAAGGAAGGCTTTATCTAAAAGTATTAGATACCTTTTATATTCTTTATTGGTAAGGTTGCCGCCGTTTCTTTTGTCCATTAGGACTTCATATTCTTTTTCTTCTTCGGGATTCATAATTATAAGATAAATTTTATTAAGATACATCAATCAATGTAATATGCCATCCGTAGTAAGACTATTCCAATTACTACAAATATGATTATTAATGATATATCCATAATATTTATTAGCTTATTTCTATTCCTTCTAATTGGTCTTTCTTACAGACACTACATACGGTATCATCTGCTGCCACGTGTCCTTTACAGAATCTACAAGGGTAACATAAGGGGAGTCCCATTAATGAGAATTCTTCATCTTTACAGATATAACAATTTGCATCATAAACATCGGAGCCGCTTCTTAGTTCAGGATGTTCTAATCCTTGGGTGAGCATCCAATAACAAGGGTCATTTTTTTGCAAAGGTTTACTCATATAAATTAGTTTATTTTTGTATAATAAAAGCTATACCGGCTCCTAGTGCTATTAGTATCACTATCCATCCAATATAATTTTCGGCTGATGTCATGTTCTTTACTATGCCGCCATTAATATTCCAATTCGGAACTTTTTAACACCCTAACAAGTTTAATACCATCACACAAAACAGTTCCAATCGGAGTTGTTCCAATCACCGGCCAAACACGGTTTCGAATATCAAAAACATATTCATTATTCCAAAAATCCATCACTATTCCAACCGGAGTAATGTGGGTTGGAATTGATTTATAATCGCCACATGACACTCCAACAGCTTCGGCTTCGGCAATAACGACATTTCCGCTTTCCAATTCAGGTTCGGAAATATATCGGAGGGCATTCTCTAAACTCGAAAATGCAAATAACTTTCCAAATTTGGGATAGGTATAGTTTGTGCGGCTATATCGGAGACATGGAATTGAATTTTTTTCAACTCTAATTTCAGTATAGCTTTTAAGATAAGAATATAGTTTCTTATTGTGCCGAGCGAGTAATTTATATACTTTAGTTGTGTTCATATTTAATTTTTATTCTGTTTAGTTGCCACCACCGATGCCAGTCCTAACATTGCCAGTTTTGGTTGATTATAAATCATACCAGCCAAAAAACTAACCCATCCAAGATAAAACCCAATGGTAATCATAATTGAGAATATATCAGATATAGATTGATTGTCAAGCAATAACGGGGGATGCCGGAACAAAATCAACGACTGCCTCACTCGGATATTCACGGTTCCATGCACGTTTCACGCCTTCAATCGTCAATTTAAACGATTTCCCATCTTTAACCCGTTCACCGACAACCGGAAACTTATGGGAACGAGTATTCAGTCCACGGATAGTAAAGCGTTCACCATTGACATATGTAATTTCTTTGTTAAGCATATCCGGTTTAAGTCCATAAGATAGGGCATAAACATTAAATTGTGAAGCGTGTGGGCTAGTTTTAATGACTGTCCCATCCGGTGCAACTTGTGAAACTGCGCCTTGAAACTTAAACGTGGCAGTGTTAGCATCAAATCTGGCTCCATTATAATTCAATGAAATGCCATATTTATCCTCAACGGTTTTCAATGCGATTTTCAAATCAGCCGCAATGAATTTCAGGTTGGTTCTATCGAATGAGTTAATTTTCATATTTGAGAGTATATTGATTTTAGATTGATTGTCAATCTTTATTTTCTTCGGGTTCATTTTTGTCGAGAAATGATACACAGTAAATATCGCCACCACTCGACTCGGTCACTGTTTCTTCACAGTGGGAGCAACTACTATAATATTCCATATTATATTTCTTGGCTAATTTAATTAATTCCTGCTCGAATTTTTTGTTCATGGTTGAGAGTATATTGATTTTAGATTAAATGTCAAGGGCTATTTACGGTATCGTTAAAATATTAAAATAATGATATTCTGAATAATAAAACATAATAAATACAAATCCTCGGTGAAAATGCCGCTTTTAAAATAAGTTGATTGTTTTAATACTATAAGGTATTATATTACCAATGGATAATAAACGTGAAATAAGTAGATTATTATTGGAAGCATTACAACTTCTGGATAATAGCAGACTCTTGAATAAGAGCGTATCGTTCACCAATAAATTGATAGATGAGTTAAATATCGAGGAGAATATTGATGATATTAAAATATATCATCAATCAAAGATATTGTGGAGCCGCCTTAAAATAGATTATCAAGAACTGATTAAAATTGAAACGGAGTATGAAGTCATACGATTGAAAGTAAATAAATTAGGCCGAGAAGTATTGCCTCCCCTAGAGCCATCGGAACCAATGGACTTTGAATTTTAAATCCAGGTCGTTCCGTTATAAACTGTAGTGTGGTGGGTGGTAAAGTTATATGCCAGCAGTCCTTCCTCTGGTGAACTGATAGTCGTGTGGTCTGGCAATTGATATCCATTGGAACTACGGGTAGTTCCAGCAACATCCAATTCATAATATGGTGTTGGAGTTCCCACTCCTAACTTATTAGGAACAGAGGCATTACCGTTTGTTAAACACCCTATTACAAGTCCACCGTAATTAAAATCATAGATACCACAGCTATACTCACCATTTACCAAAGGGTCGGTCACTAACCCAACGTGTTGCGTGGTGCTAATAACCTGAATAATGGCTTGAACCGAACTAACACTTTTAGCAACTATACCGCCATTTCCTAAAGAAGTATTAAAATAAGTATTGCCCCAGTAGTCACTTGAAATCCAATTTTGGCCACCATTATAGAATAAATTGCCAGTAAAATTAATGTCACCAGCAACATCCAAGGTATATTGTGGGTTACTTGTTCCAATACCTACATATCCACCACTGGAATTTAGATATGAATTATTTCCATTAGTTCCAATGTAATAGGTTTCATTCTTGTCCGATATATTACCATTACTTTCTACTACAAAACCACCATTAGCCACAGAAACAAACAAATTACCAGTCTGAATCTGTAGGTTTGTATTACCATAGCCGTCATCTAGTTGAAGATAGTTGGCATTTACATAAGCACTATTACCTATTATACCACTAACATCCAAGTTATATTGTGGGTTATTTGTTCCAATACCTACATATCCACCATTGTTATTTAGATATGAGTTGTCACCATTTGCACCAATGTAATAATCATTTGAGCTATTACCAATATCTCCATTAACATCTAATGTGAACTGGGGATTGAATTGATTAATACCAACCAAACTCGCAGACAATAGGACATTACCTTGGATGCCACCAGTTTGGACATGGCCGCTGCCAGCATTTATATTTACATTTCCTCCATTGCCAAGGACTCCAACTCCACTGTTGAGGTTTAAATTGTTTCCAATTATATTCGTCGCAGCCGAAATGTTTAGGTCGGTTATATGGGGTGATGAAATATTGTTAACTGTAATATTTGAAATATAAGAATTGCTGCCGGTGACATAGGATGCACTAATGGAGCTTGTTACTAGAGTTGGTGGAACATATCCAATTAAATAACTGGAGGTTACTGAATAGCTAGAACTAACTGCCACATTAGAACTTATTGCGTTTGACGCAGTAACATTTAAAAGTGACACTATACTACCAGTTCCGTTAGTAATAGTATTATCAGAATTTAGACTTACGACCGTTTGAAATGATTGGCTTACTGGTTGATTGAATAGGTTCATAATATATTATAGGGAGTTCCATGGTAATGAAATAGTATTCCACGTCTGAGAAATGTTATTCCAAAACGTAGATGGGTCGACTGGAGTTGGTGGAATAAATTCACCTCCACCGCCAATATCACCACAAAAATCATCATCAGTAACAATATTAACCTGAAATTTCTTTCCGTTTATTATATGTATTACTTGACGCATAGATGATACTTATAAATATAAAAAAATATTGATTATTACTAAAATTGTTTATATTTATATAAGAAGATTAACAACCAAACACCAATTTATGATAACACCAACAAGCGGCTCAATCACCACAACTCCACAAACATTTGATGGCATCTGGCTCTCAAATATTCAAATCAATGCCCCAACACCAGTCGGCAAGATTTCGGCTAATATAAGAGCCATACCGTTTAATAGTGCGTCTGGCTCCTTAGCACCAATTAATTATGCTAAGAATATATTCATTCCTGATATTATGACACTGGCCGCAAGTAGTTCACTAGCAGCAAATGCCATGGGAGCCATGTTCAATTTTATACAGGACTACGTTGTGAGTAAATCTATATTTTAATAATTGGAAGATAAGCAACAAAAAACCCACCTGATTTGGTGGGTTTTTTGTTGCTTAATAATTAAATTTACTTGTCTGGCTTGGTTTAGACCAGAGATAATTTGAAGTGTCTTTTGTCCATCCATTAGCAATTAGATACTTCTCCATGGCTGCAACGGCGACATTAAATAATTCAGTGTTGGTATTCATATTTTGAAAGGGGTGTAGATTTTCCACTATATTTCCATACTATTTTTCGAGGGTGGTCTCGATATACGTTTCTTTTAGATGCCACCGCCATTTCAACGGCGGCACGAAACCCTTGGTCATTGTCAGGAAACAAAAACTCGGCGGCGTGAACAGTTACTAAATATTTCATAGTTGGAGTGTATCTATTTTAAATTAAATGTCAATGATTTTCTTTTACATCTACTTTCGTCAATACTTCATACGTCGCAGGATTGACGTGCATTGCGACAAATCTATCACTTTTTTGTAACCTGATAAAGTAATTTCATCAACTGATTTCTATCTAAAGACTTTCCATCAAGCAAGGTAAACACCATACCGGAACGATTGTTATTTTCCCCACCATAGCTAGATATGATACGCTGTGCCTGTTCACGGCGAGTTGGTAAGGTTTTAATAGAATCAATAAAATTATTCATTCCATTGACAATTTTTAATACGTCTTTATACCCATCTATAATCGTTGATATAAATCCCCGGACCATGGTAAAGCACTCGTAATCAAATTTTTGAACCAATTGAGTCTCAAACTCTTGATATGATGGCATACCGAATTCAAAAAATAATTCAACGGTATTTTCAAAGGTGGCTTCCGACTTAAAACGATGAAGTTTTAAATATTGAAATGCTTTGGATTTATGTATAAATTGGTCTTTACTAGAATAAATACAAACTCCCTCCCGGTTCTCCCACTTCTCAACATTAAAAACTAGGTCAGTAATGTCATTAAAAGTATAGGTTTCGGGACGTAACAATCCTAAATTTTTAGCAATTAAATCTAAATCAGATTGCGTCCAATAGGAGTAATCGGAATGATTGACAATACCAATTAAAGTAAATTTTGGGATGTCGCCATACGATAACACAATCCTATTGAGTGGGGAGGTCCACTCAAAGATATAAGACCTATCCCAAGTAGGAGTAGTATTCATATCTATTTTAGGAAGTATTTCCGATTTAAATATCTCTATTTCATGCCCATTTAATTCCATGTTAGTAGCATCTACTGAACCACGGGTGCGAATTATATAATTATCTTTATAAGAAGTTACAGACAATAATGACCCGTCAAGTTTTTCAACCACTGTGCAACCTTTCAACGAAGACGGCGGCGGAAATATATCGGGCTTTTCTCCCAGATTTGTAAATTTTTTAAATCCGGCAGAAATTAATTCCCCATTATGATTCCATAAAGAAGACCGATAAATTACATTATCTTTGGTCCAAACAGCACCAATCTGTTTCGGATTTACAAGATAACACAATTCGCCGTTAATTATGTGTTCGTTGCAATAAAATTGTTCTCGGTCTATTTGAGAGATGTCGATTTTCATTTGATAGAGTGTATCAAATTATAGATGAAAGTCAAGATGTTATTTGTTAACGAGTATTAGTCCAACGTGAAACCCGTTTAAGTCTGCCAGTTTTTGGGTCAAGTTCTCGTCTAATATCTTTGAAATAATTCAAATAATGAATTGGATTTTTATGACTGCTCCACGTTTTAATGAATTTCATAGCATCTGTTTGGCGTTCAAAAAAGAGTGAAAAAGAAACGCCGGACTTGCAATTATATTCATCCGTTCCAACTGCCCATCCCTGTTTATGCCCATCCCGCTCATGTATTCTATCTTTAATGTTATCGGTAAGCCATTGCATCACTTCCGGTTTTAGCCGTTGAGTATCATATTCTCTAAGACGCAATGCAGTTTCTCCATCTAACTCAACTTCATCAATTAGATTAAGCCAATCAGGTTCGTGGTCGTCATAATAACTTTTACCTATAGGAACCATATCAATAGATACAATCACCCGACAATTATATTGACCACCCCAATTAGAATCTGAACACCAACAATGATTAATTAAAACATTCATAAATTAAGAAAATTGGGATAGAAATTCATTTACGGAACTTTTATCTAAATCAAAGAATTTATCTTCATCTTCAACCCAAAAATAATTTCCATCACATTTAATCCCAATAGGAGTCCTATGATGATTTCTAAGTCCTAAACGTTTATTCTCCTTTACAATTTCAACATATCCAGAAACGTCTATAAACTTTCCTTTAACTGTTTTAATTTTAGTAATCATATTTCAACTATATCTAAATTTTATTATTTGTCAAGCGGGTAATGTGGAAATATAAGTCCAAACGTCTCTATCCGTATTATACCAGCACAAATCTCTCCATTTCGAGGTATATTTAGCAGTATTATAAGGTCTCCGAACACTTAATTTAGCATCTTGAGGGAATTTTCGACTTGGAATATACGTCCATTCTTCATCATTAAATATAAGTTTATTCATATTTTATGTCTGAACTAGATTTGTTAGGTTGTAATAATGACAATACGGACAAAATAATGCAATTTTATTGCCTCTATTGGTTATCGTAACATATTGACGAGTATTAAATAATCCCTCACAATTCCCACAGATTGCCGTTAATTTTGGATTTCCCCATGAACATATACTCCAACCCGATACGCTAATCGCATTTGTATATTTCTCAATTTTCATATGCTAATTCAATTTCTTAGTTAGCCAACCTTGTTTAGTATTTCTATAGATAAAATGACCAAATCTAAGTCTCCATTGACGAATTGGGATAAAATTGTTGATATGTTTATTAATTCGGAATAATAGCGGCTTACGCTGAAAATCTTTAATTTTACTTTCAATATTCCGGCATTTAAAACAGATTAATGTATTGTCATCATCCAAGACTGCCCAATGTGATAATCGTTTAGGATTGCAATTGTTCTGAACAACTAGTTTACATTCACACCGAGAACAATGTTTATTAATCTGGAATAGTTGTTTCTTTAAATCAAATTTGATACTCATGTTGTAAAGAAGTATATTGATTATCAATCAGGAGTCAACTAGTTTCTCGAATTTCTTTCATGCTGCCCAAAATTTTATTGGCAAATGCTTCCAATTCATCGGCATCTCTAAATTTAATAATGGTGTTATCACCTATAAATACCAAGAGGCATTCTTCATAAACATCCCCATCAGAATCATGTAAATTTTTAGAAAATGAATATTCCATACTATTCTTTTTTTATTTCTTATATTCCAGAGTATATCGATACTTCTTCGTTCAATTTTCGCCTATCTTCTTTCATTTCATCTAATAATCTAAATCTATAGGCGGCAAATCCACATTCAAGACCGGTATCAGCCCTTTTACAACTATATCCAACTAATTCTAGAGTTTGGCAGATGCCTTGTAAGGTTGGTCCAGATGTATTGAAGCCCTTAATTACATATACTTTTCCGACCACTGGCCAATGTGGATATACATCATAAAAGTCTCTAGAACCCATCTTTTCAGTTCTTGATGGCTCAATGCAAACAACTTTATCTCCACTAAAATCATTTCCAATTGAAAATATATGACAATATCCTAATCCATCATAATACGAATTGCACCGATAACAATAATAAACATTTCGATTGGTTAGCACAAATATAAACAAAAGTATCAATGAAACGGTTATTATAATCATAAGTTAATTACCATACCAGTGAACATCATCCACTGATGGATTATTAATAGTTACTGGCTTAGTTGGGTCATAATTACAGATATAAACATCAATTCCACTATTTTCAAATACTACTTCAATCATTTTTTCAATGATTGAATAGTTTGCTCCACCCAAGGCAGAGCCTATAAACTTTGGTAAAGCGCACGATTTTAATCCAAGTGTTACCATATTGTTTTTGATTGCCTCCAATCCAATATAGAAGGCTTCATAGTTCGTCTGTCTTTCAAAGACACCAACGTTAAATTGCCCATAGAGATTGTATATATAACGACCATCTTTTTTGGACTGTGCAACACTATATGTTCCTAATTTTTTAGGGTCTGATTTAGCTGTTTTTAAATCTGCGTCATATGCTTCGGGGTAATTTCGTCTCATAATACCCGCAAGTCCTCCCCAACAACCAGTTAAGCAATTACAGGAATGTATATATGCATCACATTCCTGTTTAAACATATCTATATCAATATTAGTAATCATAATTTAAATTTTTTGGCTTGTTCAACGGCATTTTCATATCCATAATCAATACAAAATTTCCTATTGGCACGTTCCAATTTAACGACTGCTTCAACTATATCAAATAGTTGTTGGTTAAATAGTTTAAATAATAGCCAGTTTTTAATTTTACTTTTCATAGTTTTTAATATCATCTTCCCACAATTGAAATTGTGATTTGGTTTTTAATTCTTCAATTCTGACCAGCCCGTTGGGATAATAAAATTTAACTATTCCTTTACGAGTAAGCTTTCCATCCTTAAATGTAATTTTATCCTTCGGTTTAAATTTTTGCAACTTCATAAGGTTATTCCTTTACCATTGCTTTTCCATATAAGGTTTTAGGTGCTTCGGAAAAATATTTAAACAGAGCAGGGCATAACCATCCTTGCATATCATAAACCGAGCAATAATACCAATTACCGCCATGTTCCTCATGAAGCCACGTCAATTTAATATCATAGGTTGGAAATGGAGTTGCGGCAAACAGAAGATTGAAACCTTTGCTGGCATTTGGAATATCCTTAACTAACCGGTCAATGATAGTATCAATACCAGCAACAAATGGCTCTTTACAGAGACCAACATTGGCATCATTAAACACCCACATTCCATTATGTTTATAAGGAGAAATTAGTCCAATAGCATTCATGTTTATTTTTTAGGAAAAAATTTATCAGCTTTCAATAATTTGATATTTTTCTTAGATTCGGTTATCATTTGTTTAATTTCGGAGCGACTACAACAATCATTAAATAGACCCCCTCTTTACTGCTTCCAATACAGATTGTTCCTGTCGAATACATTCTGCATTATAAGCCTTGCGTGAAATCTTGATATTCATGTTTAGGAGTATATCGGAAATAAATTAAATGTCAAGTCATTTAAATTTCATAGCACTGGTCGATTTTTAATCCAATATGTCTTACTCCATTATGGATAATATCATGCCATTTATGATGATGTCCTGAAATTACCAATTCCGGCTTCCGAATACTAATCATCTCATCAAGTAACAGCCGAGTAAATGATTTATCATATATCAACTTATAACCTTCGGCAATATATTGCGGACAATCATGCGCCAATAATATTTTAGCATTACTAAACTTCCACCCCTCAATACATCGCAATGAGTCGGCATATGAAATTTCTTCATATTCCCACCAGTCAACCCCGACAATTCTTGTGTCTTTATCACGACTATCAGCCCCTCCAACAAAAAATACATTTGAATTAAATTCTCCAAATTCTCCAAGATAACTAGGCAATTTAACTGCTTCTTTTTTGTCGTCGTGGTTGCCGCAAAAAAATTTAAAATTTACAGGCAAACATTCTTGGAGAAATTTAGTCGGCATAAGCCCAACCCCAAAATCTCCAATCTGAATGATGGTTTTAGAAGGATTGTCATTTGCAAGTTTAATGCAATGATTGAGGTTGCAATGCACGTCTCCCAAAATTATTAAGCTCTCTGACATCTTGATATAATATCAAATTATAAACAAAAGTCAACTATTTTCTGCGTAACTATCCAATAGCGTTATTTTGCATATCCCAAAATTTCTGAAGAGCAATATTCCCACATCTGGCCTGAAATTGAGCAGGAGTCTCACCTTCACCATCTTCCACGGTTTTATCAATAAGTTCTGGGCAATCTGACATAATGAAATTAGCCAATATAAGACGCTGTTCTTTAGCCATATTACCTAGTTCAATAATCCTATCTATTCTTCCGGGCCGGGACGAAACTCCGGTCTTTGTATTTGGTAGTCCAATTGCTTCATCTATATGTTTAATATTATTGGTTGTAATCATTAATAATACTCCATCTGCCTGTTTCACGCCACTGATACAATTCAGTAAGCAATCAAACGTCAAATGAGTAGAATTAGCGGAACTTGCACCTACATATTCCCTACCATGAAATATATTATCAATATCTTCTATTAATACGATGCACGGAGTATTGGACAATATCCTATCGTCCCATGCGCTACATAATTCTTCATTAGTCATCCCGTTTAGGTCTATGCAAAAAATAGGTAAATTATAAGTCATTCCAATTGCTTTAACTAAAGTGGATTTACCACCTCCCGGCTTTCCAGCAAGAAGAATTCCTGTGCGATGTGGTATAGACCTACTACGAAACCACTGCTCGTTTTTCATCCAGCAATCAATATACTTAATTGAGTCATGAACTTCTTTTGGGAATGGATATCCAGTAAACGGAGTCTGACCTTCTTCGGGCTGTGCGATTAAATCTTTCAAATCCCACTTTAATAATCTAAATACTCCCTGCGATACTAATTCAATAATTTCGCCGTTGCTTCTGACAGGAGATGTGGCGTGGTCGGTTGGTTCGTTCTGTGATTTCTGATTATATTCAGTCTTCGTATCAACATGACCAATTCTTACAATCTTAAACCGGTCTTTTCTCTGTATTTTATTGTCGGGGTTTAACTCTTTGACATTTTTTGTAGTTTTATTATGATATTCAATTGCCGACACAATAAATCCTTCAATATCGAACCATCCACGGATGGCTCTTAACTTTACATTATCCAGACTAGTGCTTGATATCAGCGCATATCTTCCCTTATATTTTACAATCCCAATATTGTTACCATCCAAGGTTTGAAACCCAACTATTTCATTATTCCGATTGGGATGCACATATGAATTAATACCGGCATATTTCTTTATACCAAATGGAGATTTCATCTTATTCTTCATTGAATATGAAATGACTGCAAAAGACGCATGTTTGTTAATGTCGGTATCACTTATGATAATACTACTAACATATCTAAATCCAGATTTTACATAGTTCCAACCAGCCGTCGCCAATGCAAATATACTTGCACCCCCAACTATTCCAGCAGTTCCCAACGTAGCCGTAGTTAATTCCATAATTTAAATAATATCTTTCTTTGAAATTTTATTGACCGGATAAACACACTTTGAACAGACAATGCGGGGTGTATTCGTCCCAACGTCCCATGCCAATATTGTCCAGTGATTTGAGGTTATGTCTTTGGCATCGTTAAACGACTCTACTTTATTACACACTTCACATTTTAATTTTTTGTATTGGTATGCCATTATTCTTTATCCTTCACTCCATCCCGCAATGACCAACCATACCAAAATCCATCAACGTATGATTTGTCCTGTAATTGCTTAATATATTTCCGGAGTTGTCCCATGTCAAATTCGGAAATATAAATGTTTCCATTTTCCGAATACTTATTGGGAAGTGTTATAATATTCTTACCCCTTTCAAACATTGCATCAATCTTGGCAATCTCACCATCAACAAATTTGTCGCTGAAAACTCTACGTTTCATAGACCTTTAATTTTTAATACTGTATTAGGATTGGAGGTTAGCTTACCACCACCAAGAATCAGGTTGCCGCATGTAACTAATCCTTCTTCTTCATCCATAGAAGGAACAAATACCAGCACATCAAACCCCTTAGCTTTCAATTCTTCTTCGGGTTTCTTATAGGGTGTATAAGAATCATAGCCACCAACCGTTTTGATATTATTCTGAATACTCTCAGGATTATTATGAATCGGAGTAATCTTAATCATAAATTTATCCTTATCAAACAAATCAGCAACCTTTTGAGCATCAATTGAATAATCAGTGCAATAGGCAAAGTTGAGGCAATATTTACGACTAATAGGAGTCGGCATCTTTGCAGCAATCTTAGAAAATGACTCCAAATCTAATTGATTACCATTAAACATATATTCTCGCTGTGCCTCATCCGTAGAATTGATGCTAAACTGAGTTCCCGCCTGACCATTATATAAATTATTCTTAATGTCGCACCAACGCATGATACGCTCTTCCAACAATTTAAATCTCTTCGGAAGAGAAGTAGTAAGCACAGGATGGATAACTTCAATACTCAACCCAGTATCAGCTTTAATTTGTAATTTGTTTTTATAAATCCACTCAGCAAATTCAAATACATTTTCATTAAAAATGGGGTCTCCCATTCGAGCAAAATGCAAATTCAATCGTTCAGTATATTTAGTTTTATCTGAGAATAGACCAATTGCATTATACAATTGCTGCTTCAAATCATTGAATGAAGCATTGCCGCCAAATTTAATATTGGGAACTGAACAAAAACGACAAGCCACACTGCACCCATACTGAGTGCTAACAGTCACCACCCACTTCTCACTTAATGGCATACAATAAGTGTTCGGCACACCTTTAATTTCATCATTAAATCCAAGGAAATCTGCTTTGACATTATATTGCTTCCCATAATCGCCAATAGAAAGAGTTTCAAGTTGTCCCTTATCATATTTACCTACAAATAGGTAGCCAGTGGGAATTAAATGTTTAGTAGTAATCATGTTTATATATTACCCAAAATAGATTAAATGTCAATCTAATTTTTTCAAAACGTCGAAACTTATTATTCGACATTCACACTTATCTCCATCAAATTGAAATTTGTGATATTCTATAATATTCCACAAGTCTCGTTTTACATGTCCACCTTTGTAAGTGACAATACTTCCAATAGGAAATACTTTACTGTCAAACCTATGAAGTCTATCACTATATACAATCTCTCGTAAAGTGATAAATCTATCTCCTATATTATATGGTAATTGACGGGTCATTCTAATTTTTTCCAATCATATTTATAGTCGTGAAGTGGCTTATCCCATTTAGCCAACTCCGTCGTTAAGTCGTATTTACCACGCTCATTTCGAGTTAGAATGTGAAATTCACAGTTCTTAGGATTTTTTAATGTTTCAAATTCTTCTATATCCAAATGCATCCATCTGGTAAGGAAGGCACGGAGTAGCATTCCGTGAGTAACAATAATTACATTATCAGGATAATCGACCCTTTCAAAATCACGGTGTAAAGTATCCATAAATCCACCAACTCTATCGTAGCAATCCGCAACTGACTCACCCCCATGAAATCTATAATAAAATGTGCTATAAGCATCTCGTGCAGTTTCATCATTTTCACTGTAACCAGCCAACGGCAATTTACCAGTCCATTCTTGCTCTCGTAATCTGGGGCAAGAATACATTTTAGAATTGGAAAATGATTTCTTTATCAATTGATAAGTCTGACGTGTTCGCCAAAACGGAGAAATATAAAATTGAACATGCTTATCTCCAATGATATTTTTAATCTTAACACCGGCTTCCAATGCTTGTTGTTTACCAAGTTCTGTAAGTTCCATAGCATAATCCGGTTTAGTCTTATAAATAGCTTTATCGACGTTGGCTTCACTTTCCCCATGCCTGACTAATATGATTGATTTAGGCTTCATTTTAAGTTGTGTTTTGTTATTGCGTTGCACCATTCTATAAATTCTTTATCTGTTAAATCTTGTTTCATAACATTTACTATTTTATGAACCCATTGGACATTTGTTTTAATATAACCTTGCATTGAATCAATTCTATCGAGAGATGCCGTTCCATCCCGCTTATCTCCTCTAGATTGAAATTTTAACTCCACTCCAGACAATGCACATTTTCGATTTTGTTTTAAGAATATATCCCACATTTCCTCTTTTGTCAAATTAAATTTCAAATTTCTTTTTATGGTAGATTGTTTTACGGAATGTATATACGACCCAGACATTTCTCCGATGCCTGACCAATGTGGATGTTTGGAACGTAAATAAAAATGACTACAGCCACACGACCTAATAGTGCCTCTAGTTAAATGTGAATGTCGAATAATCGTAATTTCTCCACAATTACATTTACATTTCCAGTATTGGTTAATTCCTCGTTTTTCATGGAATGACAGCACTTTCAATCTTGCATATGTCCGACCAGTTAAATTTTGTTTTCTAGTAGATGGTTTTTTGCGATTACAAGTATCGCAAGGTGCATTTTTTCGTATTGCTCTATAAAGTTCATATTTTCGTCCATATGATTGTAACGAATTGCATTCTGGACATTGTTTAGTCCATTCGGATTTATTTTTCATATCTGTCAGTGCCTTTTAATTTAAAATAGGAATACTACCTAACCCATGGACTGTTTTGTTGGCACTGACAGTTGGTTGTAGAGGTAGTATTCCTATAAATGATTTTAGTATGTCAGTGCCTATATTATAAATATAAGCAAGATATGAAATAATTTAAAATAATCTAATGTTTCCAGCTTCTTTGCTCGTTAATTGTTTAAGTATTTCTCGTTGCTCTTCTGGCAACTTTAAAATGACTTCGCCTACTTTACCAGATTTATCATTTCCAGTCAAGGGGCAATTTGAAGGTCTACAACCCAATACATTTTTCATTATTATTTTATTTGCCATTCTATGAATTAGAGTATGGGGAGTCATAAAAATAGATATCCCATGCCATCAAGCATTTTAGGATTATGTTTAATTAATTGTGCCATATTTGCCGCTAATGTAGCATTTTTAACCATAGCAACCGTAACCCAATAGTATGAATCATTTTCACATTGAACTATATATGGGAAGTCGCTAATCAATTCTTGTCTTTTAATTCTAATTTTCATATTAAATATATGGATTGGCCATGATACTATCAATCGTGCCAGTCGGCATATCATCAAGCGTCTGAACGAATTGCTTCATCATCCGAAATGAATTGGGTAACATTGCATCAGGAACATTACTAACTCTATCAGTAAATACTTTTAATTGTTTCGCCGCCATTACTGCCGTTGCATGAGTCTTTGCCATTAAAATATCATGACTTTCCGGTGTAAATTTGGGATGTTGGTCGTCTAAAGTCAGTGGCTTGGAATAATCATAATATATGATTTCGGATACCTTCGAAAATAAAGTTAAAAAATCATTTTCAATCGTTTCGGTGCTGAACCAAGTATCATGATTTTTATTACATGAATGAGTAAAGATAGAATTGCGCTTATCAGCCGGTGTTCTTTTTCCAAACAACGGATGAATACTGGTTACATTATCGGTATATTTCAATAGTGTATCGGTAGTTGATTTTTGGATGGAACACACGTTCACAATGTGTTTTTTTAGGATGCCACCATAATTTCTACCACATTCATCATATGCCGAAGCCGGAACCGCTAAGATTACAGACTGTGCTTCGTTATAATCCACCAATTCGCAATGTGGACTTAACAATTCTTTAAGAAATGTTCCAAACGCCCCGTTGCCACAGATATAAATTTTCATAATTATTTTCCAAAAATTTCTTTGACTTTATTATCCATTTCAATATCTCGTTCTATATTAACTGTTAATATATTCTTATTAACAATATTCATAATAAGACTTCTAATTACAAGGTCTTCTGAGTGTGTAGTGCAATCTTCTAACCTACCAAATGAGGTATAAGAATTACAACTCCACCGGCTCAATTTAATTACAGTCCCGATGGTATATGATGTTTTATAAGTATCCGTCTTCTTTGTCAGCCAATACCAACAAGTATCCTTGCGGATTTCCCATTCAATATTAGAATTAGTTAAATCTTGCTTGATTAATTCAATAGCTTGTAAAGCCCACAGCGGGCGACTTACCGGTGATTTTTTAGTAAATGTCGAATAATATTTATCACTATCTTCTTTGCGTTCCCACTCATATTCACTATCATCCGAACAATTGTTGCTAAACCACAACCACGGCATTAATAAAATAAAAGGCCACATAATATTATAATAGTAAGAATTTGACTATAAACCCAACAAACAAGACCAACCATGGAAATCCAAATACCGTCACAATTTCAAGGCCAATTTCTTCTTCTTCCTTGCTATTCAAGAGTAAGCTGAAATTAATCCTCGAAGTTACCAACTTCACTAAAAGAAACATGCCAATTATAGTTCCGATTTTAGCCACTCCGCTCGCAGCAATCACCGGCAGGACGAACCAATTCCACAATTTAAAGGCAACAAACCCATAAGAGAATAGATAGGCCATTACTATTAAAATCAATAATGGAAATCCAAGTCCGGTAAAAAAAGAACCGGTTGGTTTCTCGGAATCAGTTGTCAATTTCTTAAATTTTTCTCGTAAATCGTTGGTCATAAATTAATTCTTTCTTGTAAATTTAAACGATGCCTCATAAGTTTCATTATATCCCGGTTTATCATATTCAACATTCCATCCAACTTCCCGATAAATCGGTTCAACATCAAGCCAGCCATTCTCAAAAATTTTGGCTGATGATATGTTATGTAAGTTGCGGACTTCTCCTAAAATTTCTTTTTGATAGAGCGTGGCCGAGCCATTCCGCACCTCCACTAATAATTGTCGTTAAAGGGGTTGGAGATTTTGAATTTATGTAATCTATGAGCGTATCTGCTACTCGATACATTTCATTATATTTATCCAAATCTAAGTTATCGTAATCGGAACCCCGGCCAGCACTGCCAACGACACTAAGACTTAATTCATCTTTAATCATATTAATATCTCCGACGACCATATCTATTATAAGTTCCAAAATCACTATAATCCGTCGAATTGATAAAATTATCACGAAAGGAACTAATACGAAAGAATATATAAAGTCCAATTTGAATTACAAACATCAGCCCAAAATACCACCCATACACCCAATCACTCGGAGATACTGACAAATAGTTAAACTTTTTCCAGTCTTTAATCACATAATTCCTCCGGACTTCAAGTTCAATATTATTAAGGATATTATCATTGATAGGATTGTTTAATAGAATAGTCTCAATATTTTGTTTTACAATCTCCCGCTCGGTAAACCCAAACACATATGCCCACGTTGCACCATTAGTCCGTGTGCCGCCCCCAAATGTTATTACCAAATCATTTTTACGACCACCAAAGAACTTAGATTCTTGATAATGTCCCATTTCTTCTCCTTTATTTCCAAATCCAATCATAATAATATTTACTTTTTTGGAGGCTCCTAATTTAGAATTCAACTGGTCAAATTTCAATGGGTCAATCAGTGCCAGCGCATTACCCATCAATCGTTGGGAGTGATTATAATCAGGATTAGTCGGCCAATTATAAACGGGAATATTAGTCGGCACTTTAGAGAACGCAAATAAATTAGGAGTAGCCTTAACTCGATTTTCAAATGACATTAACTTAGTAACTGGTTCAATCCAATTGTTTATATTTACTGCTTCGTAATCATTTGGGTCGCCGCCAATCATATGGGAGTCGTGTTCTCCGGTTGTTCTACTACCGGCGACTGAAATCTCCTTACCAAATTTATTAACTATATAATTATATCTATTTAAGTCTTCCTCGTAACTTGTATCAATATCAGAGTATTCCGTATAACTATCATAATGCCAACGGGTTTCGTCTTCCCAATGGTCAAATACTTGTCTGGTATGGTCAACTTCAACTTCATGTTCTTTACCATCGGAATCAGTTTCTGTTTCGGTAGTAGTATAATGTTCAGTCCGATATATAGCTTCCTGATATGCCTCTTCCCATTTTGAAAAATGATGATTGTGAGTTATTTTTCCACTCCAAGTTTCTTTGTCGGCAGTTTTTGAATGAATACTACCAACAGCAATGCAATTAAATATGATTGCTAATGCCAGTGCGGAACCAGCACCAATCAACCATTCTTGCCAGATAATCTTTTTGTCGAGGAAATGTAGTATTAACCCAATAAAGATTGGAATGGCGGCACAAGCATAGAATATCCACATATAATTATTTATTGAAAAGTTGAACGTCGTTGTCTTGACCAGTCTTAAACGCATCTTCGGTTCGGGAACTGGTAACTACAATAATATCAATATGTTTACGACCAAGTAAACTGGCAAATAAACTGTTTGGGAACGTGCCAATAAGGTTGTCATGTTCACGATTAAGGTCAAGTAACTCTGTCTGACGAGTCTTAAATCCATCACGTTGAGCAACAATGATATTTTGTAGGTTATTAAAGGTTGAAGTATCAACGTTAGGGACGGCTTCATGAATCCAATTGGCAAGAGACCCACCCTTATTATCACCGGAACGAGCTTTAGCATAGCCCGTAAAGATTTCAATCAAAGCATTCTTTTGTGCTTCGGTTACTTGTGCCACCTGTGAAATATTCTTCCACATGGCATCCATTTGATTTTTATTGTCGGTTTGTTTGGCAGTAATGGTATTTTTCAATACCACTTCTTTATTGGAGAATGAGACTCCCATACCAAATAAAATGGCGATGATGATTAAGCCGACACCGATAAGGCCAGCGATTGAGGTTAGTGTAATAATAGTTGTTTTATTCATAGGTTGTGTAGTATAGTTATTTTTTGTTAATTGTCAAGAGAAAATCCACTTTATAATACGATTAACGATGGCGGCGATACAGTTGAGAATTATATTCCCAATTACAATAATAATTAAAACTACCCCAATAATAATACCATGTAGAAACCCATAGGCTATTACTTTTGGACATGTTTTTATTTCATTTACATTTGGACAATTATAAAAGAATACAAAAATTCCGAGCAATGACCAAAGTGTAATCGCAGAACCAGCAAGCAGTATAAATAGATTTATCATAAAATATTAGCCCGCATACACGATTTCATTGTTTATACAAGTCCGCTCCTGTTGTCTATCCAGTTGCAGTTTATATTCGTCAATCACTTGTTTAGCCGTGGGAATTTCATACGACTTTAAATGATGGTAATTTCCAGAATAGTGAAATTCATAGTTGGGCGGGAAATGGCAGTCCATATAACCAATATGGTATTGATTACCATCCACTACCACGAGTGCGCTTGCCGTGGAAAATCCTAAACAATCAAATATAATTTTCATGATTTAGAGTATATCGGTTTTAGATTATAAGTCAAGGGATAAATTGAAAATGGGTGGAATTTTTAGGCTCCACCCACAAAACAACAAGCAGGAAACAAATTAAGATTTGATAAAATGACCTTTACTATCCCGTTTCTGTTTAAGATGGGAATCATTGGCAAATTTAGATTTCTTATTTTTAAATTCTTCTGAACAGTCCGGACAATAATAATTATGACATTCACATTTATCAACCGGCACAACCCAATCAATTACATCATCGCCCGACTCATCAATAGTATCTTTAAAGACTTTAGGAGCATTTAATTCATCATATGACTCAAACTTAACTTCGGTTCCTTGTTTAATAAATCGGCCACTACCATCTCGCTTCAATTTCTCATGGGAATCATTAGCAAACTTAGACGTATCGGATTTCACAGGTTTGGTCGTATGTTCATTTGTATAAATTAACGGTAAATATTCTTCGAGATTACCCACCACTTTGTATTTGCAACAGCGCAACTTCTGGAAATTGCAGTCGGAAGGAACGCTTACAAAATCAGCCGGATTAATTTCTACCAATACAACTTTATTACCATGTCCTTTAGCGTATGCCATAGAACCAGCATGAAGTCCATGACTGCATTCATGTGTATAATCGTCATCAACACTGGAACGTTTAACTTCGATTGTAGCACCTATGGAATTTTTGATTTTTCCTTCTGCGTTTACTTCACCTTGCAATACAACAGTTTCTAAATTTCCAAATACAGAATAATCATCGGGTTGAATGCCCTTGAATGCAATAACATTACCAGCATCGGTCAACGTCAACCCCAAATGCTCTTGAAATTTATATGCCTCTTGAATAGACCGACTGGACGGATTTTGCGCCAGCTTTTCCATATAATTTGCCAGCGGCTTATAATCCATATTATTCTTCAAGAAAGCCATAACTCGCTGGCTATCCAGACGATGAATTGCTCGACCATTATAGGTAACACCAGCCGAATTCACCGAAAGCAATCCGGTGGAATACGACTCAACTACCGACTTAATAGATACTAGTGTTTCTAACAAAGTCTTATTACCAGCAGCAAAAGCCAATTTAATATTTTCCCATTTTGGGTGGTCTGACTTTGCGGTTAAGATTTGCTTACCATTATCGATGATAAGAGTTAGAGTTTCGTTAACAAGACTGGATGAAGTAATCATATTGGTAGTATATCAAAGTTTGGATGAATGTCAATGTTTAATTATTTTGTGGAACTACGATTGCAGTTCCTTTATCAGTATCAAATTCAATAGTAATGATTTCTCCCCAACTGACCCATTTACCCGTAAAATCCATCAGTTCAGTTCGGATTTCGGATTGTCGGTCACAATTTTCATCGGCATCGACAATGTCACATGCCGCTTGTTCGGCAATGTCTTTAACGCTTTCATATACTGCGTCGGGGGTTTTAAAAGTAACAGTAAATTTCATATTATTTATAGGTATCTAACGTTTCGTTACAAAAATCAATAGTTTCGACTAGTTTTTTCTTAAAAGACATAATCTTTTTCAGATTATTTTTAAGCCAAATTCTATCTTCTTTTATTACTTGTTCAGGAAAAAATACACAAGTCTTCATATGTCGAATCGGGAAAAGAGCCTCAACACTAATATATTCCCCATTCCGTCCCACATTGGTTGCAATAACAATACAAGATACCCCTTCCCACGACTCATTACCATTATCAGTTCTATTGAATGGATATCCTACATCTTTGGTATATACTAAATCACCAACTTTTAAATTATGTTTCATATTTGAGAGTATATTGATTTTAGATTAATTGTCAACTATAATTGTCGGCAATTTCTGTCTAAATGGATTTTGGGTGTTGTCCCATTCTCTAAACATTCTTTTAATTTTTCGTTCAGTTCTAGCTGTATCATCCATTTCCTGAATTTTAAATGGAGTCTTTCTAATAGATACCCACGGATATCGACTTCCAAATTGTTTCAGTGTCAAATCAATATAATAATCATTAATCAACAAGAAACAATGCCTATCATTCATACAAAATGTCGGCTTATATCCAAGTTGTTTAAAAGTTTTAAATAATAGATAACTGGATATTCCACACAATCCTTCTAATTCTACGCTGGAAGAGTGTGTCCACTTATTAATTTCAACGTGGTCTCCCAATGAGCGACGAATTGATTTCAGTAAAGTTCTAATCGTATGATTATTCATATTTTAAGCAGCAACCGCTTCGACTTCGGATTTAAATTCTTCCTTAAATTCGGGATTGAGTTCGATATAGCAATCCATCGAACGGACGTATCTTACGAATTTCTTCTTGGTATCTTCATCAAAATAACTATTGTATCGTAGATTGCTCCAAGTAATATAAGGATACAAATGTCCAATTTCTTCCTTCATCTTTTCCAAATCAACGTTGGGCGTGATGGAATTGGAAATGCCACTCCAAATTTCAAGTGTTGATAGAGCGGATACCATATTTTTCGACTCGGTTTTCTGTTCAATTCCAAGAGCAGTCTTACAGAGATTTGAGATAATATGAGTATCGCCCAATTCACTTATTAATTGCGGAACCACATCCACATCAACCACGTCATTCTCAACAGTATCATTCACCAACTCTTGGGCATTAATATTAGGAAGTTGTTCCTTTACATAATCCACGACGTTAATCCATTCTTTGTTGGCGACTGCTTTATTAAACCAAACCGAATTTTTAGTAGTTGCACCGACGATATACACCTTATCAATATCCAAATCAAATTTATCGTTGATAGTTTTCAGAGCAGATAGAACATCAGATTTATATTTATTATATCGGCAACCAGCCGCCCCTGAAACAACCACTTTATTCTTCGTGCGGCGACCCGTAGCCTGATATAGATAATAAACATTCTCTTCGATATCCTTGAAAGAAACATCAGACTCTTCAACGGTTTCCGACACCAAATCAAGGTATTGGATATGCTTAATAGTAACCCCACCACCCGAAGAGTTGCGAGTGCCTTTATTGGCATTATACCAAGATTTAGCGGAAGTGATAATCTCACTCATCTTAATGACCGGCACGGTATCGAAATTATATTCTTTATAGAATAAATCCTTCATTTCGGGCGTGGTGAAGTTCAACATGTGAACCGTCTTATAATCATGATTATCTTGAATATCATCACAAAAGCATAGATAACGAGCAACCATTGCTACTCCCGATTTCTTATTCGTGTCATTGATTACAACCGCAACATAATCACTAGCAGTAATACCATTGTAATTTTCATATTTACACTTATTCGTCTTTAATTTACCACTCTTAGGACGATAAGTAGTCATGACCGGTCGATAAGGTTGATGATTACTATCATTAATAGTTGCCGGAGAATCATTATTATCAAATTTATTGATATGACGAAAGCTGGCGTCACTGATTACCACGCCGTTCCAAGTCAACTGACCTTTAAGGGACTCTTCCAATTGGCGAAGATTGCCATTAAGAATTTTAATGTTGTCAATATTGACACCACCATCTTCCGTGTCAATCGGCAAACCACTACCAAAGATAGAATTATAAATCTTTTTTGCTTCCCAAATATTGGTGGCATTGGTGAATTTATCTTGGACAGCATTTTTAATCTTAACGAAAATATCGTTAATCTTGGCAGTAAGGGCGTTGATAGTCAGGTCGGAATATTCTAATGCTTCCCGGGAGTCAACGAACTGGACTTCTGCCATTCCAAATTTTAGAATTACATCGTTGGATTGTAATAGTTCAAATAAACAACGAGTTTGAGAATTCAACGGAAGCGAGGTTGAAATCTTATTCCAGTCAATAGGATACCCAACTCCGGCCATCAGAGCAACACCAGTTGCGGTATAATCACTCTTTGCTCTAACTTCCCATCCATCTCCGGATAGCGATGCTGGCAACTTACGGAAATTTTCCAACTTCTCCTTATATTCCTCATTCATATTAAGAATTTGAGGAAGCACCGCCCAATATTTAAAATAATTAGCCGCTTCTTCGTGGAATGAATATAAATCTGAGTTCTTAATGGGAATTGAAACTTCCAATCCCTGAGGTTCATCGCTAGGTGTGCGGGAAAGTAGAAGAATAGTTGGTAATGTGGAAGTATCTCCCTTAATACATTGATAAATAGATTTTTCACCATTAATCCACGAAGTTACTGTGCAACTATCGCTAACCGCCATGAAAACTTTATTTCCATATCCGAGTAACCCATTATATTCGTTGGAGTTACGCTTGGTGGAATATCCAAATACACAATATGTATTGGTAATTTCTTCTTCGGTAAGACCAGTGCCGAAATCACGAAACTTAATATTCGAGTCATCAAATGTCGGTAGTGTAAAAATAATATCTGAAATTGGCTTATTTACCTGAATATGCACGTCAGCACAGTTGTTAATTATTTCACGAATGCAGGCCCTCGTTTTGTTTGCGTAGATTTTATCAGCCAAAGAAATCATAATTCTAGCCTCGGTTTCTTTGGAAATATGAAAGTTGGCGACGGAGCGAATTCCATTGCCAGACGTTGCTACTGTTTGCTTTGTTTCGTTGGATATCATAATTTAGTTATTTGTTATGACACCACTATATTGATTTTAGTCCGGAAGTCAAGGTCTTTTTGTGATTATCCATTTTTGGCAGGATTTATTATATCCTGTCTTTAGGCTACTCACTCCTGCCTTGGATAGATTATATTTTTTTAGAAATTCATTACCAGTTCCGGCAAATGTTTCTCTTGTGATTTTATGTTGGAATGTAAATATCCGACCATCATAAAATCCATTATCTGCTCCTGCCTGTTTTCCAATTTGTGCCAAACTCATTTTCCTTCTGCTTTCTTCGGTGAATGTCTTTCCCGTTCTTCCGTGTGTATGTGTTTTATAATATGTTTTTAGTTTTTTACTTATATCGGTTCGTATATCGTCGGTATGCGTTTTACCATAATAATGATTTTTATCTCCCATTACACTTTCACGAGTGCCACGCATCTTTTCCTTAATCTCGTCTGTATGTTTTTTACCATAATATCCATTATTTTTACCACTATGAGCAATTGACATCTTTCGTTTAGTTTCCTCGCTTATAATCAATTTCTGATTACTTTTTCTAACTAGATTATATCCGCCATCGTCAGCCATAGTTTTATATTTCTCAATATAATGGCATTCTTTTAATAATAAATCTTCTTCGGTGATATTGTATAATTCATCGACAAGTTCTATTTTAAAGTTATCAATCCCATATTTAACAATAGAATTTCGTAATACCGACCTACCACGGTTACTATTTAAAGCGTCCCACTTATGCTCTTTCCACCTAGTTTCAATATCCCTAGTAGTAATACCTACATACTTCTTGTTATTTACTAGATTTGTTATTAGATATACTATTCCTTTTTCTATAAGCATCTCTTTTCCGCTTTCTTTCGGCTTCAATATTGTCGTAATAGTATTTTTGCTGGTAGGCTCGATTGTTGGAACGGATATCTTCGATGGTTCTGACTGGGTATATCCAGGCGTTTCGAAAATATTCCCAATTATAACCGTCCCATTTAAATCATGCTCCCCATATATATTTTCAATTATAGATTGATATGGCTTATTATCCCGAAGCGAAGTAAAATAAAATGTATTAAATTCCAATTTATTATTGGACTGACCATCATGAGATATAACTGTTCTGGCTATTTTTCCAAATTGGACTATAAAAATATTATCTTCATGATAGACGGATACTATATCTCCATCATAAATTTCTTTTCCGGTATTATCTTTTATACCGGCATATTGTTGGATTTTAGCTTGCTCATTCTCATCCATCAATTCACCAAAACTTTTATGATAAACTTTTCCATCATTGTCTGTCCATAATCATATTTCCACGGCATATAATCCGATTTATTTTTCATATTTTATTATTTAAAACTAATTATTCTAATTAATTCTATATGGTCAGTTTCTCCGACTTCTGTATTATATCTAACAGGTCCAAAATCTTGGTCATTGTGCCAATTATCAATATTGGCCAATTCTTCACCATACATTTTCATTTCCTCTTTGCCCGCCATTTTATCATCACCATACATTTCTTCTTGCATTTTATCTAAAATCTCATATCCTTTAATTATAAATGATGAATAGGTCTCGCCGGAACAAACCATCAAGAAAGTTGAGTCTGCTATTTTATGTAATACATTCATAATTGTTATTTATTAAATCATCCCCAATAAGAATACAACAACCACTTCGGCTCCTGTGTATATTCAATATCATATTTCTTGAGAAAATCGGTGATAATGGCTGGGTTATGTGCAACTAGTGGATTTATTTCTCCCGCCTCTCCCCTATAAGTAGTTTGTTCTGTTCCTCTCAATCCAATAATATACATCGGATAGTCACCGGAACAGTGGGTAAATAATTCGATTGGACATTTCTTTTCCATCTCCCTTTTGGCTTCCCAATACTTGGAATATAATTCTTTATTAGTTTCATACTCCTCCGTTGGTTCCGACAATCCGTTCAATTCTGCCCACCAACTGTCAAACCCCTCAAAATCGTCCCACGGAAATTCGGTTCCATCCTCAAAAGGAATACCATAACAAATAGATGCGTTAGTTGATTGTCCCATAATTTATGTTTAAGTTAATTTTCTATAAATCCAAATTAAAATTGGCGGAGTGACGGCAAATCCAACAATCATTATCATAATTGGAAGATAATCTTCAAGTAAAAATGTAAGGGGAGTCATATATTATTTATTTTTGTTAATGAAATAATCATTGACTAATACATAAGTCAAGAACATCCCCACTAAAATTACGATAGCAGTATTATCATTCATATTATTTCTTCTCCTTTTTGGACATCCCGATATTTGATTTATTGTTGGTGGCACCTACTTCTTTTCGGCTCAGTTTTGGCAATCTATCTTTCAATATTGACTTTATGACTTTGCTATATAATTTACCGAGTTCTGGCTGTTTAAGTATCATTTTCAAGTGGGCAGTCTCACAATTCTTCAATAATACATATTTAAGCGGTGATTTACCATTTTTACCATAGGTTCCCCATAATAGTTTTCCCTTAATGGCATATAGAGGTTCAGTATCATCAACACACCACTCCATCCAAAGAGTTCCATATCCTTTATCGGAATTTCCGGAGGTTGCTCGCCGGTAATAGGAGTCGCCTCCATCGACGCTTACGCTATTTCCATTTTTAAATGTATACGTCTTATAGTCATGACGATGAGCAGACACTAGAAAGTATTCATCTGGGAAATTCTCCATAATTTTAACCGCATTCTGTATAATCATGCTCACAATATACCAAAAAAGTATTATTTGTCAAGATTTTTCGTCGAAAAGTATATCCGAATTTAGAGTAAAGTTAAGGAATTTCACTTTTCTGCATCTCTATAGGTCTTTCCTGAAATTTTCTATAGGGCAGCGGCGGGATTGTATCATTCGCACAATCTGGAAAATTATACATACTTTCCCGTTCATTTATGTATCGCAGAGCAGTTTCGTGTCTAGTTTCATTTGGAAATTTTCTAGCAACGGCCATTATTAATTGATAGTAATTATCATACAATCTCTCAATACAGCCATGACACATCCAATGTTCAGTTTTATTGGAATTACCTAAATTTAGTAAACCTACATTAGTCCATCCACATGTATTACATATTTTATCAGGATTGTCAAATGGAGTATTTAAATTCTTAGTTGGAATTTTATCGGGGTCATATCCTTCCGTTAAAATATCATATACCGGAACTTTAGCATTTTTATTTGGCTTTAAATTATACATAAATATTTTTTAGGAATTGATTTTACTTTATTATTTAATTGATACTTATCATACCCCATCTGTGCGGCACGGCGCAATGCCGAACTTAAATACGGGTATCCAATATCATACATCGAGTTTAATATATTCTAATATAGTTTCAGTTGAAACATCACCAGTCGAACATACAAAATGTCCATCAAACATATTGGAATCTAATACCATCATATTGTTTTGAGTTTAAAAACCTTTTCGTTTTATAATTTGGATGGAATGGTAAGTTTTTATAAAGTAATATTTTGATACTACCTATGGAACATATACCTTTGTTTTCACACCACTCTTCTACTTCTTTTCGTATTCCTCTAAATAATTCATTATTATTTTTATCAACCACTTTTACAAATGTTGCACGAGGATTATTTCTTCCAGTTGAATATTCTTTAATTTTCTGTAATACCTCTTTATCGCCCACAAAGCGTTTCATCGGCGGCGACCACAAAATTGCACCAAACTGGTCTAATTCTTTCTTACATTTATCACAAATTGGTTTAATCATATTTTTTATTATATAGTTTTGTTAAAGTATTTTCGTAAATACAGTCATCCATATGCCAAATTCCACCTTTATCTAAAAATCCACCACATACTTTACAATCAGTTGGATTTTCTCGACTTGGTATTAATTCATATAATTTATGAATAACATCTATTAATTCTTTAATATCATTCATAAGGTCTATTATCTTTTAAATCGTCCGTTAAATATTCATGAACACTATCTCGAAATACAGTATCGTTCAATCCCCATTGTTCAGCAATGAATTTAATATGAGTTGGTAATTGATTATAAATCATGCTCAATTGAGCATCGGTAGGTTCCGATGAATTATTATATGATGCATATGCATCTATAACAACATCATGAAACGCATCTTTATCAGATTCAGAATAATCGTTGTATTGTTTCATAATAGATATTTTAATGCAAAGTAATTGATAACTAAATGGAATAGATTATCGGTGATAATGTAAATCCACCATGATATTGCAGTTGGTCTGATTTTATCTTTATTATCTTCACCCCATTTATCTCCAATATGGTCAAAGTATCCGGTCTGATTAGAAGACATCCAAGTAGCTCTCCAATCTTTAGGATTAAATACCCATTCCTTAGCAAAAATTAAATACTTTGGAATAGAATATCGGTCAATTATAAAATGAGTAATCCCAATAACCAATAAGGCTTTCCATGATAAGGTCAATATCAAGAAACAAAGAGTGTATAAAATAGCATGTAATAAAGCCGGTGGAGTAGATTTACTCTTATTTACAGCTTGATAGCTCCCTTGTGTTAAGAAGAAATCTGAAATTCCATGGACTAGTAATTGTTCATACATATGAGAGGATTATATCAAATCTATATCAGGAGTCAAGAGTTATTCTCTTTATATGATTTCCATTGCTTCACCAATTCATCAACTTTAAGTTGTAATCGATGAACTACTCCAATCTGAGCATGATTTGATTTATCACATTCATCTACCTCTTTCATAGTTCCGTCTATCATAAAATATGATTTCCCAAACCCTTTTTTATAGTCATATTCCCAAGGTTTTATAGTCACGGTATGTTTAATATTACATTCCGATGAAGTTCCATGTATCGGAGGCGTAGAACAAATAATCGTAAAATCGATGTAATCTAATTGACTATACCCAGTATGAAATTCTACATCGGTAATTCCAATTACAACTTCCAAATCAATCCAAGTATTAAAAAATGTTTTTACAATTCTTTCCGGTTTCATATATTATTCTTCAATTTTAGTTTTTAAATACGTAATTCTCACATTTCGTAGGTCTTCCCATTTCTTCATATCCTCAAAATTAATCGATTGGGAACAATAGATGTCTTGCTCAAACATATTAAAATGATTAGCCCGACAAAATCTATCCAAACAAGCCAAAATCTTATACTCGGCTCCAAATGCAAAAATATTCTCATTGCAAAATGTCTCGGCGGCATCTTTTAAAGAATCTAGCAATTCATCTCCTTTGATATGGATAGCTTCCAATTTTTTAAATTGAAAATTGATATCAATCTTATTTTGTATATGGTCAACCGTATCTTTATATTCAGCCGAATTACTTAATTTAACTCCAAATTCCCATGCTTCTTTACTGATTGCAAATGGGAGATATTGATTGGTATCATATAAATTGTTAACTGGACAGCTATCGACATTACCATATCCTTTATAAGTTCCTTTATAGACACATACAAAATATTTCTCAAATGCCCATGATAATCCGCCATTCCTATCCATAAATAGGTCAGCCGCTTCTGGTTTAAATAGAATAATTACACAGTTATCTTCATCAATGATAGGAGTCAAGGTGACGATACAAGTTAAATTGGCAGTTCCCATATTATTTCATTTGATTGGCTAAGAATTCACAGGCATCCGCATAGCAGATAGCGCAGAATGCGTCACACTTGCCATCGGCGTGGTCTTTACGAAGTTCGACTTGAGTTTTACCGTAATTAACCGATATTACAACTCCATTCGAGTCATATTCAGTTATACATACACAGTCATCAATTTCATTCATATTCCAACATTATACCTATTTCTAGGACAATGTCAAATAGATTTTTTCAATTTATCTACGAGTGATGGATGAGCTATTATGTCATCTCCCCATTTATACATGGCCGGAATATATTTGAAATTTTTATTATCCTTTTTCCATTTATTCCTAATTCTTGACTTTTTGGAACGAGGAAACCTAAATTGAATTTTTTTGACGCATAATTCCGAACTTATTATATTAATACCAGCTATCATAATTTTACAAACTCAAATTCTGAAATCGGTATTTTATAAAAGAACTCCCCTTTGAGGACAAATCTATTTCTCGACTCCTTAAGATGTTCATCTTCCATGTATTTTTTAATTTTTTTACCTTTGATTATTCCAATATGTGAATAATCTTCAGATAATATGATATAATCAGTCTTACCATCCACGAAGAATTTCTTTTTACGCTCGGCAATATTTATATCAGAATAAGGAAAAATTTCCGATTTCCATACTAATCTATGTTCGACCTCTACGCTGTGTTTTTCATCTTCCGATATTAAATCAACACTATATCGTGTCTTACCATCAACTAATTCAATGCCCAATTTGTCTTTATAATACTTTTTTACAACTTCACGACTCTGAGGGTCATGTGCGGCATGTAATTTCTTATCAAAGGCTTTATGTTTTCCAATCATAGTTTATATTATTTTGTTGTTTTTTAATAGACCGATTATTTTGTTTACTATTTTATCTTTACCTTCGGGAGTGCCGTCAAATACTTCATACCCTTCATTATACTTATCAAGCAAATCTAAAATCTTGCCGTCTATTTCAATGGATTGTTCTTCATTATGCAATCTCCCATTTGGGTCATGTTTTCCTGCTCGTTTTAAGAATACATTATAATTCCACATCTTACTCATTTCTTCCATTGCTAATTTCTCAAATGTCTCTCGCCGTTCTTTATCATAAATAGGTTGTAACACTAAAGGACTATCTGTTATGATAACATCAACCTCTCCCAATAATCGATTAATACGGTGAAATTGATTTCCGAATAGATATATTTGGTCGTGGATAGAGTCCAGGTCTTTATTATATATTATATCTTTAGGGAATTCTAATGCCATTTCACAACTAATACCTTTAGTTTTCAAATCAAAGAATATACCTGCACATATAGTGCTTTTTCTCGAATTGGGACCTCCAAAACAGTTTATCACCAATGCGTTATTTGTTTGCATAAGTTACTACCTCTCGACATAAATTTATAAATTCTTCATTAGATAACGACTGTTTCGAAAAGTTTAAGTCACGATGAACCCACTGTATATTGTTAATGGTATACCCTTTCGTCGAGTCTATTCTATCAAGAGAGGCTGTATTTGATTTTGAGTATTCAAATCCTATATTCCTTCCCGACAAGGCACATCTTCTTTTTTGTTTAATATAAAGTTTCCATGCCTTTTCAATGGTTAATTTAAAAATTATTTCTCGGCTTTTCGCTCCTCGTATAACATTGTTCCAAAATGTCATTGATATGTCTTCATGTCCTTTCCATTTAGGGCGTTTACGATATGGATGCCACACATCATAAGTTTGAACAACTAACCCATACATATTAAGATAATTAGACACCGATTTTTCATTACATCCTACTTCACTTGCTATTTTATTTATCGTTTTTTTATTTATATAATGTTCAGTATGTAAGAACTCTTTAGTTAAAATTTTAGCTAGACTGCCTCTTCTATTTTTCATTTTTGTTCTCATATTATACACACCGGTTTGATTTTTGGTTATGTTTAGAAGAACAATCTTTTAATTTATGGTAATCTGACCTACGCTTTTGATTAATCATCTCCCGATTAAGTTGGTAATACTTATTAGCTTTAACCCTCTTAATTTCGAGAGTTTCCTCGTAGGTTCGATTATAAGATTTTCTTCCCATATAATATAAATATAAGCGATAAATGAAAAACGATAGATTATTAAATAGATTTAAATTCCTTGGCACATGTAGGACATAGAGTTTTTTCCCATTTATTTTTATTTAACACCAACTTAACTTTATTAGTTGTGCCGCAGGTTTCGCACACATGGTTAGACATCTTCTCGTAAAATCTAATTATTTCTCGTGTCGTAGCATCACCACCCCACACTCCTTGAATTCGTAATTGTCCAAATTTAGATTTAATTATTCCTATAGATACCTGTTGAACTGGATTTTTAGTATAATAATTAAATAATAATTTTTCATGTGCAAATTTAACTAGTGCTGGCCATTTTTTTTTAATCGACTCATCACTTACAATCGGCCAGATAAGGTCATACCAGCGTCTATTCCACCAATAGTGAAATGTATTTAGATTGGCATCCTGAGTTGGATTATCAATGTATGATTGGAGGTCGTCCAACATGCTAGTGATTATTGATGCCCACCCATCATCTACCTCGAAAGTCTTACTTCTTAAATCTGGAAGAATCTTGGGGTATTTTTTAAGTAGTTTATTGGTCAGTTTTTTATTCATAATTCACTATATATTTTATCGGCGATGGTTAATTCATCCGGTGTCAGTCTTCTATAAAATTTGATATAATCTAACATATAATCAGACGTGTAATCATTCTTCCAAGAGTCAATATATTCATTTAGATGATTTAATTCCTCATCCATCTGTAATTCTACGTCTTGATATAACATGTTATTTCTTGTTAAGTGTCATATTTGGATAACATTTATGACAGAGAAATATTTTTTTGTTCTTAATATCAAGTCCCAAATGTCCCTTACCCATACATTTCTTACAATTGGATTTGGGGGGATATGGCACTTGTGCTTTCAATTCTCCAAGTCCGATAAATGTTGGGGGGTGTATCTTCCCCGCCACTGTTGATTTTAATTCATAGGTTGGGGTAGCGGGTGTTTTATTAACCGGAGGTTGGGATGGAACGTATTCTCTAATTGGTTCGGTCATAATAGGTATAAACAAAATGTGCTGTTATATTGATATTATATAACAGCACACCGTGGAACTCAACTTTTTATATTTTATTTTTTGTCAATTGGGTCGGTAAACAAAAAGTAGGGACATGCTTTTTGCTTCTTGGCCTTGACCAGCATCCACATAAAAGATACGAATATCACAACTTGCTCCGAACCAGCAACCACAATCGACTTCATTATCTCATTAAACCTAACATCAATCTTTCCAATGATAGAGTCATATTCCTTTTTAGAAATATTATCATCGGATAACTTCAAATATTCTTCTTTAGTAATTTTCATGTGTTCGAATATATCACATCTTATTGTGCATCATACTTAAACCGAACATATCAATCAGTTTTTAGAGACATCTGTGATTTATTTTAATGGTGTCCTTCTTGTTTACGTGGTATTTTATCCATTAATTGTTTAATCTCATCAAACGAGACTGGACGTTTCCAATAATCAAATCCAACATCTATAGTTTTCCCGTCTAATTTATAATTTTCTTTAGTTGAATGAATATGTCCGTGGATATGTATTCCGTTATGAGACATACCATTCCAAGAAGATAGTGGATAATGACTAGCTACAGTCTTACTGCCATCAACCGAGAATTCTAGATAATTCCCAACATATATCAAATTTCTATATCTTAGTGGATATACTTCTATATCTCGCTTACCATATATTGAATATATATGTTCTTCGTAATTTGACCACGTGCATGAATTATGATTCCCAAACAGCATATACACCGATTGACAGTTAATTTGAGATAGAAAATTTTCAAATTGGTCGGATGAAGAATTAAGCATGAAATCTCCGAGATAAATCATTATATCGTCATACTTTACATTATCATTTATAGTCTTGATGATGTCGACGTTCATTTCACCGACTGAATTATACCCTCTCATTTTCCAAATAGGAATTGGCCATTTAGGATTATGGTTATAGTGAAAATCACTACTCAACCATACTTTACTTTCTTCGGTCTGTCTAAAATGTAATACTCTATTCATGATATCCGTTTCTATATGCTATATATTTTGTTTTTTCGCTATTCTTTTTAAATGGATTTTTATAGGGACGCTTTAATCTTTTATCATTGCTTCCCATATGATATGCTCCAATAATTTTTTCTGATTCTTTACTCATAAATTATTCCAAATAATCATCGTAAATTGTAATATGTATAAACCCATCACCATCTGTGTGACCAATGATAATACTATCACCACACCCATTTTTAAACGCTAACAACTCTTCGAGAGAATTGATTTCAATTGTCTTTTCATACTTACAGTCCGATGCTTTTTCAATTTTAAATTTCATAACTATTTTTTAAATGTGACTTCCACCAAATATCTTACTAAATACTCCGCCCTTGCCAAATATCTCTTCGAACAATGCGGGGTTATTTAACTCTACATCGAGCAGTTTATTTTTTCGAGTTGGTTTAGTAATATTCAATCGCAATTCACAATCGGGACATGTTAGCCTGATATATGTCTCATACATCTGGATAAAATGTGGAAAATCAGCCCGTTCCAATTTAAATATACATTCGCAATTTTTACATCTAAACTCACGGTCTTCCCACCAATATTTTTCAATTGTAGTTTTTGTTGGCTTGCTATAGGGAATGCCAGATTTAATAATTTTCATTTTTCAATATGTTTATAGGTTCCGTTTTTCAACTGCTTCCATTTCCGTTTTTTGTTAATTTTCAACTTCTGGCTGGCAAACTCAATCAAATCTTCCAACGAATGTCCTTTTCGCCATGCTGCATCCAGCAACAGCAACGTGCAGTCTGCCCATTCCATCTTATCATCGGGATTATCTAACAACTCCTGAACTTCATCTTTTAAATGAAGTAATGGATACTTACAGGGTCTATCTTCCGGCGACCCAAACGCCTTACCAGAAAATTCATTACGGGCTTTTAAGAAAGCATTTATTTTTAGTATGTTGTTAATTTGAATCATAAGTGGAGTATATCAATCTCAAACTAAAAGTCAAGGACTAATCATTTTAAAATATTCGCTAGGAATAATTTCATTTTGATTAAATCCATAAAAATGGTCAATCAACAAGCCTTCGGGATGTAGTTTGCCAGTTATTATTAAACCTTTTGGATAAAAGGAATTACCACCATAACCGTGGTAATTCCATTTTTTTATTAGTCTTACTTTAATCATTTTTCAAATTATATCATACACATATAAAAAGTCAATAAAATATTTTCGGAGTTTTTTCGGTGTTTTATTATTCTCGATGATATTTATAATATATGGGAAGAAAAAAGTTATATATCACCGAGGAAGATAAGATGACCGCCGCCCGAAAATGGCGAATGGACTATTATTGGAGAAACCAGAAAAAAGAACAAAAACGTAATTTAAAAAATTATCATGAAAGAAAAAAGCCAACTTGAATATTCTCGTATTTGTCCCGAATGTAATGCTAAAATAGTATTAAAAAATAAGAATTCTTGGTGGGCAAATAGAAACAGTAAAAAATCATGTAGAAGATGTGTGATTGGATATTCTCTTGAAGAGGAGAAATTTTTAATCGATAATTATTCTAAATTAGGACGGAAAGAATGTTCTAGGCAATTGAATAGAACGGAATTTTCTATCGGAGTTAAGACAAGTAAACTCAGACTTGTTATGACACCCCAACCCAAAGACCCAATTAATAATAAAATATGTGTGAGATGTGATTTGGAATTATCAAAAGATAGATTTGGAGTTACCAATCGAAACAAAGATAAACATAGTAATATGTGTAAATCATGTTCGCAATATGATAGGCGTCGGTCAGATAAACTTGAAAACAAGCGAAAATATGATGCAATCTACAAAACTAAAAAGAAAACTTGTCCTATATTTAAACTACGCAAAATAGTAAAAAAACGAATTACACGAGCAATGAAACTAAAAAGTATAAAGAAAAGACATTCTATAATTAAATTGTTGGGATGTTCCATTATAGACTTGCAACAGCACTTAAAATCACAATTTAAATATGGAATGTCTTGGGATAATCATGGCTTTAAAGGTTGGCATATCGACCATATAATTCCACTTTCATCGGCCAAAACACAAGAAGAAATGGAAAGGCTATGTCATTATACAAATCTCCAGCCTCTTTGGTGGTATGAGAATTTATCAAAAAAAGATAAGATATTATAATCCCTTAAAATTGCATAGAACCATATGGAAACCCCAAAAATTCTTATCTACAATTTTCATCATATCTTTGATTTCCTGCGCCCGATTACATTGAACATTCATCCAAACATTTTTACGGGTAATTACAATGTCTTCTGGATTATATTCAAAATCGATAATTTCACCGTCCAAATGACGAATGGGATTTACATCGAAATTTCCATGAATTGCTGGCAGAGCAATTGAAATGTGGCAACCATGCGCCGGTAATTGTGATGGTATCGTATTCCAGTGCGCCACATGAAATAGTTTCTGATAATAACGGCAAATATCGTAAGAACATATTATTCTTACGCCATTCTTTATCTGTAGATAGCCATTACTTTTATACACGTCACCAGTATATACAAATACAACATCAAGTCAAGAAATTAAATGAATGAAGGATATAATCGCCTTTCTGTAATTTAACTCCGACATATATCTCATTATTTCTAATGGTCGTATGCTACTAACGACTGCTTCAACCTTCGCATTATCGGGAAACATTACCCTAGCGACTTTAGAATTGCAGATACCTTGAGGTAATAACGGGCTATTAACCCTTCCTCGGCTGTTTTTCTGTGACGAATTTCCTCTATTATAGGGCTTTACCTATAACAGCGTCGGAGTCCTTCATTCAAATTGAATAATATCACACTTCCTTAAACAAGTCAAGGAATGTTTGTTCGGCTGTATCTCGGTTATTTAATGGATGTTCGTCTGTCCAATCAATTTCAACTTTTTTAGTATCTCTTACCCGAACATTTAAATATCTATTATTTTCAATTGACTCTATAACTTGTTTTAAGTTATGATGACGTTCAAAATCAATAACCTGAACTACCATTTTATATACATTTACTTTATTATTCATATTTTAATCGTCCCATTCTTTGGAGCATCGGTTACATTTCCATCTATGTGTCCAATTTGAGTATGCGGTTATCACAGTCTTATCTGAGTGGAAACACCATCTAAAATTAAAAAATGATAGCAATTTTCTCATAATCCATCCCTCACATTGAAATAACTTGGTTCAGTCGTAATTTGTTCGGTATAATACTTATCAATTGCTTGAGTGGCAAATTTAATGGCTTCTCTTTTTAACATCCAACCAGCTTCAAATGTTTTTCCATATTTCTCTTTATAATTAAAGAGTCGTTCTTTAATCATAACAACATCCATTTCCTTTTCGGCGATGGATAACGACCATTGCGACCCTCTGGCTCGAAAATAGTAATATTCTCCAGTCATTAATTGACCCTCAATCTGCACCGGACATTGTCCGTTTGGCATTTCCAAGTCGTATGGGTTTTGAAATGTCCATGCCCACCAATTTAAAAATCGGTCAAAATAATAATTGTATATAAATCTATAATAAAGTTTTTTAAGCATATTATTTATTCTCTACGAAAAAAGTATGCCCCGCATTTCCACTATGACCAAACCCATACTTTCTAACTCGTTTAATTTTTCCTTCTTTTAAAAGTTGGTGAACTTGTTTTGTAACATCAATAGAACGTGCATGATTATCCCAATATTTACGACTCGTTGTTGGGTCTGGTTTATGCCCATACATGACAATTCTATTTTCATCCTTGATGGGAAGATTTGACATGACCAATGTTCGTAGTTCCGTATTATTCGCCATATTTTTTAATTCCTTCTTCACCATATCTATTTCTAAGGGCGGCAAAATATTCATTAGTCTTAATTTTACAAGACCACACTTTGCCACAATAATCACCACGAGTTTGAGTCCCTTTAAACATCATGCCTTCAAATAAAGGATATTTATTATCGGTTAATTTATGAAATTCCGGAGTATATACACCAGTTCTAACATCCTCAATTAATTTATCATTCATATTACCCATATACAATACTGGAGGAATTTTAACTAATGATTGGAACGTCTCGATAAAATCTAATGGAGTATAGAAATAATGATTTTTATGTCCGACCAATACATCAAATATGATTAATTCTTTGGGGTCTCCTTCAACATGAGTTCCAGCAAAAGATTTTGCACCCAGAAATTCTCCAAACACCACAATTTCACGTTGATTGCGTAATTCTTTATCTTTTCTAAAGAATTTGGTTAATTCATCTTGATAATCTCTCTTAAATATAGTAACAGCTTCTCCAAGAAATTGATGGGACTCGTCTATTAATTCACGGCGGGAGCCATATAGATTAAATCCCTGTTTAAGAGTATATTTGCACCGGAAGTTGGAACCGTCTAGTTTGACAAATCCAATTCCATGCCCTCTAGGAGCCTTACTTGAATTTTGAATGGATGGATATTCTGTCATATTACTTATTATTTCTATTTAATCTAACATAATTCTCCTGCCAATAGGGAGACTCAACATCGTTGTTGATAATTGAAAAACTGGTAGTGGCTGGCTCAATAAATTTATCAACAAATCTTTCTCGGATAAACATATAAAGTCGTTTGGCATCGTCAACATCTTTTTTTGCCAATTCCATTCTATTCTTCATCTGTTCGAGTTTAAAGGTGCTATAAGGTTCGGGATGCCCAAATCCTCCCAGTGAGGCTTCATCATATACGTCTCGACTCTTTTTATTCGCCGCCAGCGCACCCTCATATGTTCCTTTCATCATAGCATAATGCTCAATTGCGGATTGCTGTTGAAATACGAAGAAATCAAGAATAACTCTGGCACTTGCCGCACTATCTGATTTACTCATTTCTACGTTGACAGTATGAAATATCATATTTGAGAGTATATCTGAGTTATAATAAAAGTCAACTACTTTTGAATAAATCTTTTAATCTTAGCTTTCTGCCACCACTTTAACACTTTACCACAATATTTTGGTTCTTTGCCACTGGCAGACTCTGGTATTACATTTTTAACCTTCAATGCATCCTCCACTTTTTGGAAATCCATATATCCAATTCGAATAAATGAAGTTGGCTCTTCCAACCATCCCTCATTTGTTATATTAATATCAAAAATACCATCGGGTTGCTTGGCTTTCACTTTATTTTTAGTCCGATAAATTGCAATCGTTTCTCCGAGATGATATGGAATGGCGGTAATACATTGCTCAATGGTAGGAGAAACACATATTCTAGCACCTAAAGGCTCGGCTGGCGTCCTATTATGTGATTCATTATTATCAAAATCACGTGGGATTAAGTGTTCTATTTCATCTTCTAATGTAGTCGAAATATGATACCAGTATCTTTTTTTATTATATAACATAATATTTTAACCCGCATTAAACGATGCCAATACACAACCCGAAACCGAACCTTCTTTAGCAGTTCCAATTAATTCAACGTCAAGTGAAATCGGGGAATTTACCCATGCCGACCTACAATTAGTCCAAATCATTGGATTGCCGGAGGGGTCAATGTTAATAGCACTTTTTTCATCTTCGGCTATTACTACAATAGAGTCATAATCGTCATAACTCCACCTATCATTTCTCGTTAATTTGTATATATTCACGTGTTCTCCCATCCTTTATTCTTCTCCCACTGTTCTTGGCTACAGGTATCTTGTCGACTATTAAACCCATTTTCACCAGACTTGAGGCGGCGGATTTCTTCTCTAAGTTCCGCTTTAGTGCGGGCGTCTTTTTTTGGTTTTGCTTTATATAAGATAATATTTATCATAATTTTTTAAGTTCGGAAGTTATATCAATTCTACCAGACGTTCCAGTTGTTCCGCCTGATATTTGGGTAATTTCAATTGAGGATATTTAACTGAGTCGGAATACATATCATTAATTCCGTCAATGATATATTCCAGCTTATCCAATGCCTGTAAATTGGATTTAGATTTTAATTTAGTGCGGAATGACTCTAATGAGTCGGCTTGCCATTTATTAATATCCTTTAATGAGGTTCTTTTCATAGTTTTTTAATACGTTCCACCTTCAGCACAATTTTTGTGATAAGTTTCTATTGCCTGTTGTTTCTTGGTTAATTTCGTTGGTCTTTCCACGCCACAAATTGGACAATATTTCCATTTATCCGTCTGGACTATTCCAAATCCATATTTATATGACCAACCATCACAAGCATCAATATCCATCCCGTCCACTTCACAGGCGGAACGACTCCAATATTTTAAATGAGAACACCAGATTTTATTATTTTTCATTTTTATTAATAGCACTACAAATCTCCACTATTCGATTTGCCGCATTTTTTCGCTGTTCTTTACTACCATAAGTAGCACAGCAAGCACACCCAACACTCGACATTGGATATTTACAAGTGCATCTCGGATGACATGGCTTATCGGCAATTAAACATGGACATTTCATGTCATTTAAAGATAATTGAAATCTCACTCCACCTTGAATTGCTACATTATATGCAGCTTCATGACTGGTGGCTGGAAATGACTCCATAACAGAGTCATATATCTTTTTCTCTTCTCTGGTCAACGAATTATATGTATATTCATTCTTCATATTATTTCAATAAGTCTAAGAGTTCGATGGCATCTATGATTTTGGTTCCGTATTTCTTTGCCTTTTCCATCTTCGAACTTGAACTATTTTTATCATTCGTAACGAGATAAGTTACATTTTTTGCATAAGTTTCCGTGAAGGCATTCCCAGAACTGGTAATTTTGTCATGGTAATACTGTTTCGGCATATCAAATTTACCAGTTAAACATGCTAAAAATGCACCATCTTTTAAATTAGATTTTTTACTCTCCGTAATAGAAACTCCATTCTTGATGAATTTAAGAATATAATCTTTCTTATGGAGCAGTTCCTTACAAATTTCAATCGCAGCGTTTGGAAGGGACGACTCATTCGCATATTTGGTCAGTGTAGTTCCATCTAACCATTGAGTTAACGAGTCCATTTTTCCTTTTAACGATTCTTGAACAATGGCCACACGACGTTTTCCTAGATTTCCAATGCCAAGACTTCCAAGAAATTCATTGAGTGGGAGTTTTCTTTTCTGTTCGATATTAGCAATGATTTTCTCGGCTCTTTTTTCGCCCAACCTAGTTTTTTCGCTTAACATCAAATCCGCCAATTCATCTTCTTTATCTTTAAGAGTATATAAATCTGCGGCACTCTGAATAAGTCCACTTGATAGTAACGCTTCAATTACGGAAGTCCCAATTACTTGAATATCCAATGATTTTACATACTTTTCAATTTTCCCTAACCGCTGTGCCGGACAATCTTCATTAACACAATAAATTGCTACGCTATCAACGCCGGAAATATTGGACTTCTTTTCTACCTTACCACCACAACAAGGACATTTAGTGGGAGTAATGATAGGAATACGATTGCTAGGACGCTTGATTACTTTAGTTATACAAGGGATGATGTCCCCCGATTTTGTAAGAATAATCTCATCATTAATACATAATTCCAAATTTTCAATATTATCAATATTATATAGACTTGCAAATTCAACAGTAGTTCCTCCGATTTGCGTTGGAACTACTTGAGCCACAGGGGTTAATGCCCCGGAATGGCCTGTTTCGAATTGAACTTTTAATAGAGTAGTCTTCACTTCTTCGGGTTCGAATTTAATAGCCACGGCTCCACGAGGAGCGTGTTCCGAACTTCCCAATGATAATTGTTTCTTGATATCATTAATAAAGATTGTAATTCCATCTATTTGGAAATTCAACGTGCTCCTAATTTTTGCAATTTCAAGATACCAGTTCCACACTTCAGCCGCAGTTCCTACAAATGACTGAACAGTATTAAATCCAAGTTCTTTTAGATTCTTATGCATTTCCGATTGAGTATCTCCGATAATATTTCCATTTAAATCATACAACCGAAAAGCATAGAAACTCAACCATTCGGACTGACTACCATCCTTCCGGCGCATGATACCGACTGGTAGATTTCTTGGGTTAGAAGTCTTATCGGGGTCAATAGAATTCCAATCATCCATATTTAATGCTACTTCACCTCGCACAAACCCACTGAAAGTAGACTTGTTTGGTAGACCTTTAAACGATATAGCATTAGGAGTAATCGTTTCCCCATATAAACCATCCCCACGAGTCACCGCAGAAATAAGTTGTCCGTTTCTATATTCCAAACTTACACTGCCGCCATCAATTTTTAATGAAGCTTCAAGTAATTCAGTTGAAAAGTTATTCTTCTTGAGAGTATTTTTAATCCACGAATTCCATTCGTCAATATTGGTTGCTTTATCGAGCGAATCCATTTTTATACTATGTGCTTGTTTCTCTAAAATATTGTCCCGAATAGATGCACCGACTTTTTTAAGTCTTTTATCGTTTGGGTTGAGTTGTTTAAGCTCTTTGATTAAAGAATCATACACAGTATCATCCATAATTGGATTTCCAATAGTATAATATGCATAATCCGCAGCGTCTATTTTCTTCTGGATGTCAAGTAATGTCATAGTGGTAAGAGTATATCGGATTATCACTTAAAGTCAAGCAATTTTATTTTCAATTGTTGTCACTTTTTTGTCATTTATTTAATTCGCAATGCTATTTATATCATATGGATACAACAACGTCAACAAATAAAGAGAAAGAAGTTACATTATGGGAAGAAAACGAATACACCACACTACCGAAGAGCAACGTATTGCCGTCAACGAGCGGAGAATGCGATATTATAACCGCAACAAAAGGATTGAGAGGAAACGAGCACTTGATAGATATTATAAGAAAAAGGACATTAACAACTGATACATCTGGAATATATAAAATTACCAATAAAATAAATGGGAATTATTATATAGGGAAATCCACTAAAATCGGAAGACGCTGGTGTGAACATCGCAGATTTCTGAAACAAAATAGACATGATACTCCACATTTACAAAACGCACGGAATAAATATGGTAGAGATAATTTTAAATTTGAAATAATTGAGCGGGAAATACCAATAAATGAGTTAAAACCTACCGAGCAAAAATACCTAGATATTGCTAAATTAGAAAAAGATAAGTGTTATAATACAAACTTTATATCTGACGGAGGAATGATTGGCGAATTACATCCCAACTATAAATCAATACCCATAAATATATTGGATGAATCCAAGGATATTTGGTTATATAGACCATATTTAGAATTTGTTAATTATATGAATTCTAAAAAATATGGTCCAATAGTTCAACAACGAGTTATTAAAAATTTCCAATCTGATACTACATTAATAAAAATAAAGGATGAAACATATCGTAAAAACATGTCTATATCAACATTAGGAATCAGAAATGGTAATTGGGGAAATCACCAATCGGAAGCGACCAAGGAAAAAGTTAGACTACGAAGAAAAGAATATAAAGTAACGGATGAAACTAGGTCGAATATGGCAATGGCTGGATGGGACAAGACAATTTACAAGTTTGAAAATCGAACTACTGAGGAGACTTTTATTGGAATAAAACATGATTTTTATACTAAATACAAACTAAATCCTTCAAGTATAAGTGCAATAATATACGGAAAATTACCACATCACAAACAGTGGATTTTCCTCGGAGAAGTAAAATAATTTCAATAGAAGATTGAAATAGTCAAATTTACAATGGGAGGAACCACGGCTGGCGTTGCGGAATAAACCGTGCTTGAGCCAGTAGTTGATATTACGGGCGGCACAGTTGCACTTGATTGTGATTGGAGAATTGTGATTGGAGTTACAGTAGCAAGAAAAGTATTAACTGCTAATGCCAGTGGAGTAGTTCCGTCAGTATCCAATACATATGTATTAGAAATTGGATTTTTTGTGCCGCTAAATATTTGTAATTTCATATTTTAATTAAAATTTCGCTTTCGATTGGTATTTGACATCCCATATAAATTGCATCTCCAAAATACTGGAACAATTCCCACAGTTGGGCTTCGGAATAACCATCGTCATCCGTCTTAAAAGATATCGGACATAATTTATATACGTTATGTGTTAAATTTAAATTTGCTATGTATTTCGCACCATCTTTGGTTATTTTAAATTTTACACTATCATTCAAATTAATTTTTATAAACTTCATTATAATTTAATGTTTCAATTTCAACCGACTCAAACCGCTCGAAATAGCCTTGCCACGTTCCACAATAAATTTCCTCAACTTTACCCGTCGACAATTCAACCTTCAAGGGAACTGATTTCCATTCATTTTTGTCTCTATCCCGCTCATGTTTTAAAATTGCCGTTCGAATTTTGACGGCATCTTCATACTTATTAACCAGCGACACCTTACACATACACCCATCCTCACGGTGGAATGAGTCGCACGACGAATGTAATACATATACCAAATATAAAGGCTTCTGATTTGGATTTTCAGTTAAGATAAAATCCCAATATCGATTATCATTTAATGTGGTCTTATACCCATCAAACGAATGTGAATGTGACAAATCATCCGCATCCCATTCATCGCTGGCATCGGCAACACGAGTTACTTCGGGGTGTTGACTGTGATTTACAGAGATATAGTATTCCATATTATAAATCCTTAATATACCACCAAATTACATTGAAATAATCGTTAGTTTTTTCAACTTTATTAAATATTCCAGTCCACGAATTCTTTGCTCCACGTGTGTTTTCCTCAAATGTGAAGCTGCGGGCAAAGTGGGTGATGCGATATTTGTATGGGTCACGCTTAACCATTGACTTCCAATTTTCAAATATCCGAATTCTTTCTCTCAATTCAGAATTGGTATCAATTGCCAATCGGACTTTATCTGCCCATGTCAATTTCTTTTGTAGTGTGAGACTGCCAGCCCCAACTTCCCCCTCTTCGAGAGGAATTTTTTTGGCATACCATTTTTTTGAGCGTTTTAATTTCATATTGTTGCGATATACGGGGTTCCTAATTTACATACAATCTGCTTGGTTGACAGCCGCCATATTTTAATGCCGAACATCGTCTTATAAAGCGTGGTTTCTAGCGTAGACCATATACAGTTGTAGGAAACCTGAATAGTTTCCGATACTGATTTTGTTCCGAATATATGTTTCATTTTCCACAGTATACATCATACCACCCAAATGTCAATCAATTTCTGCAATTGAAATTTTATACTTCCGACATGGGTTAATTTCCAATGCTTTAGGACATTCTAAATACATATAATTTCCCTCGGAGTCAACCCCCTCTACTTTGGTAGACGCCCAACACTTACTATAACTCATATTCATTATAATGCCTCGGTCATACAATGGTTCGGGATTGTATCCAAAACTTTGGGAGGTTTTATTTGGATGAAATATAAATTCAACCGGAGCCGCAGGTTGTTTAATTTCAACTTCCCGATATTCAGTTACGGCTTCAATCTTAGAAACCACTTGAGAATTCCGAATAAAGTAGCTGTAGCTCTCCATTTGTTTTACTCTCAACTTGTCTGGCCAAACTTCGGTAATCTCTGCTTGATAAGTCTTATTCGTGGGTTTATCCGTTGAATATTTAATAGTATCTCCGACTTTTAGTTCATTTATTTTCATATTTATTCCATTGTTTTCGGGTTAATTTCCATCCAAACATATCATCTCTCACAAATCCAATTTTCTTCATCCAAGGAGTTGATAATCCATTGCCGCTACCTGTGTATATGATATCAACGGTCTTGTCCCACTCCCACGTATGTTTTAACAATTGAGTCGCTATCCCAATCCTCCGGTAATCTTCCGAAACATATACATTGGAAATTCCCTTGGCTTTATTGAGGGGACTATCAACCCACATAATACCAATTGGATATGGCAAATTTATGGAAGCCGCCTGAATTGCCCATTGGGTTGGAAATTGTGGTGTTTGAAACCAATGTGTTGATAATTTCTCTCTTTGCCCGATTTTATAGCATTTCTAATATCAATTACTTGAGGTGGCAGCTTTTTAGTTTTCATTTTTTCTTTGGTAATACCATTTGCTTGTAACGAACCCATTCCCAATCATTCATCTTCTTACCCATTGCTTCTTCCACTCTTAATTTACGTGCATTATCTAATTTATCCAACTCCACATTTTTTACAAATGGTTTTATTTTATAGATGATAGGTTTATTTTCCACGGTGATATACTATATCAGATTTAAATTGAAAGTCAATATTCTATTTACAATCCCATATCGTTCTTTACGGTGTTCATATCATCAATATCTTTAAATATAAAGAAGTAGTGATTGGCCGATAATAAATAATATCCACTTTTACTTGTTATTTTTTTTGCCATGTAAGAATATACCTTACCCCGATTGCCTTCATCATAATCTTTAAATGATATCCCTCTTGGATTATATGTTTTAATAAATCTATACATTATACTCTGTAATGTTTTTAATATTTTAATCGGATTTCCGGTATTGGTTAACCCATACTCATAGTCGTTCAAATCTTCTATATATTTTTTTTCATCGCCGCTAATCATAATTGGTTTAGATTTGTGAGTGGAACTTATCAATTTAAACGAAAATTTATAAAATCCTATAAGTGCCAATGACGGAGTTGCCTCAACTGAGAATTTTTCTCCTTCTATATCTATAATTTTATGGAATTCCTTACCATCTGCTTCAATGTCATGTTCCGGCATATCTTCTGGGTCTAATAACTCAGACAGATATTCTTTTATTAATGCATTTTTATTTTTATTAAAATCTACATCTGATATAAATTTATTGGTATTTTCAAATATCCAATCTTTAATTTTGCTATCGGTTATAATATTCATAATTTTCCTTCATCAATCCACTCTACTCTCACATCACCAAAATCACACCGATACTTCATATTTAATAGGGTCACTATATTTATATCCAATCAATTCAGTATCTTCGTATGTCCAATCGAATATAGACGTAAATTTATCGGTTTTAATTGTCGGAAGGTCGAATGTTTCTTGAGTTAGTTGTTTTTTAACTCCTTCTATGTGATTTTTATAGACGTGACAATCAGTAAAAAATCCAATTAATTTACCTTCTTTTAAATTTGCTTCTTTGGCAAGTAGATGTAATAGAAGAGCATATGTAACGTGACTCTGATTACATGCAACATCAATTGACCTCTGGTTCCATGTAAGATTCAAATAACCATCTATCACAGTCACTTGCCAAGAATAATGACAAGGCGGAAGCCCCATTTCATCTATGGCCATTGGATTCCACGCAGACACAATCATCCGCCTGTCCATTGGATTTTTCTTTAATGTATCAACTACATTTTTTAATTGGTCAATTTCTATTCCATCACCACTAGGTTCTCCGAATGCTCTCCACTGGGTTCCATATATTAATCCCAAGTCATCTTCTATTGCCATTTTCTTTTTAGTCTCTTCGTCATTAGCATACGGAACAATTGCTGGATTACACCAACCATCCCAATAATGACATCCTCTATCTTGCAACCATTTCTTACTCCTTAAACCCTTAATAAAGAATTCAAGTTCTACCTTTGTAGACTTAAATGGCAACTTCCTACTAGTGAGTAGTGGAAAGCCATCGGACATGTCATGTTCAAACATAAACCCTGCTATGGTTAAGCAATCTACTCCAGTTCTATTACCCTTCCACTTGCCTTTTTCAAGGATGGTATTGACTAATCTATGGTATTCTTTATCAGCGTTATTCATAATTTATCCTTCCAATATAGACCGAACATAAATTCTAATACGACATATATTATCTCGTATTTCTGCTAATCGCTTACCATCTTTAGTATTTGGTGGTAAGGATTTAAATAAACATCGTCCTTTAGTTGATTTTTTTAGTTTTTCACAGAGAACAGCCACCATTTCAGTCGTGTTAATCAAATCTTTTTCAATTAACGATAACATTTTCACATTTGATAATGGTTTGGAGTGTTTAATTTTCATAATTTAATATTCTTTTCCCATTCCCATACTACCATCACAATATCCAGATGACCATTCATCAGATGGAATTGAGTCTTGGGTATATGGGTTTGTGTTACGGTTACGACCATCATAGGCTGCACTTTGCCCTTCTCTATACCATTTCTTCTTTAAAAGAAACTGCTGTTCTAATTGATAGTCGGTATATTCTATAGGTTCGGTATCAGTGTCCATGATTTAATATTGTTCAACATCTACCAATTCCGGCGATGACATTTCTTGCCGTCTTAAATATGTGCGAAAGGCTTGTCGTATTTCATTCCTAATCCTTTCCGCATTTCTATTACTAATACCGCTCGGTATATGTTTTCCAATGCAAATGTCATTTATCAATTCCTCGATTGTGTTAAATGGGTGGGCATCTGCACAGTGGTCATGAGACTCACAAAAGACACATGGTTCTGCACATTGACATTTTTCATTATTAATCATATTCTTTTTGTTCTTTCGTTTATTTCGTTCAATTCCAATTCTATTTTATATTGTAATTCTGAGATTGGTTCCCACGGACTAGGATTTAATATACATTTACATTTTTTATTGTCTGATGTAAAGACAGCATAACACCGCTTACATTTCCAATATTTAGAATTTAAATACTCACGTTCATATACCTGCTTTTCATCATATTTAAAATCATCCCCCGTATATTTGTAATAGCAATCTGGATATTTCATATTTTAACTTTATGCTTTTCTTTTATGCTTCTTCAGGTAATATCATCATATAAAACCTAATAATTTCAATATTATACCTACAATAATAGTCAGTGGAACAATACCCAACACGCAATATCCAACAACTTGTATCATCTTATATGATTTTGGCTTGGAAGTCGATTTATTATATTTCATAATTTTCTATATCGGTCAAGAGTTCTCTTTGCATATCCACAAGCATCCGACTCCATTTTATATATACTGGTTAATTTTCTGCCGTCCCAATCAACGAAATTATACATTTTCCCAGTCCAGAACCTTCGTTTGCTCACATTCATTTGCCAGATGTGTCTTAACTCGTGGGCAAATAGAGATAATAACGCCTCATCCAAATCCCTAATCAAAAACCGAGGAGTATATCCATATTCTTCCTCTTCTTTCCTATTACTAAATACCGGATATACCAGTCCGGATTTTTGAAAGCGTATAATAATCGACTTGTTCTTTTTCAAGGTATATGACACACCCCGCCACGCCGACAAGCCCTTGGGGTTATCATACATTACAGATATCGTAACTTTTTTAATTCCTTTGGGAGCCGCAAATTCAATTAAGGTTTTAAGAACCTCACTTGATATTTTTGTTCGATTTATTAGTTTATATTTCAAAGTGGAAATTTCTCTTATCAACTATGACCGTGCAGCTTACGCTATGGTTAGTTGATAACGACGAATGGGTTTGGGACTACTGCTATACTGGTTAATTCAAACTCAGTGACTAGATTTCCAACCAGTTTTCCCACTCCAACCGGTGTCCACGTAACATCGTCTTTGTGAAGAGTCAATACTGTTTTGGCGGCAAGAGTATCTAAATATTTCAATTCGATATTAACATCATCACCATCTAATTTAATAGACTCCACCAACCCACACGCATTATGTAATGACGGCTCCATATAATTATCATAATTAAGCCCGTAACATACCACCGCCCTACCAGTGTCAACATACTTCTCTTTATATTCTTTGATAGCCTTCTCCATTATCTCTTTAGGATAAATTCTATTATTTAGGGTTGGCTTGTCTACGGTTAATATTGTTATCATAATAAATTTATTTGATATTGTTGTTTATTTTGTTTTCTCGGTATTATCACGGTATGTTTACCTGGTATTTTCCATCTTGACTTGCCACATTGAATACATCGATATAAATTATGCAAGCCGCCAGCAACTATACTTCCGCCATAATCCATAAGTCCGGTCTGACTTATAACATATTTAAATTCGTGGTTACAGGCAATCATAATAATATTATATCTTTCATTTTCCAGCCATCATAATGATAACCAGACCCATCATCGACTGTTATGTTTTCTATTCCGGTTCTATCTATATCAAGTCCAACTATTCTACATTCCAATGCATTCCATTCAGGATATTCCGAACTATATATTCTTACTAATTGATTAATATGAAGGGTTTCTATTTTTAACATAACTTTTAATAAGGACAATTTTTACAATCTCGTCGACAACATTTACCACGTCTTAATAAGAAATCTCTGGTTAAGACCATTTTACCATCTTCCATATAATGAGTAACTAAACAGGCACCTTTTGAATGTAAACTCTTTTGGCCATGTCGGATACTCTCTTTACAATAATTACAAAGCGGTCTATCCCACGTTTCATCATGAACACTCATATTTCTACCCAATCTCTTTTTATTCCTGTTTTAAAATACTCATCTATTTTAGACCATGCACGGTTGAATAAAGTTGTATCGCAGTCAATGACTTCGCCGCCATATAATGTAAGAGTCATATATCCCCAATCATAAGTCAAACCGGTAATTTTCATTGTCTACTCCCATCTCTAAATGCGGATTGAGTTGAACGAGTCATTTTCATTAAATCTTCCAATTCAATATCATAATGATTTAATGAGTAAGCCTCTATAGCCCCAAGCAAGTCGCTAAGTTCAACCAATTCCATTACTGGACTTCCTTGAGTGTAAGCATCTTGGAATTCTTCAAATTCTTCTCTAATTTTAGAGAAGTTGCCTAACGTTCCTTTTTCTATATATGTTTTATGATATGCCATATTCTTTAAGTTTAAATTTTTTTGCTACTTTATCTTCTATCCAAGTATAAAATTCAGTATGGTCAAATCCAGTATAACCATCTAACACCTCTACCATTAATGTGTTGGCTATAAATGCTCGAATTTTATCTTGTAATATTTTACTGGTCGGTATTTCATAGCTTGAAATATAATTTAACAAATCATTATATTTGGTATCGCTTATCTTTACTTTTAATGTTTTCATATAAGTTTACGAACTAACAATTGAAATGGCACGAGTTAGCCTCGGCAACGCAACCCCGGTTCCATAAATGTATTTCATTATTCCACAATCTCTAATTCCATAACTTCCAAGTTCTATTCCTCGAAAAGTTAAGTCGTAGGATTGATATTTATATGTTTCGGACATTATATCTTCATCACTCACTACTACATCCTTTCCATTAACGGTATCCACAATAAGAACATCATCAACATAACCAACACTAACCGGATGGAGTATAGGAAGTCCTAAACAATACTTCCTAAAAAAATCTCTAGCACACTTAACCACAAATCCCAATTGTTCATTACATACATTATCAGTAATAATCAATTCATTCTTCATGAAATATTTTGTATGTAAGAGGTCGAAGGACTCATCCCGGAAACAGGGTGAAATCGACTGCCAACGCCCCTTCGGTAGAAATCCTTTATTATAAAGATATAAGAATCCTTGCTCGGCAGATGCCACTAATACTTTATTCTTTTCGGCAATAGTAAAATCACCGGCTCCTTTTGGTTTAGTAATATCAGAAATAGCCTTAGTAATAGCCCATGG